GTATGAGTATGTATGTATGTATAAAATTGGGGTTACCACCCCAATTATCTTTGATTATTCTTCTTTGTTTATGTTAGATTATTCTAATCATAGACTTGGAATTGGCAGTACGTAGTGGAGCGTAGCGTAACGTAGTACTCACTTTTTCTCTATTCCGTAGGAATCACTTCTTCTACTCTGGGTAGTGTATCACACTATATAGGAATTTGTAAAAAAATATATTACTATCAGAAACAAAGAAAACAACAGTAGTCGCGTACCCTACCTAACCATCTACCAATCAACGGTAGGAGTTAGGTAGGGACTGTGGCTTACCAGTTGTTTAGGGCGAGTCAGTGTGCTTATTTGTCATTGCTTTGAAAGCATGGAAGAAAGCAGTTACAGGTATCGCATTTGCTACCTCTGCTGCAGTTGGATGGTCTTCGATGTTGCAGGTATAAATGGGGTCCTGGCTTTCAAAGCTTTGGATTACCTTGACGTAGACACAGCTGCCTGGCTTTGGGTGTTCGATTTGCTTTTCAGTCTGACAACAGTTGAACATCAGGGCGGTCATACCTGATTCTGTATAAACTTCAAAAAGTACTTCCCGTTCCTTCTCTGGGGAGATTCTTCGCATTAGGTTGGAACGTATAGTCGGCAGTAAGCTCTCTAGTACAGTGACTGGCTCTCCTCTGTAAGGATTTTGGTGAGGTGCAGGGTCGCAGATGTTAAAGCTACACACGAGCTTGTACACCTTGGAGGGGGTGTCTACCAAACGGAGCTTCAGGAGAATTGATTTATCTTTGATTACCTTATCGAAAAAGACTTGTTTGTATGTGTTTGTTTGGACATCAGCCAGCTGAAGGGTGGTTAAAGCTTGCATTAGCTGTTCCTGATTTTCAATCTGCAACATCAGTGCAAATTTATGGGGTTGTTCAGGAGTAGTGAGTGATTGTGATTGCACAGCAGTATCCTTCGCTATCACAAAGTCATGGTAGAGTACAAAATGGCATTGAGCCACTGTACTGCGAAACACTGAGTTTCTTACCTTCAGTGGTTGACCAGGGTTCTTTAGGACTTCATCATAGATCAGTTTAGTCCTGGTGTGAACGTCACAGTTGCATTCAGATTCATGCTGAAGAAACAGTTTCAGCTTTAGTAAGCCAAACGCACTGAAAATAACGTTGGTGAAGTCGTCGTTGGTGAGACTTCTTTCTTTTAGGAAAAGTTGGTCTGAGATGTCAACGGCAGCTTGGTGTTCTGGTGATGGGGTGGTCATGATTGTTTGTTTCCTTGTGAATTCCCTCAGGCGCTTTAATTAAAGCGCCTGAGGGACACATTGCTGTGTGAAGATTAGGGGCGCCAGTTGAGGATGTGCTCAGGCAACAAGAACCCATTCTGAATGGCTTTAAACACGTCATGGAGCTCCATCTGCATGCTCCAGCCACCTTCGTGCTGGATCTGACGCAGAATGTCTCCTGTGCCCATTTCGGTTGCACTCTCGAAGCCGTTGTGGAGGTAGTCGTAACCAGCTTCACTGATCTGGATACAGATAGGTGCTGGCTTGGGCAGCCGTTTGTAAATCTCTTCCTTTGGCTTGATTGGGGTGGGATCATCTGCAGCCGACGTTCCCACTGCCTCAGCGTTGGTGGTTTGTTTAGCTTTATGGGATTGTAAGAAAGAGATAAGGCCCTGACTGTTGAATTGCTGGTGAAGACACGGCGAATATTGACAGGTATCAATGTTCACCCGTCCGACCGTGTCAAACCGAACAATCACGTCGATCGGGTATTTATTGCAAAGTGCAGTATCCTGCGCATGCTCTCCGATTATATTTTTAATGTGATGCCTGAGCGACAGATAATCTTCGGGGTCGTTCAGGGTGAGTTGAATGGTGTCGGGGGTGTTCATGTCAAATTCCTTTTGTTCCAAGTGGTTGAAGGATCAGTTTTTATTACACTGATCCAATTAGTGATATATGGCTATAAAAAAATAGAAAGAGATTTAACATCATAAACACACCACTAGAACTAGGAGCGAGTCCTGTGTTCTAGTGGTGTGTGGCAATCTCACGAATTATTGATGTGGTGCTTCAGGCGAACCTCGCTTGATGGTAGGGGCTGCCGGAGCAGTCATGGCTGGTCGCGCGGGTGTAGCTGTCCCACGAGGGGGTGTGGTTTCCGCTACAGCAGGCGCTGTGGTCGTCGAAGTACTCTCAGCAGTGCGAGGGCCCTTTGGGGCTTCCTGAGCTTGTGCAGAGAGACTAGCAACCAATGCAATGGCCAGCGTATACAGTGACTTCATCATGTTTCCTTCTGAGAGAGATGTGGAGAGGCATAGAATTTATACTGTACCTAGCTTTTTTGTTTATTCCTGGTCAGAAACTTTAAAGCTCAGATGGAGGTGATTTGGAGTGAGCCCTATCGCCACAGCAAGGTCCAGGATCACAGACAAAGCGCAAGGGCCGTACCAGCCATCTTTCTTAATGTCATCAATCACGTTATTCACCAATTCGCCACGCAGTCCTGGTTGCTGCAGCGCATGTTTTGCAAGGTGATCAAAACCGGCTTTGGTAAATTGGATACAGATCTCCGAGTGCAGAGTTTCGTCTTCTTCACTATCAAAGATATCGGCCTTTTTCTTAGTCAGTTTTTCAACTGCAGACGAGTCCCCGAACTTCTGAACCAATGTACTGGTGTCTTCAGGAGTCGCCCAGCCATGGATCAGGCCGTTCCAAGCAGCTTCTGGCGGGTTCGAATGAATATGGTAAGATACTGGCGGCCATGCTCCCAGCATCGGCCCAGATGATCCAAGAGGGTGTTCCCCCTGTGTGTTATGGTCAAAGCAAGGATTTTTCATAGGGTTCATTGCGCTAAATGGTTGGTTGTTATTTTTCAAATTACTGATCTCAGGTGTTTTTTCTTTTTTGTTAAACTTAGGGCGAAGATAAAGATTTGATACGAATAGATCATACTGTCTCTTGGCAGAGATGGGTAACGGGTAATTAGCAAGCTGTTCTTCGCTTACGTTGTGTACTCTTGTCTCAAATGCTTCGGTTGTGGGACTAAAGAAAATGTCAACCACGTAAGGAAATTTAAGCTCCTTAGATCGAGTTTTATTTTCAATTTGTGGCGTGCAGTTTCTATAGTAAAGGTAGCTGGCAGCGTCATTGATTACAAACGACGTAACTTTAATAATTGCGCTCATGGTGAAACTCCTGGGTTAGGTTAAGCGGGCGTGGTTTAGCCCGCTTCTTGATCGCTGATTGTTACAGAGAGACGCGGATAAAGTCACCGAGGTGCTCGGGTTGCAGCTTTGTCCGCACGATGCAGTAGACCGCATCTTTCCAAGTCATCGGATCTATCCATCCGTCTCGCTTAATGCGGCCGAGCAATTCTGCACATTCAGATGCGGAGTAACCCGACCCAGCAGTTGATCCAGCAACCGCTAGAGTAACGAGGTGATTGAAACCTGTTTCATTGATCTGGAAGCATATGTGTTTCTTCTGTTGGTAGTCAATAGACACATCGCCGTAAATTTCATTTCGTTTTTCTTCCCAAGATCCTTGTTTTTCAGGCGACATGGTTTTTGAAGGGAGGAAGGTAACTTCGTTACTGGTTAGGTCTGGGCAACGGTCACAGAAATGCTCAAAATCTGCAATAGCTTGCTCAATTTTTGGATAATGTGCATGAGGGCTTGGCTGACCAATAATCCTTGAGGTCAGGCGCGGTTCGGCGGTGTTGAAGAAAACACACAGCACGTATGGGTAATTAAAACTAAAGTTGGCAAACGCTACGAGTGGTCCTTTAAAATGGATTCTAGCGCAGAGGGTTTGAAGATCTGTCACATCCTTGATGAGAATTTCTGCAATTAGTTTCATTTCTTTAGACATGGTAAAGCTCCTTGTGCAAAGCACACAGTGGTTGAAGATTGACTACGGTAGTCAGAATAGTAATATAGAACTATAAAAAAGTGGAATGTGATAAGTCTCCACCCTACCCTACAGCTATCTAAAGGTTGTAGGGTAGGGTGGAGACAACGAAGTTTCTATTTCAGGTGCGCAATTGCAGCCTTGTGGATACTGCAGATGACATTCTTGGCACCCTCTACATAGTAACACAAGCAAAGTTTCTCGGCTATGTCGATCTTATCGTGAAGGACGGGATCATCAAAATCTTCTGTCTTGTATTCTTCTCGATATTCTGCACCGAGATTATGAGAAATCATTAGACGGTACGGTCCAGTGGTTGTTGGTTTTGAAGTAGGCGGCACCAATGTGCGAAGTTCAGAAAGGGCTTTGATTTTCATTGGACTTACCTCATGTGGATGTTGACTTCATGGTGCTCGTAAACAAAGCGAGTTCCATGCGTGGCGTATAGTTGGCTGATCAGATCAGAACACCTCGATATGCTGAGGCTGGCTTGAGCAAAGTCTGGGTAAGCTATCATCTCTTCTGTTTTGGTGTTTCTAATGACAGCGGTGATTTTATTCCTTAGCCTCCAGCGAATCCAAGCCACATCAACAGCTTGTTCAAAATTCTCTGGTTTTCGGGCGTAGTACGCTCTGAGGTACTTGAGTGGAATCTTGTCGTAGTACAGAGGCACCGGTACAAAACAAAGCGCCAGTGCGCGACAAAGTGTGATACAGAAAGTATCACTGTCTTTTGGAACGTGGGTGAGTTGGAATACATTACCCGCACGGTTCCAGCGCTTTATGAACTTAGTCTCCACGTTAACACATTGACCATCTTTAGAAATGGCCAGTGGATGGTAACCTGGGATAGGATGGTACTCTGCGTTGTCGATGGTGGTGATTTCATTCATGCCGTTTGGCTCCTTGTTCAATGTTTGAGAATGATGACTCGGTGAGGTTTGTCTTTCACCCTTAAGTTTTGCATTTTACTCAGCAGTATAGGATCGTCTGCATCGCTCGCAGCATATACCAGAGCCTCTGTAGCGTCCACCAAACGGTAGGAAGCTACAGAGGGACTCTTTGGTTGAAATGATGGCTTAAAACGAGTTTTAGAGACGATCCTGCCAAGCTCTTGAAACGACTTGACAGCATGTGTTTTCATAACGAACCTTTTGAAATTGACTACTCAGTTTTACAAAGAGTGTGGTCACGGAGGTGACCAGTTATGTGAGGCCTATTCGTCTTCCTCTGGGTCAGACTGCTAGACCTCTGCTAACAGATGTTTTGGTTATTTCTTTTTACTCATTCAAGCGTGTAGCGGTAGGGGAGCCCAAACTCCCCGATAGCGACCACACCGTCTGCACGTTTGAAAAGAAATAACTTCCACACGTTAAGAATCATTGCTTGGATGTTCAAAGGGGTAGTCGTTCACAGGGACTTGTTGGTCCCTTGCCACTCCAAACGAAACAAAGCTGAAGCAATGATTCAAATACAAAACACTTGTGTCAATTGGATTCACTGATCGTTCACCTCAATTTCCTTAATAAATACAATAACTTATAACTATTACAGAAAAATCCTGTAATAGCTGCTTGACAGTTATTTAAAGATCACATTCGTTCCTTTAAATTTCCTTAATTACTATAGATATATGAAGTTCTTACAAAACCATTTTGTAAGAACTTCACTTAGAGTACAAAAAGTCAATATTTTACGGATCTATTGGTGTGCCTCGGAGCAACTTGGCTGCGTAATTGCCAGACGAAGATCTCATGAAATCTATACCGTTTAAGTCGTCGTGGTAGTTCCCTGACCCCGGTATTAGTATTCCGCTCTGGTGTAGACCATACCTGAATGCGCCTTGAGGAACGATGCTGTGAGGGTGCTTATGTGGTCTGAAAGCAACTGCACTTAAACGGAAAAACACATCACCATTAACATCAATTGGTTTTGGATAAGATGCACCAGATTTTGTTCTGAAGAATGCTTTGAAGTCTCTCAATAAAGCAAAAGCTGAGTTACGCACAGGGGTTGATGGTGCATAATTAAGGAATGCATGATTGGGACGTTTTTTCATTTCACCGACCATAGCGGAGTAATCCAAGATGTTGGTAGGCGTGATGATGTTTTGGAAACGCCACCTATCGGAAATTTCTTGCAGAAGTGTGTTGTAGACATAAACACATGCAAACATCGTGTCGTCTATATAACGTTTCTCATCGACAGTCGGGTGAATCGGAAGAATGACTGGGTCGTAGTAATGGTATTGTTGCATTTGCAATCGCTCCAGTGGTGGTTGAGGGTAATCTGAACTGTACTCACTGAAATGATATATAGTCAAAGAAACTTGGAATTAGATAAAATACAATACCGACTAATTAAACGATTTAACATTCATTGCTAAGAAAGCATATCACCATGAGCAAACAAGAACCGCTTCCATTTCGCCTCCTCATCAATACTGCACTTGCATTCCTCAGTATTTTCGTCATAGTTCAGGAGTATTCGGAGCAGCACACTTCTCTTTATTTGTACCTCCTTTGCTCGGCATTTATCTTTAGAAACATCTTAAAAGAATACGGTGATTACTTTGAGTACCTGGAACAGCAAGATCCAGAATACAAAAATCTAGAAGCAATCATCCAGTCCCAAATTTACTCAGGTAGTTTCGAACTCATGCTTGAAGATGTGCTGGACAATGCACACGCACCGCGTGCCATTCAAGCACTCAATCAAGATAACTCAGGCTGGGAAGCAGAGTTTGTTCAAAATGGATTTCCTCTGTACATCCGACCAATGAGTCAGAAGCACGTCATTCGAATCTTGCATGAGATCCACAGTGCACCAGACACAGATAAGAACAAAGAAGAGAATGAGAAACTTCTCATGTGTCTGACCATCTCAGCCATCGTCTATGGTTTCAAAATTCCAGTTGGTGCAGTCTGTGGCAGTAAAGAAATGACCAAGCGACTTTACCAGTATCTGGCACTGACAGAACCAGTTGGTAAACAAGCAATCATTGAACGCGCAATGATCAAGTACCCACCAGCCACAGCCCCAAAACGTACCCGAGAAGAACGACTCAGTCATGAAGAGCTTGTTGCTTGCTTACCAAATGCATTCACGTACATCGAGCACAGTTTTGACAAGAAGACCTACAGGGCCAAGAACTTCTACTTGATTCGAGAGATCATCCTCAAGAATTCACAGTTGCATCCCAATGGGTTTTCTGTCAGACTCAGCAAATTAAGTGATGAACAACTCCGTCAAGTTTTTACCATGGCGTACCTTTCTATAGGCGCACATGTCCCATTGGACTATATATGCGTCAATGACTTTGTGTTGGACTACGTGCGCAAGACTGAAAAGTACCATAAGTTCAACAAGCCAAAGTTCACCATCGTCAACCCAACCAACGAAAGCGTTTAAATCATGATCAACCAAAGCCTGTTCATTTCTGTTGAAGGTGCCGATGGTGCTGGTAAGACCACCGCCTGTCAAGAACTTAAAGAACTCTTTGAGAGTCGTGGACGAGAAGTGCTCCTGACTCGCCAGCCTGGGGGAACTGAACTCACCGCCAAGATCCGAGAGATTCTGGTCAATGAAGACCCGACAGTAGAAGCCATTCACCCCAAGGCACAAATCTTTCTGTTTCTAGCAGATCGAATCCAGCATATTCACCACACGATCCTGCCAGCACTTGCTCAAGGTAAAGTGGTCATTATAGATCGCTTCATTGACTCCACCATGGTGTTCCAAGGGCTCATGAAAGGACAGAGCAAGCTACTGCATGCGTTGTATGATACACCTGGTTTTGAGCTGCTCAAACTCCGTCCAGACCACACCATCTTCCTAGATGTATCTCGTGAAGACTCTATCAAGCGATCTGCACACCGTGGTCTGAATGGGCTTGATAGGATCCACCAAGAAAACAAGAAAGACATTACCCAGATTTGGCGTGAACATGTGGGTAACCTGGCTGCTGCTTACTGGGAAGAAAAAGACGTCAATAAAATCATTACTGTCAAAACCAGTGCGCCTAACTCTTACAGTAAAGCAGACGTACACTGCGCACTGTCTGTCACAGTCAGTCGCATCTGCAGGCAACCCAGCAACCCAATGAACTATTACGCATTGGCCAATCTTCTTAGTTGAGCACATAAACTCCCTTACCCCTTGTACCTTTTGATTGGTACAGGAGGCAAGGGGTGTTATGACGCTTAAGTCATTCTGTAAAGTCTTTCAAATTGGTAAACACATACAGCTGTGAATTAGAGCTGTGTTTGATTGTATTCATCTCACCTACCTTGACTACACGGTGGATCCCAGCCAAGACAATCCCATAAGCTTCTTTCATGACTTCGTGGTCCAAGTAAATCACACGCACCACCATGCCAGGAAAGATCAAGTTAGGGTTGGAGTTCTCCCAATTCATCTTGAATAAACCACCTCGGCGTGCAGCCAAGTCAGTATAGTGCTGAAACGGATTAGAGGTCACTCTATCCTTAGTCACTGGTGCGAAGTTAATACCATCCTCACGCCCAATGAACATGAATTCATTGTTGTTCTTCTTTCGGCTCACAATCGTTTTATTTCCACTGGTGGTACCAAAGTCCTCCATGACCTTGCTGGCCTCCGTAAAGCGCACTCCAGAGCCTTGTGTGATGAACTGTATGTCATTGTCACCACGGAAGTCTGTCTCTGTAGTCGTCACAATCACCAGTGAGTCTCCAAGAACTCTATATGTTCTTTCTACTTCTGGAAACTTCTTCTTCGGTAACACATACACCGTCAGTGTTTTCTTTGCGTCATTGAATCGTCCTGTGTCGTACATGGAGAAGATATACCAGTTGTTACCCTGGATATAACTTCCCAACCCAGAGTTATAGACCCCATGTTTCTTCTGTAAGAACCCAGGGAAGTCTACCAAGCGAAGACCGTGTTTGACAATGACCTGCTCAATGATATTGCTATTGTCAGGAGGAATCAAATCCACACCTTTGATGTTGAACTTATCACCTGTCTTGACTTCATTGGTGATGGTGGTGATGGCTGTCAGCAATAGCTCACTCAGCTTGGTTTTTCTATAAGTGCCACCAATGGTGGCTGTCATGATCTTCTCATTGGCTTTTGTAAACAGTTGAAACTTGACTTTGAGAATATCTTGCAAGTCCAAAGACCACTCGTCTTTGGTTTCTGTACCCTCTAGTTCAGCCACTGCTTTCTTGTCTTCAATAAGTAGCGCCATGAACCGCTGACTCTCAATGGGCTTTTCTTCATCCCATACGTCAGTGTTCTCTAATAGAGGAACACGCATCAGTGTGATTTGCAAGTGATTTCGATTAGGGTAAATCTTCTTAGCGTACTTACCCAACGGGATATCAAACGTGCAACTCATTTCATCAGCAAAGCCGTTCATGTAATCACGGCGTAAATCGACCGTGATCACTTGCAACGGATCGTAAGTTGTTCCATTCAAATCCAAGTGAATAAGCGCTCTATAGTAGAGCTGAGAATTCTTATCGCACTTGGTCAATACATCCAAGAATTCTAGATAGAGTGGGCTGTCTTCAATTTCCATGGTTTATAGTCCTCGACCATTGAAGTAGTGTTTAGAGAAGAACTCCTCAGAACCAGCATGGCGCTTGACATCTTGAGGAAGCCTCTCCTGCACCTCTTGGCGCTCTCTGACGACCACTGCAGTTTTAGAGGCAGCAGGTGCAAAAGCAGTTCTCGACTTGGTTGCAATTCTGGCCAACTTAGGCACGAAGTAATCTTCTTTAAAATGCTCTACCGCATGGTCATAAACCTTGGAAGCCAAGCGATCCAATTGAACCAAGTCGTCTACCGGAATCGAGTCTACGTTGATGCTGTTTTCAATGTGTAACTTCCAACCGTTCAAGTAAGCACTGATGATGTCATAGATCTCTTTGGTGTCCGCATGGTTGCGCACATAAAACACAGTGCCTGACTTGAACATCTCCACCATGGTGTTCACAGTGGTCCACTTGTCCACCAGATCGTTGTGCAAGCGCTTGTCAATCTCAGCGTTACCCGTACCTACTAGGCCGTACTTTCTAACGTCTTCAACGCTCATAGAGTCTCTGTAAGTCGTAGAGCACATGTAGTAACGTTGGAACAAAGGTTCTGCCAGTTTAGCCAATTCTAATTGATTCATGGTATCAAAGTCCTCTCACCGTAGATTTGATCAACAACAAAAGCAAAGGGATATAGTAGTACTGCTCCAGCACTCCCCAGCTAGTCACTACCTTGACGGTATTCACTAGTTGCTCTACATCCACTTTCTTATTGTCCAGATAATCCCAAATCAAAAGTTCTAGCGTGCTCATGTTCTCTGAGCGCTCATAAAAGCTCCGACTCAGTACGTAGTAGTCATCCGCAGCCACAGGTTTGATGTTGCCCATGTTGACCAAGGTAGCCTCTTTGGTATTCCAAGACTTGTAGAAACTCCAACGAGGATCTTGCAGTTGCACAGACCATGCATAAGGATTTTCAGCAGGAGTAGGATCTAATTCCTCATCTTCCACGCCTGTAGAGCCTGTAGGCTGCCCTGCTGGGGCTGGATAATGCACACTTGGTGTAGGAGTCGTCTTCTCAAACCCCACCAATGAGATTTCCTTACCAAAATCATCCTCATCGTTGTCAGAATCAAAATCACTACCATCCGCACCGAGTACGGCATCAGTCGGGTAAACGATTCTCTTGAAACCAGAATACTTCAGCCCATACATCAAAGGCTCGTTGAAGAAAAGCACGCAGTCCACCAAACCTACACGCTTGAAACATGTATTCAAATGAAACTCGTTTCTGCTGAGCAGCACAGTCCAAAGACTATCAGATTTCAATAAGGGGTCGTCCTCCACATTAAGCTTCTTCAGTTGAATTAACTCAGGTGCTTGATCGGTTGAAAACATCTTGGTTAGAAAATCAACCAGGAATCCATCGTAGGTAGCTTCTGACTGACCAGGAATGGTGAGTGTCATGAACTCTCTAGAGAAGAACCGCTTGAAGTAGTACCTCAGCAAGGTATAAAACTTCTCTTCCAATTGACCATAAGCCAAGTAGTCAGACTTCACCACCAATGGGTTCTGACCGTAGCTAATGAAACTCTTGATGTAGTAGTAAGTCTGAACGACCTTCTTCTTTAGATCATTGATCTTGTCAGTGGCTTCTGTGTCGATACTATAAACAATCTCATAGCAGGCTTGCTTCGATACGCTTTTCTTATTGGTCGCAGTGACACGAAATACCGAAGACCTCCCATCCATGGTGGAAGCAATGAACATGTCGCCTTCATTTGGAATGATGAAGGGGTAGAGCATAGCGGTACCTTCTACACGCATTGCTTTGGTTGCATCATCCTGACTCGCACTCAGAGGGGTTGTGACTTTGACTTCACAATCTCGAATCAAGTTGTAAGACTGGTAAACACCACTTGCAGAGAGTTGCTGACCAGACAAATCAGAGTCCGTTGTGATGACCTGTGCATAGTAGTCAATGGACCAGCTAGATCCTTCGATGTGCGTGAGCAAATTGCTCTTTGGCATCCAGGCTAAGTCAATGGTGGTGGTCTTGTAACGGGGCTCAGAGACTTGAAGTGTAGCGACTTCTGATGCAGGTGCCACGTCTGGCTTTGGAGTGACCAGCGCTTTTCTTTCAGAATTGGAATTGGTAATGAGAGCCATGGTAGTTATTTCCTTGACAAGCCTAAGAAATTAGTCTTGGTGTAAAACGAAGTGATGAAGTGGATGTTGGCATTGCGCATGTAGTCCGCAGGAAGCGTTTTGCCAGTGATCAAAGTCACCGCAGTCTCTGACAGCATGTTCTTACTGACGTCCTTCCTAGAGCCGTTGAAACCGCGAATAGAGGCATTGATGGCACCCATCACTTTCAACCCTACCTCAGGGCTGTTCTGCAAGCGTCTAATCACATCCAGTACCAAGTACCTGAAGTCAGTCACCAACCCCATGCGCACATGGTAGACCTTCCTCAGATCCAGGTCAAACGTAGCCTGTACATTCAAGTTAGCATCTACGCTCAAGCTTCCAGACTCCATCAACTCGTGACCAGAATAAAGACTCAGCGAGAAGATGCTCTTGAAGTCTTTACCCAGATGCATGTATTCTGTTTTCAAGAAGTTAAGAATCACTGGATCTAAATTGAAATCACCCAAGTCAGACAGGTTGAAGAGGTTGCGCAAGTCAGAAGGCGTCACAGCCGCCAATGCAGTAAACACTTTCACGGTACTGGGCAATACGGAGCTAGGAACAAACTCATCAAAGACAGGAATGTTCACCCCCTCATAACTCTTACTCCTAAGGATCCGGTTGTCACTCTCAAAGTAAGCATAAGCGAGCCCACTCAAACTGTAGCTGAGTTGCTGGTCATCTAACTTGTAGTCCTTTTCATCAGGACGGTACTTCTGATCCAGCAACTGGTTGTGCACGACCAAAGGGTAGTCCATGTAACACGCCACGGGTTTCTGGTAAGTGAAGTTGTATGTAAATCCAATCCCCCAGTTGTCATGCTCTTCTTCACGGTCTCCTTTCTCAGGAGCGCCCTCAAAGTCGTAGTAGCCCTGTACACGAACCTGATGCTCCTTGACAGCCCACTCCGTCACGGAGCCAGACATGTTGCTAATCAAAGAACAATTCGTAGTCAAGTGACCAGTGAAGTACTCACTCAAACTCTCACCATAGCCACCCTGACTCTCACGCAAACGGTGGATCTCTGCCACAATGTTGAGAAACGCCTTTGGAATAGTGAAATGGTAATCGATCTCATGCAAGTTGATGTCGCGCATCATGGAAGCACGCATGCGCATTTCATTTCTCCACTTGGTCGCTTCATTCTTATCCCTGGTTCGATACTTGAATGTAATTGCCACCTTGCTCATGGAGTATGCGGGCCGCATCATCACACCCAGTGCAGCGTCTGAGAAGAAGGGCCTGTACTCAGGGCGACCCACAGGCGTCGAGAGAATCGTTTCAAGGTTATAGTCTTCCTGCACTTCAATGATGACGCGCTCATCGTAAGGCCAGCGGTTCTCCCCTACGGGATTACCAGAATCCATCGTAGAGTTTTGCTGAGAAGCTTTCCCATCAATACCAAAATAATTGATAGGAGTCTGACTAGAGATGTGTGTGATCTCCATGATGTCTCTGACAATCCCAGTGATCACTGGTCTGTCCACACTCCAGTTTAAATTACTGGTTGGAAGCATTACTTTAGGCATGTAGAGTTCTCTTTGTCCAAGGCTTGTTTAAAACGTCAAACAATTGTTCACGTCAGAATACAACACTGGTGGCATCTGGGGTGTCCAGAGCTACCAGTGTTGTATAGATCAGACAAGACCGTACAGGGCATCCTCAGGATCAACCCCTTGTTCAATCAAAATAACTTTAGCGATTTCGATCATTTCATTCCATCCAGGGACGTCATCTCTCCACTGGTAGGTAGTTCTCAATAAAGCTGCAAGATGTTCCCCAGACAAAGGTCGGTCAATCAAATCCAACAGATTTAAATTAACCGCACCCTTTTCAATTATAAAGTCAAGCACCGCTTCAACGGTCTCGCTAATGCTGTCGACGTCTGTGGGTGCTGAAGGATTATAGAGGTGTACTTCCCACATGGTGATTTAACTGCGACCAGTCTTAGTAGACTCTTCGATGTATTTTACAGCCGCTAGACAGATATGATCTCTAAGTATCAGCACACTGTAGATCTCGTTGACCAAATCATACATTCGGCGCAGTGCTTTATAAGCTGCACGCATGTCTGAGTGAGCTGCTCCAGCAAGCATCATGGTTCCTGGGCTGATGAACACGCTATTTGTTGCAGTGGCTGCCAACCCCCCACTAAGACCAACTGCTAAGCCGCCTGCTCTAAAGAACATAGAGTTAATAAGTATCCAAATCTGTGTAATTTCACTGGCTTGACAAAATCTATTTACAGCCCTTTCTAAGGCATTGTTTGTTAAGCACTCCTCAGCTATTTTTTGTAATTTATCTTTTTCGTTCTGACTCAACGGCTTTGCATAAGCTTCATTGTTCTTGAATCGATGTATTGAAGTCGTCTCCAATTTTAATTCTTCTAGATACTTATCGGCCTCATCTACCACATCTAAGATTTCATCGGTGGCAGATTGCTTAGAAAAAAACCAACAATCTCTTACTGAATCTTCAACCTGTCCCATCCATTTCGTTGCGGTCCCCACATACCCCACAAACTTGCTGTTGGTGATAATTTTCTCAGCAGCAGTCATGTACTTGATCGCAATGCTACCGTCTAAAACACTCTTGCCGTCTCTGTTCAAGCGATTACCCCAGCCACCGCACTTGATTTCCTTAGAGGTGTCTTGCGCCCCACGGTTATCGTATCGGGTGCCAGCTTCCACCAAACGCTTTTTCAAACCCTTAGTGGAAGTGAACATATTAGAGAGCCTGAACTTGATGTCATCAATCAAACCTTCTTGGGCCACAGAGATTGATTTCCCCAATTTCACTTGCATGTCTCGGATGCTACTTGATAATTCCTCAGAAGCTTTTATTCTAGAAGATTCATTAGAGAAGTTTTCAGTAGAGACTTTAAAGGATTTACTGAATCCACAGCGAATCCGGATGGACTCTACCGCCAGTTCTACAACTATAGCTGTGTTTTCATCTACACCCTGTTTAGAGTTAGAGACAATTTCAGCAAGTTTGTTTAATCTTACATGGTCATCAATGGCTTGCTCAATCACATCGGATTGACTCGTACCCCGATCAGCTTGGTTAACATTGTCCAAGATTTCAATATCAGTAGCAGCACTGCAGTCATCATCGCAGCCGTCTTGGCTCAAAAGAGAAATGTTCATTTCTTTACCTCAAAAATACAAAGCAACAGAAAGAGGAGACCTTTCGGCCCCCTCTTTCTTAAAAGAACCTAACGAATTAGATTACTTCTTTTCTTCCGAACCAGCGGCTTCCTTGCCAATCAGCGACAGCGAAGCTGCTGCGTAATTCAGGCCGGAGTTACCGATGTTCAGCAGCATCTTGTTGCTTTGAACCATGTAGGTCGTAGCAGCACTGATTGCAACGCGGGCAACACGGGCACCAGCGCCAGCATTGGCTTGCGCGTCACCCTTGGTGTTGGCGGACAGCTTCTTGGCATAATCCTGCAGCTTCTTTTGTGCAGTGTTCAGCTTTTCGACAGCGCCCTTGGCATTGATCAGGCCAGTGGCCAGGTCTTCCACGTCACCGCACAGATCAGCAGCTTCCTTGGGCGACAGCGGGGTCATTTCCGTCTTGGTCAGCGGCTTGCGACCTTCGGCGTCCATGATCGACAGCTTGATGCCGCCAATGTGCTTCAGAACGTCGTCACCCTTGACCGAGTCAGCCAGGCTGATGATGACGGCAACCTTGTCGCCAAAGTAGTTTTCGCTGGAGGTTGCCTTCAGGTTTGCATCAAGACCATCAACCTTGCGAGCCTTGCTGAACTTGTTGACGCCCTTGGCCAGACCTTCAAGAGCCGCCTTGAACTTCTCGCTTTCTTCGATGACAGCAAGAGCGCCTTCGGCTTCTTCAGTCAGCTTGGTAGCTGCTTCAATGGCCGAGTTCTTGCCCATCACGTCAGCAACCATGCGGCTGAAATTGGCTGAGACATCCTTCGGTTCCGAAACCTTGCCATTCAGACGAAGAGCTTCAGCGATGCTTTCGCTTTCAACCTTGGCATCAGCAGCAGCAGTTTTACCTTCCTTGGCATCAGCAGCTTCCTTGATCTTGGTCGCGCGGTTCTTCAGCTTGGTCGCGCCGTCAAACAGACTGGCGAAGAACTTCTTGACCCATTCGATAGCAGTGTTGAATGCCTTGACGATGGCGTCCCAAATCTTACCAGCGGTTTCCTTGATGTCTTCCAGTGCAACTCGGGTAGCCTGGGCACGGGTCGTCTTGCTCTTGAAGCCTTCCATGGCAAACGTCTTGCGCTTACCCATGCCGATGCGGCTCTTCATGTGTTCCACAGCAATGCGGATGGCTTCAGCAGCCGGTTCAGTCAGACCACCTTCAGCTTGAGCAGCTTCGATCGGACCAGCCATGGCGTCCAGGGTCTCGGCCACTTCTTCAGCTTCAGCAGCAGCAGCGTCAGCGTCTTGCAGGTCGCCAGCGACTTCGTTGGCTTCAGCGATTTCCGGCTCCGGCGAATCAGCAATGGTGTCAAGGGTCGCATCGGTAGCTTCCGGCGTGACTTCTTCAGCAGCACCAATCTCTTCACCAAGCAGGGCAATGTTAAAACGGGACATGTGGAGTACTCCAATAAAAAGAAAACAAACGTTTGTGAAACAGGAACCAGACGACAATTGTCACAGTATGTATAAAAACATACTAGACTAAATACATGTCTTTCTCAGACTTCAAGCATAAGATTAATCGATTAGTCATTCAGGCATGTTGGCTAAAATCGGATTTAGCTGCTCACAACGCACAATGTACGCCAGTAGATTGGAATTTAGGCCCTCTGTGTATTTCACTAAGTCAACACAAAATTTAACCTGAGAGGAATGAATCATTTTTATTAAAGTCTTTATTTTTTCTTGAGCAGAAGCGGGGGCATTTTTGTCTTCGTTTTCAGCACCTTTTCGCATCATTCTTATCTCTTTCGAGATTTCATCAAGAATTTGTATAAGGTCATCTACTTCTTTTTTCGTTAAAATTTGGTTGTTTTCTTTAATTAACTTAGAAAGCTCCAAGCACTCCTGAAGAGAAATGACATGTGGTCGACTCTTCTCATTAAAATATTCTTCATCAATTTCATCAAATTCCGCTGTCTTGTCAATTCCGCATTTATAGTGATTAGGTACGACTTCTAATTTTTGAGTATCTTGATTTACATATACACAATAATCTCCAAGCAGTGCACGTGATTCGACAACGTGCCCGCGACCAGCAGCGCCTTGCTTTTTCTGTGCATCAGGTAGTTCAAGCGCCAATTTTTTTATCTGTACTTGGACTTTTTCAAGCTGATCATCTAGGTCTGAGACATCTGTATTCTCAGCCCCTATATATGCCAGTAGCGTTCTAGCACATTCAAGGGCTCCTTTTGTTTTATTTTTTACATTAACATTAAACAACATCTCAAGATATTTGAATGTGTCTAAGTAATGTTTTTTTAGATCTGGACCCGTAAGGCCAAAGCCGGAAATTCTAACATATGGATAAGTCTTAAATTTAAAGCTAGCCAAGTCATCCCCAACTTTTTTCTTAAATAATTCATCTGCCTCTTCTTTGTCTTTCATTATTTTCTCATGTTCTTTAAAAATTTCCTTAATTTTTTTATTATCCGCTTCCAGTTGTTCTGCAAAGTCTTTTTGCTCCTTTGCCAATCTCTTCTTTAAATCAATCAGTTTCGGGTCTTTTTCAGGATCGTATTTGAAAATTGGCTTGTATTCAGAACTGCTTCCCTTCTTCTCCAGCCTGATTTCTATTTCGCAAGCTTTAGAATAAGTACTTGAACTCCTCCCAAAAATCATCCCAAAGAAATCCTTGACCCATCCAACCACTTTGTCGATGGCATTAATAATCGCATCCCAAACGGCACCCACAACTTCTTTGATGCCCTCCATAGCCTGCTTGATGTTCTTCTTTGGATCACTAGAATAATTTTCCAAACTCAAAGAAGAAAACTTTTTCTTATACCCCAATCTAGCAGTCATGTGCTCGATCGAGAGCATCAGCGCTTCTGCAGCTTTTGGAGGAATCTGAGCAGTTTCCGAGGAAATAATCTCCTCAATATTTTCTAGAACTGCGCTAGTCTCAACTGCTTCGCAGATGGACTCACCAGCGGCAACGATGTCTTCCCCCATTTCAAAGATTCTACCCGAATCATCCGGAACGCCATCAGCAACCAACTCAGCAACCTGGATCTCTTGATCCTCTTGCATGCTCAACAAAGTAATGTTCACAACCAAACTCCTTTAAATTTCAGCAACACGTTTACTAATGACAAAATACTTCCTAGCCAAAGACCGCGTATAATTGTTTACATGGTCTTGTAAGCGACCCAGATACGTGTAGATTTGACTAGGGTAGATGCTCATCAGGTTCTTCACAAACACAGACAAACCAAGAGCTAACTGAATTGTTTCAGAATCCACAGTCTGCTCACTTTTCATCTTCTCAGCAATGGCAGCCGCCTTGTGCTCAAAAGATTCAATACCTGCCAGAATCTCGTCAGACAATTTCTTATCATAGATGTTGGCAAGCTTGTCAAGATACTCCTGAATAGTCATCAGATCATCAGCCCTGACTTTCTCAACAATTGCATTGTTATCCAGCGTGACACTGTTATAGTCGGGATCCTTTACAAACTCCAATCGAATCTTACCGATGTGCTTTTCCACAGCCAGCAAGTCATCTGGATCTTTAGGTGCAATCGTACTGATGCAGTAATCTCCAATGTACCCAGTCAAGCTAACTCGAACGAGTTCCTTCTCACCGGGGACCTCGTCTTTTTTGACGTCATTGCCGGATTGCAGATTGGCTTTCACCAGTTGCAATTCCCCGAGCAACGCACGTCTATCTTCCGTAGAGGTTAGACTGCCCATGATCTTCTCGTAAGACTGAATAGAAGCTTTGAACTTGGAATGGTCCAGGTAATCCTTGTAGTCTTCTTCAAGCTCAGAAACAGTATCTGCAATCCCTTTCAAAATTCCCTTGGCATCCAGCACTTTATTGTCAAGACGGAATAAATGGAAATCACCATACCTCAGAGGAGTCGCCGCCTCACGGATTTTGTTTCTTAAATCCAATGCTTTTTGAATTTCTTCTTCAGTGAGCTTGTCCGAAGGTTTCTTATCTTTCTTTTTCTTCTCAACACTTTCTACAATTTTAGAAATCTCATCATTTTCATGCGCAGGACCGATAGCTGCATCTCCAGCAGCAGCAATGTCTTCAATGATTTTCTTCTTGTCTGGGCCGGCAGCCTTGATTTCATCCAAAGCTTCTTTGATAACGGCCTTGGTTTGCTTGGTGCGCTCGACTTGCTTGTCTCTAGCCTTGAAGAAGAAACCAAAGAAATCCTTGATCCACCCCATCACTCGCTTCAGGCTATTCAGAATAGCTTCCCAGATGTTCTTCAAGCTAGTGGCAATTCCCTCCATGGCCAAAACGTTGCGTTCACGTTTCGTAACGGGATTCTTAAAGCCTTCTAGCGATACACCTTTTGACTTAGGGTAACCCAGTCGAGCGCGCATGTGGTTGATTGCAATTTGAATGGCTTCCATTGCAGGTGCTTCAATGCCCCCATACGGCAATGCAGTCTGGAACTGTCCGTGGATAGCGTCAAGTGTCTGGGCAGTGCCCAGAGCCTTTTCAATGGCGTCTGACGCTCCTTCTAGCTCGACTGCAATCTGCTTGGCGTTTACTTCATCTTCGTCTTCTGAGAAATTCATTGACTTGACAGCTGCCGCAGTCCCAATATCCTCTTTGGCTTCGTCAAGTTCTTCTTGCTGCTCAATCTCTTTGCTTTGCTCAACGACCTTGTCAACAGACATCTCGCCCACTTCAGGACGAGGTTTGTCTTCAGGTGCAACTTCTTGCTCCTCTTCAGGCGCATCCGCACTTTCCTCAGGTGCAGCTTCTTCACCAGCATCCTCACCATCAGCCTCTTCAGGAGCCTGCTCCTCTTCACCGCCAATGGTTTCCTCAGTATCAAGTCCCTCTGAACCATCGTCAGATTCTTCGCTCAGCAGTCCAATGTTAAAAGCCATGATTTCTTATCCTAAAAAGTAAAGGTCATAAAAAGAGTATCCCTGAATGGATCATACCATCAGGGATACTCTCAGAGCAGATCAAAAAAAGATCACAGGTATTGCGCCAAGCTTTTCTCAGCAAAGTTCAATTGTGCATTGAGTACTTTGAATGCATAGGTGTGTACACCGGTACCCAGATTCGACATCAGATTCAGCAAAGCATTGCAGTACGCTTTAATGTTAGAACTAGACGACCCTTCAGTCATGATTTCATTGACTGCATTGTCAATGTCTCTAGTCTTCCAGGGCTTGTGCAGGACTTCCAAGTTCCAATGCTCCAACCCAAGCATGTTTTGTCTGACTTCTTCCAGAGTCTTCTTGATGTCTTCCAAGCTCATGGTGTCGAACATCAAAGCTGAATCAATCTTGATGCGACTACCAGTACCCTCTACCTTTTGTTTGGCAATGTAGTTGGCTGTCATGGCGCCTGCTGCCAAACCAAGCAGCGGATTCACAGTAGCCAACCACACAGTCATCGGAAGAGCTACAATCGCAACAATCTTACTTTTGAGAACCTTGTAAGATTGTGGATCGTAGTGTGACAATTCAAAGCCTACATTCTCTAATGACTTCAAGGCCAACAGCCCAGTTGCATTTCCGTGCACCACTTGTGTATAATAAGCACGCGCTCCAGGAAGCTCCACCGATCTCAAATAAATGTTGTCCCCTTTTGGAGTTCCCCAGCCTACACTTCGGTGAAACGGAGTCATTCCCTTGAGTTCAAAGTCTTTTCCGTTAAAGCTCAAGTTCTGGAACACCGCATCGGTTACACCAGCACTCAGATTGTCTTTGAGCCACTGGGTGTATTTGCTCAGAACATCGTGCGCCATGACCGTGTGTCCAGAGACAAATGTTTGCAAAGCGTGGCTGACCTCAGAGTGCTTCTTGATGAACCCGGACTGGTAACAAAGATACTCGCACCAAGGCTCAGCCTTGATGAAGTACAACTTTGGTTTGTTCTCTTTGACCGTGTGCAGTTTCTCTTCAATCCGACTGAGTTTGTATTTGATGGCCAAAATGTTCCGATTGAATTGGCCTGCCACCAAAGCAATGTGCTTAGCGACTTGAAGAATCTTCTCTTTTAAAAACGAGAAAACAGAAGCAATCTTCTCCTTGATGTCTTCCAATGCAGTCTGAAGACTGTCTCCGCCGTCTAGACTCTCCATAGAGAAGGCCAACTTGTCAGAACGAATGCCTGCCTTGTCAAACAAACCCTCTACAGCGACATTTGCTAAAATCATGGACTGCTTGGTGAGCAGTCCTTTGTCTGCGCTTTGACGAATGAAGTTAGCGACCGCATCCAAATTCACAACAGCGTCTGTTTTCTGCATCAAGTCCTGATGCAGCCCATGACCTACAATGTCAAGTTGTTCTGATTCTTCCAGTAAAGGATTCTCAGACTCTAGACAGGCTTGCAGGTATTCTTGCTCCGCGGTGATGGCTTGGAAGTCCAGCACAGGAGTTTCATCAACATCTTCAAATGACAACATGAATCACTCCTTATGTTGTACTCACCGAGTACCGTAGAGAATTTGAAGGCTATTGGCCAAATCCATGATGCCTCCAGGCTGCCGCACCCAGCGCACAATGAACTCACCCATCGGGACATTGCGCCGTGTCATCTTGAAACTGTCTTTGAGCAGGTACTCGCGCATCACAGGCGTGAAGGTGCGAGGACCTTTGTCATTGCGCCCTGCCGTGAGAATGACGGACCATGCATTGGTCCCCATGCTGCGCTTGATGCCGCCAAAGACAAGCTTGAGTGTCTCGTCTAAGTACTTCGCATGGCTAGAACCATACTCCTCCGTCATCCACTGCGCAGAGACCCAGTCGAGTACGTTCATGTCACCAAAGTGACTGAGTGCAATCTTCAGAATTTTCTCTTTGAATTCAAAGGTCTTGACTTCAGGAGCATCCGCCAAGATACTCGCCCACATGGCCTGCACTTCCAGTGACGCAGTGTACCTGTTGGTGGTTGCGATGCTGGTCTTGTTCAGGATCTGCTTAGCAACATCCGCTACTGCCATCTCTGGCGTTTGCTTTACACTGGCAGAGCCTAGAAAGCCAGAAGGATAAATCTTCAAGCCCACTTCAGACATGGTAGTTCTTCTCCATTTTTTGGATGCTGTAGTTCAGGCCATTGACACGGTCCTGCAGATACTCCAGCTCCTTTTCAAGCTTGGCATCTTGGGTGCGTTCCATCGTCTTCTGTAATTGCAACTGACGCAGTTGCAGCAGCTCCAGCTCAGCTTGAGCGGCCTTGTACTTGTTGGCTTGGTAGCTGGCGACCATCATGCCGATCAGATAGAAAGGGCTGACCTTGACGCTGAGATTGCGCAGCTCAAACGGATCAGTCTTGCCTTCACCCAGTGTCGTGGAGAACGTCACCTCAGTCAGCTCAGAGATAATCGCATCGGGCAGGCCAGCCACATGCTTCTTGAAGTCATCCACACTGCGCGTGAGCGCACGCAAAGCGATACAGAAGTCATCCACACCGTCTTGCAGCCATTTGACCTCAGCAGGCGGCATGACCACGTGCTGCTCAACGCCAGCTTGAATCGCTTCTTCAATGTAGATGTAATTGATCAGCTTGCGCGCATACGTGTTGGCAAACTCAGAAGCATTCACCACACGCACCAGCGTGGCCTTGGCATACGTCAGACCCACATTCGCTTCAGTGTTCGAGAAGATTTTCTTGGAATGATCCCCTGCAAATTCCAGGATCAAGCAACCGTTGCTCAAAGCCTTTTGCACCACTTCAAACAAAGGCTTAGGTGAGACACCCTTCTTGATTTCAGACTCGATCACCTGCACTGATTTTGCTTTGAACTTCGTGCCTTTCCAAAGTTCAACAGCTGTGTCGTAAGCGGGAAGCGTGTGTTCTCGAATAGACGTCTTGGTAATCTCTGCACTGGTCAGCACAGCATTCTTAGAAAAGCTCGGCAGCAAGCTTGAAGCATATTGAAACAAATTCATGTTAAGTCACTCCTAAACAAAATAAAAAAGAATCAAAGAGAAGGAGCGTGACCGCCCAAGAATGCTTTCAAGATGTCACTCACATCCGGACCACCACCCTTGTTGCTCACCTTGATGTCGCGAACACCCATTTCAGTGCTTTGCGCAATGCCGCGGTGGTAGAACGTGATGCGGTCGAATCCCTTGTCGACAACGCCAAGGATCATCAAGTTAGAGGTATTGAAAATCTCACGACGAATCTTGGGATTCTCAATGCTACCCAACATCTTGTCTTGAATTTGGTCCAGCGTATCAGAAGAGATCAGCGCCAGATTGCTCGCAATCGCCACTGAAGGATTCTTCTCAATCAGACCAGCAAACCAACCGTCCGTTTCACGGTCCAAGATTTCCTTGTAGGTATTGGTCTTGTCTTTGATGATGTTGTTGCGGTGGGATTCAATCAAGTCTTGACAAAGCACCAAGTCACGGAAGAAGCTCAGACGGCCAGAACGCCAGCCATGGAAGCGCTCTTTCAGGTCCATGTCTGACACAGAGTTGTGCGCGAAGATACCAATCAGTGAGCTGGTGGGAACCATCTTGGCCAGCAGGCGGATAGCAATCTTGACGACAGCAGTTTCTTTGCCAGAGCGCAGTGTCACGTCGTACAACTTGCCCACAGACAAAGGCGTCAGATCAGAGACCAGCTTTGTGACGTCCTTGGCATCTAGAGAACTGTGTGATCCTTTGGCATTGGCTGCATTCAACGCTTCCTTGAGCTTGGCATTCTCAGCTTGTGCAGCAGCTAGCTTAGGATCGACTTTACCAGCAGCCTCTAGAGCCACCTTGTCACGGCGAATCGTGATGTATTCCGCCTTAGAGTCAGAAAACCCTTCCAGTGCAGCGGTGCGCTTATTAGTAGGCAAGCGATGCTGATAAGAAGAAGCGCGCAGCTTGTGGTCATCTGCATAGTCCAAAAGACCAATGTCCAGCTTGCGATTCGGATTCAAAGGCGCCAGCATTTCAGCCACTTTGACACCGTCCACATTGGCCAGAATGTCCACAGCTTGCAGATAGTACCCAGCAAAGAGACCTTGCATTGTTTGAGCCACATCAGGCAAGTAGTCCAGACCCAACAAGTCAGGATCCACAATCATCAAAGGCTCTACCCGCGCATGCCGGGACACGTCAATCAGGCTTTTTGCACCAGTCAAAGATTGTACATCGTCCAGTGCAGAAGCGACTTGACGGACCAGATCCATGGCGCCACTGGCGGCGTCGCCAGCTGAGGAGATGGGGTTCATAACGGTTGTTTCCTTGTTTCAAGTAATCGAAGGAGAAGAGAAGAAAATGGCTAAAATTAACACATCAATCAATGATGTTTTTGGTGCCACGCCAGTAGGTCCCTTGGACGCTGCCATCGGGAATGTCTTCTATGGAATTAACCACAGACAGTCTCCCACACCCGTACCAGTCAACAAAGACCAATACGGGCTTACCTTTTTCACACGTCCGCAGCTGAATCTCTCAATGCAGAACTCGCGGGCAGACCGGCGATTCATTCCATTGCTGACGAATGAGCCTGCCAGCATCCAGCGAATTATCCGTACCTACCTGGACCCCAGACTGTTCCAGCAAGACATCACTTGTCCGTTCGTAGATCCAAACCAAGTGTTCATGCCGCTGCTTACGAATCACCTGACTAATATTTCAGGTTGGCAAGATACAGTCGTAGAGACATTCACCAGTAAGCCGGGTGCTTATAAGGAGGTGTTTTCGATGGTGGATGGTGTTTCTGATAACTACAGCGCATACACGCTGACTGCTTCGTTTAGAAACATGACAGCAGACCCAATCACGTTGCTGTTCAGTACGTGGGCCATCTACCAGAGCAATGTCTACACTGGAAGAATGATGCCGTACCCTGATTTCATTGTCAAGAATGAAATCGATTACAACACCAGAATTTATCGCTTGGTGTTAGACCACACCAAGACTTTTGTACAAAAGATTGCCTGCTGCGGAGCTGCATTCCCCACCAGTGTACCCATGTCCAAAGCATTTGATTTTCAAAACGATGTTCCTTTGAACATGTCGAACAATGAGATTCAAATCTCTTTCCAGTGTGTAGGCACCCTCTACAACGACGACATCATTGTGCATGCTTTCAATAAAGCAGTTCAGATTTTCAACGTCAGTATGCGGGATGCTTACCTTGCCTCCACCATGGCCAAGATTCCTTACGCAGCTCTTCAGATTTTCAATGGACGTGGATATCCTAGAATCAACCCAAACAGTTACGAGCTAGAGTGGTATGTCTCTAAGGAAGAGTACCAAGGCGTGATGAATGCGTTCACGCAGTACCTCAAGGCCACCAAGTCTACAGCTTAATTCAACCACTCATTTTCTTCTTTGTACAGCCATGACCACTTTAGCCGTTTCTGATGTCATTGGTGACATCTCGCAATACAAATTCAACCCTGCTGGCATTCAAAGAGCTTCGCTCAGAGCACTCAATCAAGTCTATGATGGCACCATCAACATTGTCGATGCAACGAACCCGTTCATCTTCATGTTAGAATGTACAGCCATGAATACTTCGATCTTTATGGACCACAACCAGTCCACCACACGCAGGCTTTATTCTGCGGCAGCGGTGACTGAGGAGGATTTGTATTACCACATGTCAGACAAAGACTACATCAACCGCTTTGCAAAGCCAACGACTGCAAAGTTCAAGATGATGTTCTTGATCAGAGAGTTGCTGGACGCCATGGTAGTGGATCCAGTCAATAATGTCAAGCGCCTGACCATTCCCCGTAATACAATCATCGAAGTCGCAGGCATTCCGTTCAGCTTGCAGTACCCGATCGACATTTGTCAATACTCACACGGCGGTATTCAGATCCTTTACAACGTGGATCAGCTCTCGCCGCTGCAAGACCTCACCACCAACCTCATCAGTTTCGATACATTGACGACAGCGGACAATGTCAGCTACATTCGATTTGAAGTAGAGGCCATGCAATTTCGCATTGAAACTATGTTCAATGACGTCTCGACGGCAGGCGGATTCACAACCGACATTGCCACCAGTGATTCCTTTTATTATGCACGGGTCTACATCCAAGACAGCCTAGGCGCATGGGAAGAAATCAAAACAACGCACACGTTGCAAGTCTATGATCCCACGGTCCCGACAGCAGTATTGCAAGTGTTCTCGAACTTGGTGCGTGTGACTATCCCAGTAGTGTACACCATGTCAGGACTGGTAAAAGGTAGAATCCGCGTAGATGTGTACGAAACAAAGGGCGCACTCAATCTCACACTCAAGAACTACAAGATCAATAACTACTTTGCCAACTGGCACAATGTAGACAGCAAAGAGAACGATGCATTCAATGTAGCCATTCGCAGCGTCAAGACCATTGTTATTTATTCAGAGACAGTGCTGGATGGCGGAAGAGACGCGCTTTCATTTGCTGCACTCAGAGCCCGTGTGCTCAGCAATGCAATTGGTCCTCAAAGTCTACCTATCACCAATGTGCAGCTGCAAACCAAGCTAGAAGACATGGGGTATGAAGTCTCTAAGGATGTGGATACCATCACCAACCGCATCTACCTAGCCTCTAAGAGCTTACCCACCCCTACGACAGACAAGTTGCTCACAGGAGCTACCTCGGCCATGCCATCGGTATTGATGTCGCTCAGAGAGGCAGCACTGGCACATGGAAGTTTCAGCAATGGTCCCAGAGTCACACTCAGCTCACAAGCCCTGTACCAAAATGTGTCCGGAGTCACCAAAGTAGTTTCTCAAGTAGACTATGATTCCTTGATGCAGCTCAGCATCCCAGAGCTATGTAAGACGGTTTCTAAAGGAAACTATTTCTATTCACCGTTCACATACGTTCTAGACGCTTCTTCAGACTTCTTCAATCTAAGACCTTACTACTTAGACAACCCTTCGGTTGACATCAAGAACTTTGTTTCTGAGAATGCGTCGACCGGTTACCAAGTCTCAGTAGCACCAAGCTATACCGTTGTGAAAACAAACGAAGGTTTTGAGCTGTACATCAAAACCAGCTCTACAGTCTCCTTTAGAGATCTCAGCGATTCACAGGTTGCTGTACAGCTTTCTTTCGTATCCATCAACCAGTCAGATCCGGTGTTCCTCACCGGCGTACAGATTGCCAAAGACAAGATGTCAAGAGAGCGAACATTCAAGTTCACACTCACTTCTAGCTTTGACATTGATTCCGCAAACCGGTTAGAGTTGACTTCCTTCAGCAACAAGAACAACGCACTTCCTGTCATTGCGTCACTGGTACAGGAATTCAATATTTACTTCATTACCACGGCACCAGTGTCGGGAGGCTACTTAGGCTCAACCATCGACTCTAAGATTGACAAGTCGGTTTTCTTATCGAATACACGGCCCGTTGGTCTCAGCCATGAGACAGTCAAGATCAAGTTTGGAATTAGCTTAAGTAAGCTTTGGGCAAGATCACGCAGTGTGGTGTCGTCAGCACCTTATAAAATCTACGAGTCAGATATCCCTGCCTATTACAAGACAGACGTCTATGAGCAAGATTTGAATACAGGAACTTACTTTAAGATCAGTGATGATGGACAAATCCATTACACACTCAAGCACAAGCGAGGAGACCCTATACTGGCTCCTGACGGCACCCAGCTCATCGAGTTTCACCGCGGTGAGCCTATGTACAGCAATGATGGAAAACCTATCCTAGCGGATGACTACCAAAGGTACATGGTTCGGATTCTAGACATCCTTCTCATTGACGGCGCATACTTCTTCGCCAATGACTCTGTGGTGAGTGATTACCGAAACTATGTCATCAGTTCTATGATTGCGTGGATTGCAGATGAGCTGACTTATTACGACAGCAATACCCTCGATCAAACTCAAATCTTCTACCATCCAAAAGTCAACACTGGGAACATCAATATCCTGAACAGTGACAATGAGAAAGTTACTATTGGCGCAGCGCAGTCTATGACTGTAGTGCTTTACGTCCCACCAAAAACATACAACGATGACAAGCTAAAGAGTACTCTGACAGCAGCTACCATTAAAACCATTGACGCACAGTTTCAGAATGCACAAGTGGCAATCTCCTCCATTGTTGAAGCTTTGAAAGAGAAGTATGGAACAGATGTATTTGATGTGGAGATCAGTGGTCTGGGTGGGAGTTTAGGTCTGAGTGTGTTGACGGTGCTCGATACCTCCAACCGCTTATCCATCAAGAAGAAACTGACAGCTCTTCCAGACAACACCATGCTCGTGGAAGAGGATATTGACGTACAGTTCAAAGTGCACGGTACTGTGATCTAAAAAAGAAAAGCATCATAAGCAGGGTACCCTTTCGGGTACCCTGCTCTTATGCCGTCTTAATTACTAACCAAACACAAAACGTTCACCAGTCGGGAAGTTGATCACTGATGTCAACCAGCCAAAACTATCGCGCTCTCCGCAAGTGATTGGGTAACCAAACTCCTTGAGGACTTTGTGAGCTGCGAAGTTCGGTTGCCCGTCGGCAGTGATGCAGTACTGATCCGCAATCATTTCGATTTCATGCACAAGACCTTTGTATTCAGACCCAGTCCCTTCTGGAGTACCAATGTAGCTGACGCCACAAAGGTCGTAAACCAGTCCCATGGCCTTTGCCATGGGGAGAAGCTTATCCAGCAGCCCTGCCAGACGCTTCATCTCTTCAGTCAGTTCATCGGCTTGCATGTTTCATTACTCCTTTAGCATTTGACCACAGTAGTCAAGTTAGTGATATGTGACTACAGAAATCTGGAATGTATTTAAACTATCTCTGATACTCAATGACACTTAGGGGTCAAGTGAAACGTAATCAAACAAGCAGATAAAATACTCATAACTACCAGCCATAAGTACCAACATCTCAACCAAGCTTTCTTAGTCTTCATAAATACACCGTACTCTTCTTTCGTAGACAATAACACACATCCAACTAAGTAATCTCGTAAGAGAATATCCTTACTCAGACAACTAAAGTTCACCACAATAATTTCAGAATTTTGTTTTGTTTTAATGACCAAGTAATCCAATATCTTAATGCATTCTTCCTCAGAGGCTGTTTGTGTTAAACTCATTTCGATACCTTTGTCCTTAGAATCTGTAGAGTCATTTTTATAAAATAAAAAAAAAAGATACCCGTCTTTCACCATAAGCATATTAGCTCGTGGTGAAAGACGGGAGGCGTTTTACGGCTGCTTGGTTTCAGTCAGGTCAACGGTATCCCAGTGTGCGATTCGCTCAGCCCGCTCAACTTCAAGTTCGGGGTAGGGGCGAATATTTACATTGGGCTTGTCTTCAATTGAAAGCAGCAGGTTTTGCTCTCGATTCCGGTAATCCACCAGAAGACGCCATTGCAGTTCTTGATGATCTCCAGCAATCGACTGCAGAGCAGTAGCCCAGGGAATGTCTACCCCAGCATTGTCTACGATGATTAAAGAGTACTTTCCAGTACCAGCTTGAACCAACGTTTCATATGCGTTGGTTGTGAGGTACCATTCGCGCATGAGCATGGACATGGCGCCTAGCAGATGCTGCCAGTCATCTTGCCTGTTTTTGTTTGCTAGACAAACTAGTACTTTTTGTTTTTCATACTTGGTTTCAACCTTTGCGTTTTCTTTTTGACGCAATCCAGTCTTCTCTGCAAAAGAGGTAACAGCACTCTTGCGAATGCGTCGATGTCCGCCGGGAGTGCGCCCAGCTTGCAGGTGGCCTGCTTCGACCCAAAGTTGAATGGTTCGAATAGAGACGCCGAGAACATTAGCAGCGTCTTTTGTGGTCATCAGCGGATCAGCGCCGTCCATCTTGAAATGTGCTTTTGTCATTTTGGTACTTTCTTTGATTTCGAGTTTTGGGTTTAAGAATTAGCGTTGACGAACTTCAGCAATTGATCCGCCAGTTGACGAGTCTCGTTCTCGACGTAACCCCAGGTCCTGTAGTTCTTTGCTGAATTGTACCCAGCAGAAATTCCATAGGGAGTATAGTCGGGATAGTGATCACAATCGAATCCAATATAGTACCCGCTTTTAGCCACTCGACCATGCTCGCCGTAACGGATCTTGCCGATAAACGACACACCACCGTGTACTTGAACTCCTGGTAAGCAGTAATGTCCATCATACCTTTTTAATAACTTCTTGAACACCTTTTTCGGGACTTTTACATACCCACACAAGGCGCCATTAAAGTTACGATGAATGTGGCAGTGAAGTCCTTGATGAATAAAACGAGCACTCCTCTTTTCGTATATCCATGGGGAAGACATCGGATCGATCATGCTCTCTTTCACTTTCATGTAGGTTGCAATGATCGGATCGGTCGAGTAGAACTTTGGATCGTTGAGTTCGCTCAGAAGAGCCTTTTCCTTACCGCCAAACGCCTTGGGATCGTAAGGACTGTATTGCTGGTCGTCAAGATTGGTGGTCATTTCGCTTTCCTTTTCAGTGTTTGTCGCAAGCGACGTATTCGTTGTTCATGAAATCCACGAGCTCTTCAATGGATTCGATGATGCGATAATCTTTGTAGTGCAGAAACAACAGTTTATCCAGGGTGTTGACGATCCCATCTTCCAGTCCAGGCCGAGGGACGACCATGTGTCGATCGCTGATGGTGCTGGACGAAGAAACAAACTCATCCGGCAGAAGTCTTTCGTAATCAGCTCCTTTACGCTCTCCAATACTGAAGCAGTAATCGTTGGGAAAGAACAATACCTTCAGTCGCGTACAAGAGATGATGTAGAGAGAATAATGAAGTTTAGCCATCGCTTTTACTTCCGCAAGGCTTTTGATTCGACGATAAGCCGGAACTCCGCGATACCCCATTGGTTTTTGAAAAGCTTCAATTGTGTACGTTTGCACGATTTTTTACCTTTTTGAATTTGATTGAGTGCCAGATTCTTAACATAAGATCTATTGATGCACTTACTTACTTGTCACCGAGTACTTCGACTTTGGTGATGTAATACTTAGTTCAGTCTAGTTAAGCCACAGGGCCAAAGTTCGAGCATTCGGTAATGTTCACACGACCATTCTCGTCGTACCCGTAGTCGAGAGAGTGGTTCTTTCTCAACCAGACATCCCCGAGTCGGGATGCACCAGTGACCCGGTAACGCTCCCCGCGATAGTCGCAGAAGAGCTTGTACGGATTTTCAGATGTCCCGACCGGCTGATGAATTGCAGGTAGCCTGAAGATGCCAAGAATACCAGCGGCATACATCTCACGATGATCCAGACTGAGCTGACCATCTCGAATGAAATCATCTACACGCTTTTCTTTGCTGCTTGACAATTGAGGCTCCTGTGATTGAAGATTGACCACGGTAGTCAGAATAGTAATATAGAACTATAAATATTTGCATTCACATACTCTCTACTCTACCGGAAGCTTTCCTAGGCTCCGGTAGAGTAGAGAGTAGTTTGACTTTATTAAACCACTTCGGTAGCGGGCTTCATGTTCTTGAACAGAATCTTGATGCGGTTCACCAAGACCATCATCACTTCTGAATTCTTGTTCAGATACTCCAGCACCACAGGGCTCACAAACAAAGGAGTAGAGAATAACTTCTCAGTGAACGTGCAAGCACCTCTCGGTGTAAAAGGAACCGACAAGTCTGGATAAGCAGCGCTGTAACGCGTGAGCCAGTATGCGCGCGACACTTCACGGGCCAGGTCAATGTCGATCACGATATTCTCGTTGAACTCACTGATGTAACTCACAGCCAGGTGCACAGCAAACGAGTTGTACTGGTAGGTGCCGTCTTCCACTTCCGCAGTAGGCAAAGGCAGCATCATAGCCACAGCAATGCCAACTGCCAGTGATGTTGCTTTCTTGCGATTCGTCACATCCAGAAGACGTTCACCAAAGAAAGTGTTAAGGTCGATGTAAGCGGTATTGATCATGATTGAAAAGCGTCTCTATGAATAAAGAAAAGAAAGGAGCAGACAGGTCAGACCATTTTGAGTTTTGCTGCTGCAGAGAACATGTCCGAAGAAGCAAAGTCTTCCAGCTCCTTTTGAAGCAGCTCGTACTTATGTGCATTCCGATAGCTGGGTTTTAAGAAGTAAGCGACCTTCTCTATTAGTCCAAGCTTATCTTGGTACTCTTTCATAACCTTGTCAATCGCATCGTTTTCTTCCAGCAACCCTTTTTTGATCTCTGGCTTCAACGTAGTGACTTTCAGTAGCTCAACGTTTTGCAACTTCAGTCGTTTCATTCGTGCAGCCGGGTTGTCATAGATATCATTTTTCTTATCAGTAAAAGAAACCAGAATCAAGAACCAGAAAGGAATAGCTAGGCCAAAAGAAAGCACAGTCATGATCGCCGCAATGAAACCAACGTATATAGATACCGCCCACATTTCGGCTGTTAAACTTGGCGATGGTAACCGGTGATATTTATCGAGGCCGGTGACAAGCGCCTTCGTGGCGCCCTGCCTCGCTGCAAATTGGTCTGCTAGATATTCATTACTATTCACGTCATAAATACTGTACCCTAGTTCACTCATACTTTTTTCAATTGAATCATCCAGAACAATGACGCTAATTTGTTCCTCAGTCTTGGCTTCCTTTAACGCCTTTGTTCTTTCTTTATTCAAATCCATCTGTTTCGCTACCTTGTCAAAAATAACATACCTCTTATCTTCACCCACACTTTTATCCAAGGCTCTGGTCAAACCAGCAATGACTTGATTTGTAGAGATACTTCTCGTACAAAACTCCATGGTAGTAAACGCATGTCCTGTCTCATGAAGAAGCATTGCAGCTACTTCATCCGGATTAAAATTAGTGTAATTGTTTTTTCCACAAAACATGTCTTTTGGAACCAACATGTGCAATGGTATTTGTGCAAATACTCCATATACTTTCCCTTCTTTTAAATCAACATGCCCCTGAATCAACTTCAATTTCATAATCTTTAAGATGTTGTTGATATCTGCAGAGTCATCATGTCCTGCTAATTCTTTATATTCAGCAATAGCTTGCCTATCAAAAAGAATATGATTTCCTGTTAACTGTAAATTATAGATGGCGGGACCGCCCTCAGTGATTTCTACAGCCAGATTCGTATACCGTTTAATGATCTCAGTAATTCCCATCACTGAATCAGACTCAAAGAAGTTCTTCTCCACCAAAGCGCAATCTTTCTTGTTATCCCGCAACTCTTCAACGGCTTTTGTCAGCGCTTTGAAGAACTCCCCATCTTGAAAGTCAATAGACTCCAGTGCCATAATGTTCATGTCAAATCCAATCTATACAAAGAAAACAAAACAACCGATCATCACTTGATCACCGCACACACGACGACAATTCAAACTATTTCTACCCTTTTAGTCTACAGGAATCCAGCACTATCATGAGCAAAGCACCAGCCATTGTAGGGTATGAATGCAGGCATGCTACCTACTCCAGAAATAGAGAACACCAAGACATCCATTTCGTCAAAGAAGTCATTCATTACGATGACGGAACGACCAAACCGAACACACGCATCATCAAGAACTTCAAACGCAGTGTTTACGTCACCAAGAAAGGCGCACAGAACCACAAGTCCAAAAAAGAGTGGGAAGACCTCGTCAATCTGAACGAGTTCAAGTGCACACAAGCCGAGATGCAGAGCACGGTGGCCCGTGCTCTGGGCACTCCTTGGTTCCGTGGCTCGATGAGGCAGCTCCAAGACTCTCCTTATGTCTACGGCACTGACATTGACTCTACCGCTCTGGTCAAGCAGAAGTACATTGAGAAGTACCCCACACTCAACACGCCGTATACCGTCGCTGTTTTTGACACAGAAACGGATGTAGTCTCTGGAGACAAGAACAAAGAAATCATCATGGCGACGGTCTCGTTCAAGGACAGGGTTTTCACCTGCGTCAACGAGAACTTCGTCAAGCGTTATCATGATCCAATCCAAAGAATCAAAGAACTGGCCAAGAAGTATATTGGTGATACCATAGACGCTAGAAAGATCAACTTAGAGATCAAGCTAGTGCCAAAAGAGATCGACATTGTCATTGCGTGCATGGAGAAAGCACACCAGTGGAAGCCAGACTTCTTGGCTGTTTGGAATGTTGATTTCGACATGACCAAAATCCTGGCAGCGTGTGAGCGTGCAGGTGTTGATCCCAAAGACATTTTGAATGATCCTTCTGTCCCAGAAGAGTACAGGTATTTCAATTACAGAAGAGGTCCCGCTAAGAAGATTACTGCCTCAGGCGTAGTACAGGTCTTTAAACCAGCCCAGCGCTGGCACACAGTCGAGTCCCCAGCATCGTTCTACTGGATCGATGCCATGTGCGCGTACCGTCAGATCCGTCAGGGCTCCCAAGAAGAGCAAAGCTACGCACTGGACTACCTGCTCAATAAACACCTGAAGATCAGTAAGCTCAAGTTTACACAAGCAGATGCCTACAGGGGCTTGCAATGGCACCAGTTCATGCAAGCAGAGTACCCACTTGAGTACACAGTTTACAACGTATTTGACTGCGTATCAATGGAGCTTCTAGAAGAGAAGACGACTGATCTGTCCATCTCTCTTCCAATGTATTCTGGATGCTCAGACTTCTCTAGGTTCAACTCACAGCCAAGAAGAACTGTAGATGACTTGCATAACTTCTGCTTAGAGAACGGTAAAGTTATTGCGAGCACCAGCTCCAAGATGAAAGACGATTCGGATGATTTGACTGCTGAGCTTTCAGACTGGATTGTTATGTTGCCAAGTAACTTGGTGACAGACTCAGGGCTTAAGATCGTAGATGAGAACCCTCATCTCCCAACTGCGATCAGAGCTCATACTAGCGATTAAAAGAAGGTCGCCTGATGCTGTAAAGTATCAGTAAAACATCATTGAACTGACTGGGACCCCCTAAAGAGACTAATCTACCAAGCTGGTCATCGAAAGAGACCAGTGGCTGAACTAATCACTCAGGTACGGTAAAAAAGATTGGTATTGGGCAATCAGCATCCAAGCTCCTAACGATTCCACAAGAGTCCATGGAGAAGGTCCAGAGACTAGAGCGAATGCTCGTAGGGCCAAGCGGCTCGAAGTAGTGATCCCCTTTCAAACAGGGTGAAGATATAGTCCGGTCTGCAATGAAAGTTGCAGCAGTATCAGCCAAAGGCACCTGATACGGGCAGAGTCTTGCGAACTCTGTTGAACAAAACGCTCGATGTAAGCGCAGCATACCCCACCACAGAAGTTACACACAACATCTCCAAAGAGACCACCAGAAAAGAAATTATTAAGATCGATGGATGTGAAGAGTTCATCAAGAGAATGAACACCATCAACTTCTCAGCAGGTCACGTCAATGCAGTAGAGTTCTGCACTGATTTGTTTGGCATGCCTGAGTTGGATGAGATGCTGGACGCTTTCAACGAGTACAGAAACGCAAATAAACAAACCTTAGAGCACGCCGAATCAACACACCGTCTGGCAGCATAAGTGACTTTACTGACGCACAGCCTCAAAAGGGCCAGTGCGCCAGTAAAGTCCTTGCATCATTGCGTAGATTTTCTAGTTAAGTAAGCATTTGCTAAACGTGTAGCAAAGTTACCAGACTCACAAGAAGCACCATAGTACCTTCTAGAGAATCCAGTCCAGTCTTTTCTCACCAGTGCTTCATGCAGTGCATTGTTGGATTTGATGTAGTGACAAAGTGCTTTTAATTGTGCTTCTTCAGACAGACTAATTGCCTCAAAGAAACTACAAGCATTAAGATGCCCACAGACCTTGTATTTAGAGCCAGGAAGGCTGAAAATCCCATACAGGCCACTCTCTATGGCTTCTTCATCAAAGAACGCTCTAGCGTCGTTTAAACGCTGCAGCTCTCGAATCCCACCGATATAACCACCCGGACTACTGGAGCAAATGTCAGGACGTTTCATAGCAAGCTCGTTCGCCTCTCGTCGAGAAAGCTTACTCACAATGTTCCCGTAAAACAAATGCCTTTCAAACGTAGTAACAATCCCCCCTGTGTTATAAAATCCAATCCCATCTGAGAAGACATCAATAACTGCCCAAAGCATCGGAGAGTCGATCAACAACACATTCGCCATCTTCTCCACAGACCGATTTGTTAGAAATCGATCCTCAATGTATTCACGCAAAGAGTCTTGACTGCTTTCACCGTAGACGACCCCCCAACGATCAGTCTCGGTGCAGCGATTAGAGAGTTGGTATTCCTGCAACGCACTTTGAGTGATCTTATCGAAGTTACCGGATACTCGCAAATCCAATTTCTGAATTTCATTGAGCGCACGCTGGAGCCGTTTAATTTCTTCGCCACTGTGGTTGAGTGAATATGTAGTCATTTTTAATCGAGTTAAAATAAAGGCTAAGTGTGACAACAAATGAGAAAAGGGTGGGCAAACAAAGAAAAAAGAAAGCTGTTTTCTCTGTAGCGTATAGTTATCTTACTACACCAAGCAGCAAGATAACTATACGATTAGAGAAGGCTTCGTTTAAAAGCCAGCTTTCTGCAAAGCCCTGAGGGCTTTGAAGCGAGCTCGTAATTGTGGGCTGAGAAGTGCTGCCCACTTGGAGATGAATACGAGGGACTTGTGGCCAAACTTACCGACCTTCGCACCCCTTTCCACTACCAGTTGTGCAACCTGCTTTTCGATGATCAGGTCAACGGTGAAACGGAGTGCATCCTCCATCACCTTTGCACCGCACTTGCGCGCAGCGTAGTCGTCCGCCTCAATTTCGAACTCGTCGATATTAAGCACGCCTGCCACGCCAGCGGCCTTTTCTGAGTACAGATGTCCGGCGCGCAGATGTCCAACTTCGTGTGCGACAACTGCATTCCTAAAAGCAATCGGCGTGTTATCCCAAAACTCTGGGGACAGCATCACCGCGTGTTTCTGAGGTTCAATTCCAGAAGCCTTGAAAGCGCTGATGACCGCATCACTGCTGGTGTCAAACTTTTGGCAGCAGGCCAACATGGTGTTCGCCATGGCTGACCCGTTTCCGATCACCACGAGGTAACCTTCTTCTGTCCATTCGAAACGTTCCGCCTTCTCGGCAGACGTTTCGAACAACTTGCCAAACATATTTTCGAAGTTGAATTCCATTTTCATTTCCTTCTGCTCATTGCGAGCGTTGTTTAATTCAAAGTACCGACGACTGCTCTCCCGAAGAAGAGCAGAGAGTCGAGACTCAGATAACTTCTGCGTACCAGAAGCCAAAGCGCTTGTGCATTTGCACAAGCGTGTTATTAGTGAGTTGGTTACCAGTGACAATGTTCAGCTTGGCAAAGCCCTCGGCTTGAAGTTCTGCTTCAATGGTGAAGGAGGTGAAATTCTCTTGTCCTTCATTTCGGTACTGGCCACGAAGCTGGTCATTTATTTTCTTGATCTCAGGGTTGTTGAACCAGAGATTGGTGTCGTTCAGTGTCTGCTCGACTCCAGCGACTGCCCTTTCAAGCAAAGCTTTAAAAGCGGTGGCCCAACTGATACCAGTCAGATTGCGGACCTTGGTATTGATTGCGTTCATGGTACTTGTTTCCTTTGCCTAACTAGGCATGATGGTTGAAAAAGCTTTGGACATTGAGAATTCAATGTCCTATTCATCTTTACTATATGTGACTGTAGGAATCTGGAATGTGATTTGACTCAACAGTATCTCTGTCCAGACAGAGACCAGTACAGATTATCAATACTCAAGTTGCTAGTATTTTTGTCTTTGAATTGCATATTCAAACAGCCTAAAGAAACATTTGCGTACTCTTCTGGAATCGGAATGAACACCAAGCCCAGTGCTCTACTTTTCATGATCTCCTTGAGCGCACGTGGTCTACCAGTCCTTAATGAGACTCTATGGTAAACCCGACCAGTTTCTTTATCTACAGAACTACTTCCATTTAAAATATTCCCCGTATACTTATTCATGAATACACCACACCTGTTCACAACCAACCCATCCATTCCAGGAACGTCTATAAAACAATCCACAAGTCAATCCTTACATAAACAAAAGAAAACTAAATCCACTTTATTTACGTCAGAAATAAACTACTACTTTACCAATGAGGTTAATCCCCATGGTAAAGTAGTAGTCATGTTCTTTAAATCAATTCTCTTACACTTGGTAGTACGTCAGGATGCGCTGCTTACCAGCGTCAGTCAGGCCGTACTGCAGGCTCTTGGTAAAGGAGATGATTTTGCTTGCATCAGACCGGCGATTGACCGGAGCAGTTTCCTTGAACAGATTCATCAGACGTCGAAATGCTTGCTGGTCCGCAGGCGACATCGTGACGTTCTCAAAGAAGCGGAACAAATACTTGTCATTGAAGGCACCTTGCACACCAACGTTCTCGTCGATGGTCTTGAGCAGCGCACTGAATACGATAGTGAAGGCGTTGCCAGAGTTCTCGATGATGTTCTTCAAACCGCGCAGCAGATCGGCTTGGCGACGAACACCTTCAGCCACACTGATGGTGCGTCCCGGCTTCATGTGTTCGATGTATTCGAACACCTGCATCAGACCCACCATGGCGGCAGGGCCATGCGTCGTTTCAATCTTGTTCAGCACATCAGCAAGCGCAGTACTGACATTGATGCTGTAGACCCGCGAGCCTTTTTGCAGAACAACTGGTTCTTCGACCACAGGAACTTCTTGAACTTCAACTTCTGTCACAGTCAGTGATTCCGTAGAAGCCTGCTCTTCAACAGCAGCGTCCAGCTTTGTTTCTTCAATGGCGCTTTGTTCTGCAACAGCGGTAGTGTCGGTCATGGTGCGGGGCTTTCTGATAGAAATGTTGATGCGGTTGGATTTGGACATGAGATACCTAGTTTCAAAAAAGAGTGAAGTTACGCTCTAAAGGATGTGGTGTGTGGATCAGTTAAAACAAAGTGTCTTCAATTTTAAACTTGACAATGCTGAGTGCTTTACCGTGGTTGGCACTCATGGAGATCATCATGAAGGTAGAACCATACGCACTAACAGCCGTACTCAAAGCAAAGGGAGTTGCTGCTAACCGGTCACCCACACAAGTCTTGCAGAAGTCTGTCTTGTCCAAGCTACAGTACATGGGGCTGCGCACAGTGACTCGCTGACCAATCTTGGTTTTAGCTTGTTCATCACTTTCAATCTTCTCCAAACCCTTACCCAATACCAAACTAAATCCAGTCAAGCGTTTGTAGTTTCCTTCTGTGATGAGCTTTTTCACACCCAAGGTACTGCCGCAATCGTCCACAGTGACAGCCATGTTCGCAGAAGCCCGCTGAGCCCACTTCACTTCCACACCACCCAACATGGTCTCTGCACCCCGTGCAAAGGAGCCCATGCGCAGCGTGTTGTTGATAGCAGGAAATGCATTCACATCCCAGCCTTCTTCCAGAGAATTCTTAATCAGCGTCATCTTGGTGGTGTTGCCATCAGGCCCCACTTCACCGCCATGCATCAAGAACTTCTTCTTGCGCACAATGTTGACAGACTTCCCACTGAGCAAGAAGTTATTCCCAGGATCCCCTTCTCGCCACTGCTTGTCAAACTCCACCAGCTTGGCATCCATCTCAGCAATGGCCACAGCATCCCCAAGACGGCCAGCATATTCCTCAAACAACTTGTCTTTGAATTCCTTCAGACCGTCTGGAGGAAGCATGTTCTTCTCCGTATTGCACCAGACACACATCTGCGTGAACCCAGTCAATGCAAAGCAACTCTCGGCAAACTTCAAATACTCACTGACGTAAATCTTCTTGTCACTGCGTTGGCTGTCTTGTTCAGGGTCGTCTTCAAATCGCTTAAGGATTTCCCCTTCAATCTGACTGATCTTGATGGTACCATTCATGAAACCAATCTTGACTCCGAATGGCTCTACCAGCAATAAGTAATTGGCAATCACATTACCGTAAGTCGTCTCAACACCTTCTGGAGCATTTGGAATATCACCCGCAACCAAACTGATCTTTTCTTTGAAAGAAAGAATCGGCGCACCGACAACGGCGTCATCGATCTTGATAGATTCTCCAGACTCGTCTTTGAAGAAATGCCCAGCCGGTGTTGAAGTCACGCAGTACGCATAGACGGTGTCCTTAGGCTCGTCTTTGTTCAAACAAAACGCACTGAGTAGCCAGTCCAGGTACTTGTAGTTCCCAGCCTTCATGGCCTTGACAAAGAAATCACGCTTGTTCACTTGACGTACTCCATCAGCAGCTTACCAATCTCAATGTCTACCTTGGTCGAACTCCCAATGTCAGGATAAATCCCAGAGAGCTCCCCGCGGATAATGACCAAGTGGTTATTGAAGCCGTCACAAGACAGACACGCCATGCCAAACAAATCCACCGCCACTTGACGATATGTTTCAGGCGTATGTTCTTTCAAATGAACGCCACTCTTGGAATAGATATTCAAGTAGCTCTTGAAATCCAAACCAATTGTAGAATTCTGAGATAAAAACCTGTCTGAATAAAGCGACTCCTCTTTCATAATCGCTTTGAATTTCTTATAACTGATGACAATTTTATCCAAGAGCTCAGACGCTTCCAGGTTGACTTCCGGCTCCTGCATGGCATCCTTCATCATGGCAGTGAAATTAGGAGTGATTGCATCCACCAGATCTAAGACCTTTTCAATTGGAAACCCACTCACGAAGTTCACCAGTTCTGCATAGATTTCTTCTACTGATTCATCGGTTTCTAAGAACCTATTGATCGTTTGCTTGTCCTCATGTTTGACCATGTCTGAAGTCGCTGTCGTCAGCGCAATCAAGTCAGAAATCTCAGCTTGTTCGCCTACTACAATACCCTGCACATTCAGCAGCATGCTCAGCATTGTTTTTGTATCATCCAACAATAGAAATACCAAGTCGTTTGGATTTGTTTCTTGATTGGTGTCCATGGTTCTGGCATACACATCCATGTATCCCGGAACGTTGTAAAGATCAAACACCAAGACGGCATTTTGAACTAGTTCAGCAGTCTCATCACTGCGGGTCAAGCATAAGAAATTCTTCAACTCAGCAAAGCTCAGCATATTGCCACCTATTCTTTCAAGAAGTAAATTTTAATTGCTTGGACAATCATGTGTGCATTTCAGCGCGTAGTAAATACTTTCAACTACACGCTGCTTCGCTTATGATGCAATCAAAAGATGAATTGTGTTAAATCCCATCTTTCCAACCATTGATCCATTTCCTAGGAGAATATTTCACTATGTCTACCAAGATGCACCAGCGTGTCAAAGACCGTCAAAATGCCAAGACCAGTGCAGGACGAAACAATCTGTGGGACAGTGCAGAGAGCCATTATGTCAATTCAATCTTTGCGATTGATCAAGCGCAAGGGTTGGTTGCTCAAGTCCTAGAAGACATTGTTTCAGATCCTGAAAAGTTCAAGCTCATCAAGGACCCGGTCACCCTGAACGAAAATGTGATTCTGTTGAACAAGGACATTCAACAGCATGCCGACTTGTTGGCCAACATCCATCAAAAACACGATGGCAAGACTGGTCCCGCTATCACGCAAGATGATTACATGTCTGTTCTTCAAGTCAACTGCGACTACGCAGAAGCCCTGGAAGTCTTTGATGCCAACATCAGGCCAACAGTGAATCACATTCTGGAGCTCATTGGTGTCTCAGAAGAGATTGTCAAGGTGAACACACCGCAAGCACTGGCTGAACAAGAACTCATCGACCCGACCGTTGTGTCTGACATCTCTTTCAAAGAAGCTTGAACTACCATGCCGAAAATTACTCCTCCTTCGATTGATTTCGACTCCCTTCCCCAAGAGCTCAAGCAAACACTCATCGATATTTCAAATCGTGACAACTCGGCAGAAAGTGTCAACGCTCAAGTTGCTATTCCAGTAGCTCAAGAGCCTGAAGAGTTTGTGCTGGATGAGCTGCCTGAGCCTGCTAAGAAAGTCGAACAGGAAGTGTCTGTGCAGCCAGAGGCCCCAGCTGAAGTGGTAATTGAAGAGCCTGCAAAGCCAAAGCTCAACAACTATGTGGTTAAGTATGCATACTCAATCCCACTCAAGAATGAGTTCCAGTACACCGATGTAGAAACTGCATTCATGCCTGCCATGACAGCAGCAGAGACCAAAGCCAAGATCGATGGTCTAGTTGAAGACGAGATCACCACCGACAAGGCAGGTGCTGAATGGGCAGGTGTCGTCAATGCAGGCATCGAGTTCAATACGTATTCGGAAGGGCTGGTCAAAACGGTCATGGACCCGAATGCCAAGTTTGTCCAGAGCGTTACTTCGAGCATGGGTGAGTTGACGGCTGGTGCAGTCAAGCAGCGTGTGAAGGAAGGCGTCAAGCTCACTGGCGAGAAAGCACGGATTCATATTCGTGACCGCTTGAAGCTGGGTGCCATCATCAACATTCCGCTTTGGCATTCTGGCTTCTGGATTCGCATCAAGGCCCCTGCAGACGGTGAACTTCTGGAACTCTACCGGGAAATCACTGCAGAGAAAGTCACGCTGGGTCGAGCCACCTATGGCCTGCTGTTCTCGAACAACACGTCCTACTCCTCGCGTGCACTTCTGGACTTCTGCTTGCAAAACAAGTATGATGCTTCCATCAATCTGCCAGAAGACCAAGATCTTCGTGACCACATCTCAACACTGGATCTCCCCATTCTTTTCTGGGGACTGGCATGCTCCATCTGGCCGAATGGTTTCCAGTACATGCGCTCGTGCATTTCAGATCCTGAGAAGTGCCAGCATGTGATCAAGGAGACGCTGAACCTATCCAAGCTTCTGTGGGTCAACAAGGAACAGCTGACCTCCAAGCAGATCATGCACATGACCAAGCGTGACCGCGGCAGCATGTCGATGGAATCTGTCAAGAACTATCTGGACGAGTTTGCCAAGGGTCGTCCGTCTATTTCAAAGCTCTCAGAAGACGTGACTGTCACGCTGAAGGTCCCGAGTGCACGGGAACACATCGAAGCAGGCTACCGTTGGATTTCTTCTATTGAGGAAAACTACGGCAAGGCGCTGACGTTGGATGAGAAGCGTCGAGACAACTACCTCATCACCCAAGGCAAAGCCAGTGTCATGCGTCAGTACGCACACTTTGTCAATCAAGTCGATGTGGATGGCTCTCCCATTGATGACCAGGAAACCATTGAAGGGGTGTTGACTGACCTGACGTCTTCAGATGAGGTGCGCAATAAGTTCCTCGAAGCAGCAGCCAAGTACATTGACGACTCCTGCATTGCTCTGATTGCTATCCCTACCTTTGACTGCCCAAGTTGCGGTGGGGAACAAAAGCCTATCAAGTCAGCACACCGGCACCCTGAGCTGATCCCGATTGATGTCAGCAACGTTTTTTTCTCCCTGGCCGTGCAGAGAATCAGGAAGATCGAAGCACGGTAATCCATGTTGCTGACCTTGATTTTGCAGTAGAAATTCCAGATGACTCGATTCTGGTCAGGGTGCTGAGGAACTCAACCAAGACAAACCCAACTGCATCCAAGATGATTCTTCAGCAAGCGTATGAGAATACGTTTGGGATACATGACTACGTCCGACAAACGTACAATGAGGCAGCGATCACAGATCCAGGACTGAAAAGACCCCTGTCTTCTGTGGCGTTGCATCCAGCTGAGGATGTTTCTGCAGGATCTAGAATCAGAGAACTCATCAAAGTCTTTGCAAAGCTCAAAGTCTACCAGCAGTACGGATTGTCTTTTACTGAATTGCTGGAACTTCCTTTAGAGTACGTGGATGACATTCTCAAAGAGTGTTCCAAGCTTTACAAGGAAGAAGAGAAACGTGCACAAGTACTCTCTGAGACTTTGAATCAAGCCACTCAGCAAAAACAAGCGTGAATATTAAGAGCTCTACTTCACCCGTCAAAAGGTGAAGTAGAGCTCTTATGCTGCTAGAGTTTAAAAGTCACGAACAATCAAGTTGTCTTCATACCAATCCCGGTTCAAGGTGTTTCCAGCACCACTGGTCAAGCGGTACCAACCCTTGACAATGTACTTTACACCAGTCATGGCTGCAGGAGCACCCATCCAGTACTGAATAGAAGGCAGCGTGTTGTGTACATAATCTCCAGCTCTCCAAACGCCAGCCGTGGGCATGCCACCACTCTTGTATTTCTTCAGATTGGTATCAATGAATGTAGCCAATGCATTGTCAACATACAGCTTGACAGCCCTGGGAGTCATGTAGCGACTAGGTGAGACTCCTTGTACGCTTTCTTGGTCTGTTGCAGTCTTGAAGTTGTCTAGATTACCGACACCAGCTTGCTCTTTGTTGGTGTAAAGACCATAGACTTTTGCAGGCGCTGCAGTAGAGTTTGCAATAGCAGTTGCAATCTCATCCAGAGAACTTACCACATCAGACATGCCCACCATGTCCACCAGATCCCACGCATGGTCAATTGGTGGGAACAGCTTAGGTACATTGAATACTTGCTCCCAAGAAGCAGTTCTTGGATTCCTGAGGGTGTCTGAGAGGACAGTGTTGATGGCAGAGGTGTCTACAGTCCATTCTCCACCCAGCGTCTGGTAACGCAATGTCACGGTACCAGTCAGAGTCAAATCCATCCAGCAAATGCCACCATAGATAGGCTTGCCGCATGCTCTCGTCGCGCCAATGAATTCAAAACCCAAGTAGTAATCGATTCCTTCTACCAGTGTTCTGATTTGGTTGTTGGTACCTCTGAAAGAAATGGACAAGGTATTCCCAAAGAAAGGAGAAGCTTTGGGAACAATGAAGTAATAGTTCTGGTTGTTAGAGCCAGTGAGCACCTGCTGCTCACCAGTGACCAAGTTAGCGCCTAAAAGACCAGTAGGGTCCAGTGCATAAGTCGTTGCCATAACGGAATAGTCCTGTAAAGAAGAAGGGGGTGAAATCCTGTGAGCTCAGGCTAGGAAACACACCTGGCCTGATTAACATTCAAATCATTCTTGAGGCTTCCCCTATATGTATTCCGCAGTTGGCGCTATTGGTGTAAAGAAAGGTCTCAACAAACGTTGGGAGCAGATTCGTTTAACAGACTACAAAGTCTCAGAACTTTTTGATCAGTTCAGAAAAGTCATCCTCACATTGACCCTCAACCAGAGCACAGACAGACTCTATTGTGACCTTCAACAACTAGCTCCCAGATACGCTAGCTACAGTCTTAGAGTCTCTGACATGCTGATTGAGTTAGGTTCTGAGTCACTCACATTGCTTGTCAATCCTCCAGTGATCTCTACCAGAACAGCCAAATTCAGAGACGCGCATGCCAGCAGGTACACGGTTACGCCAGTGTCTCCTTTGTATGGAATCAATGCAGCAATAGAAAATAGAACAGCCGTGATGCTCACCAGAGAGAATCCTGTTACAGATTACCGATACTTCAAAAAGCGATGCATGGTGTCGATCAATGGCTTTTACCACATGATCGACACAGACAACAAGTCTGGTGTTTTAGTCTATGACGCCATGACCTCTTTGAGAATCTCTAAGCAGAATCAAATTGGTCTGTATAGTTTCTCAGACGTGTGTGACATCGAGTACGTACCCATCGCGCCCAGTATGGTACATAAGCGCTTGACACCAGACATGGTAGCTGGTCTTAGAGCACCAGAGCCGTATGCTTCTAGTGGTTTCATCAAGCTCAACAAAGACCTTACCAACAAAACAGTACTCCTTGTCTTAGGTGGATACTTGCATGTTCCAGAATCTCTACTTTATTCCCAAGTGGGTACTGATGAGTTTAAAATTGATTTCCTTAATTATCCACTATTTGATCGCATTTATGAAAGCATGAACTATATTGATTTGAGTTCACTAGGACTCACCAATGACATCAGAAACAAAACACAGTTCTCAACTCAGCAATTACTCTCAGATGAGGTACTGCTGAAATACATGACGCTGAGCCAGTCTTTCTTTGTCATCTTAGATACGCCAGAAGTCTTTGTTAACCGACAGTACATCAAGAAGACTGGCATGCCGGGCATGTTCATTTCTTATAATCCACCAATGTATCCAATCGTGGTTGGTAATGGGAGAATGCCTGAGTACTGGTCAACGCATGAAGACGGGCAATACTCTTTGACTGTGTATGACAATACAGTACGTCAGAAGACCTATAATCAAGCCAACGCAAAAGCTTTGAATTCTATTTCAGGATCAGATTTAAGTGTAGACCCTGAATTGATGAGCGGTGCTTATTTCTTAGAACTGGGATGCGATCTAAAATAAAAAAAGAAACGTCATAGGAGCAGGGGAGAAATCCCCTGCTCCTTCTGATGTCTAATCAGCAATCTTCAAACACAAGCCCATTGCGTTCTGCAAGGTCGTTGCTGTACTTGTCGAAATCAATGATCTTATCGTCTTTATCAAACAACACCCATTCCCCATTGAGCGCGACATTGGCTCCATCTTTTTGTATGGTAACCCACACTCACATCATGACTTCTCCAGAGTCACAGCGATAATACTCATGTGGGATGGGTGCACCACCGTGTAGCCCAGTGCCCGATATTCAACTTGACCACCTCGAACACCTGAGCTGCAGATCCCCAAGCGATCAGGATGTTCTTGAGTCTCGTCCCGAAGAAAGAATCCCAGACAGGATGCTCTGCCACCATTGGATCCAGCAGCTGCTTGATCACGAATCGATCGTAACTGATCGGGGTCAGGTCCAGTGCTACTTGAATCTTCTTCTTTCGAGAAGAGCTTTACTCAGCTCTTCGAGAGACCCGTTCCTTTCAATCGCAATGATTGATTCGTTGATATCTTTGAGTTTTTGATCCAGCGACATGACGATTTCCTTCTTCAGATTTAACTTGGGCGAGAGTGTCTAATTGGTTGCACTCTCACAGTAGTAATATATAACTATAAATATTTGCAATTAAACTCTGAACATTGCTGAGCCAGAGCCAATAATGGTCGCTCCACAAGCAGCCTTGCAGCCAGTTCGAATCAAACGCCTCCCTAAGTTTGAAGCAGTCCCTTCCCCAGACACAGGGGTGACACCGTGTCCTTTGATTGGACACGCATGCATGGCACCCTCTATGGCCAAGCGGCCACCCCCAGTACGCACCGAAGACGGTGTAGAAATGATTGTTCCACCATGGTCAGAACGATCCCCTAAAACAGCCAAACGTTTGTCCATCACTTTCTCCCAAGAATCAAGAAATCACAGTCGCAGGAGAAGTCACAATGGCACTCGCACCACCTGCCATCAATACAGTCTCACCCACCATGCTGGCGTTGGATCCAGACAACTGAAGGTTACTTGAACCAATCACGTTTGTGTTTGGCGAGGACATCTGCGCACTATCACTAGCTGCAATGTTGGAAGACATGGTAGTGACCGCAAAGGTATTCGTGGCTTTGATATTGCATGTGTTGCTAGCTTCTACGAGGAAATCTTTGGTTACAAACTTGGTCGTGTTCGGTATCGTCACGGTCAAGTTGTCTTGACGCATGTCGTAGTGCGAGCCGTCAACATTGTATAACTCAATGCGCCTGTCCATAGAGTCCAGATGTATATAGTTACCAGTATCATCCGTGATCAGCAACTTTCCATTCTTTGTATCGAGCTGAATGTCGTACCCGAACGGCTCACCGTCTGCTTTGCATGTGTGCAGTGTAATGTGTTTCTTGTGCGTGCTGACTTCAAGAAAATACTGCGTGTTTCCGTTGACAGGCTCATCCTCAGTACGTGATGCACTGAACGCATAGATCACAGTCTCTAAGCGCCTGAGTGACTGGCCGTCCAGCATCTCAGTCCAATAATACTTGTCAGCGTCTGCATACTGAAAGATCATGACCTTCTCGCCACGCCGAACATCTGGTGCAGTGATCCGGTTAGAAGCGCCAAATTGCAGCCACGTTGCCTGAATAGCCAGTGATGAGTTAGCAGAGGCTGTATAGGCTGCTCCAGAAGCATCAGTGCCTGTAACCGTATTGGTCTCTGGTGTTGCAGTGACCTCACCATCAATGAACGGAGTCTCCTCCGTAGGGGTCACTTGAATGAGCTTACTACCCAGAGTCTTGTTTTGAGCGACAATCCCCAACGAATAGAAACGCAATTTACTCCAGGTGAGATCCGCATTGTCAGAAAGCAACATGATTTCAATTCCTTTTATCGAAAGATTTATAAGACCAACACATCACTTGAAACAGTCTCTAACTGCAACAAATAAGAAGGTACAACATGAGAATAACGAAGATTGTCCTGGCTGGCTTTGAGCGATTCAAGACCAACGAAATCAAACACTTTAGCCTAGAGATCAAGGAGCCTCTCCTGGTCATCCTGGGGTCTAATGGATCTGGAAAGACGAGTCTGCTCAGGCAACTGACGCCCTATCCTCCTCATCCATCCGAGTTTGAAAAGACAGGATCCAAAGAAATCTATATTACCCATAACAATAGCCAGTACGTTTTAAAATCTACATTCTCTTCAGGACAGAAGCACTTCTTCTCTGTAGACGGATTAGTCCTCAATGATTGGGGTACTGTCACAGTACAGAAAGAGCTGGTCTCAACGCACTTCAATGTGAATGCTTCTACCTTGGGTTTGACGCTTGGTGAAGAGCGTTTCAGCGCCATGAATACATCCAAAAGAAAAGAGTGGCTGGTGCACCTGTGTGAGACAGATTACCTCTACGCCATTCAGGTGTACAACAAACTCAGAGAAAAGCACAGAGACATCCAGGGTGCACTCAAGATTGCTCAGCGTAGACTCAATGCTGAAACACAAAAGCAACTGGGTACAGAAGAACAAGCCCTTCTACTGAACCAAGCCAACCTGCTCCACAACTGCCTGAATGATCTACTGGAAGAAAGAAAGCCAGTAGAGAGTGACACCCACACACTTGGCTTAGAGCAAGAAAAGCTATCCTCACAGATCCTCAGATTCAAGGACAAGCTCAATAAGTTAATGGAGGAAGTATCCAGATACCCTCGTTATACACAGCAGGGCATCTCCGATCTTTTGGCCAGAGTAGATACCAATACTTCTGCCTGTAGCGCTGTGCTTCAGACCTACTCCCAGCAGCACGCAACACTGGATGAGAAAGTCACAACACTTCAAAAAGCAGAAGAGCAGACCATCGATTCTCTTCAGCGGTCTATCTTCATGCTGAAGGGTACACAGTCCGCCAAACAAGCCAAGATGCTCTTCACGGAAGACGACTTCGACGCACAAACTGCACACGATGCCTTTACCAGTATCAAGTCCATTCTGATCGATATCTTTGCTGAGATTCCCTGTAATGTAGACAGGAAGTATTCCTCAGAGAAACTGAATGAAGCCAAGCAAACCCTACTCAAACTGCAGAACAACAGAAAACTCGTTGGTGCTGAACTTCAGTCTACACATGCAGCCAAGCTGCACATGGAGTCCCACCAATCAAAACCAAATGTGACTTGTGAAAAGTGCAACCACAGATTCAGTCTTCATTTTGATCAAGTCAAACTAGACGGACTCAACACCCATTGCACCAATCTAAAGAATAGGCTAGAAGTCCTGGACGCTGAGACTGTTATACTGGAAGCCTATATCCAGCAGTGCAGCCAGTATGCAAACCTTTACCGACAGTACCACCAACTCACAACCTCTACAAAGACACTCTACCATTACTGGGACTACTTGAGTGCGAGAAGGGTTGTCACAGACAAACCAGAGTCTGGAAACAATGCGCTCCTGGTCATTGATCGAGATCTGATACTGCAGATCAGTTACGCACAAGTACAAAAAGAAATCAAAGACAAAGAAGAACTCCTGCAGTCCATGAAGAAGGTAGGCTCCGGAGACCTCAAAGAACTCGTTACCCAGCGCTCTGAGCTAGAAAACCTGATCGGTATTCAAACCAACAGACTGGTCAGACTCGGCCAAAAGAAAGCAAAGTACACAATCCTGTCTAATCAGATCAAGCAGCTTGACAATGCAAACCAATACGTCAACAAGATCCTAGAGGAAAAAGACAAGCTTAATACCGAACAACAAGAAACCATTCGCAGACAGCACTTCAACCAAGCAGTCAAGGAACTGCAAAGTGCATTGGCATCCAAAGAACACATCTTGAACCAGAACAAGATGCAGCAAGGTGTCATTAACCACATCCAATTGCAAATCTCAGAACTAGAAAAAGAAGAGAAAGCTTACACGCTGCTGGTCAAAGCACTTTCTGTGAGCGACGGTTTGATTGCAGAAGGACTCTTCGGATTCATCAATGAACTCATCACCAGAATGAACCACATTGTAGACCAAGTCTGGCAGTACCCAATGACCATCATGCCGTGCACACTGGACGGTGAGAATGTAGACTTAGACTACAAGTTCCCAGTCAAGATCTCTACCTCTGGCGCCATTAAAGACGTTGCTGACGGCTCTAAGGGCCAAGTAGACATGATGGACATGGCTTTCTTGATCACCGCCATGTCGTACATGGGGATGACAGACTCCGCATTGATTCTGGATGAGATGGGCTCCAGCTTCGATACAGAGCACAGAACCGCTTTGATCATCCTCATCAAGTCTCTGGTAGAGCAACAATCCTTCAATCAGATCTTCATGGTCTCTCACGACTACCACCAGTGGTCAGCACTGAATGCACAAGTCATCAAGTTGGTCAACAGCACCGAGAAACTCCCTTCCAATTACAACGAACATGTACAAATGCAGTAAAAAATAAAGAGCACAAGCACTACACCGCCCAAGGAATTAACCTGGGCGGTGTAGTGTTATATGCTGTCTATACATAACTGACGGTAAAATCAGTATCGTCGACTCTTCTCCAGATCTCTTTGATCTGAACGTGAGCGTGTTCGTCATTGAACCTCTTAGCGGCTTGATATGTAGACTCCCCGCGCTTAATTGAAAACCATCCAGGTTGATGTGCAGTGGACTCATCGACAAAGGGTATCCCAGCAAAGAGTTTGATCTCCTTCATGGGACACTGCTTTGAAACCAATGCACACACCTTGGTCTTCCTGGTCTCACTCGTGTAGACCAGGAAGACATCCTTTTTGGCATGTCCCTTAGAGGACATGACCATGAACTTCTTCGTGCGCAGTGCTTGTGCCACTGCGCGAGGCGAGTTCGCGGTTGATGCTATTGTGTTCATAGCATCGGGATACTAGTTCGCTCGAAACGAGCTTTGAATTTCTTGAGCAGGCGTTCAACGGGGATGTGCTCATTGAGCTCAGACCAGCGCTTGTAACGACCCTCACAGACTATCTTTTCCATGGGGGACTTCTGACTATGCGAAAAAGCGGTCATTCTTTCTGCAAAACGGGTTGGGCTTAAACTCAACCCTATTATGGTTACCTTACTGTTCTTCTCTCTGACCATGCTGATGTAAACTTGGCCAAGTGAATTGATTGCGGTCATGGTGAAACTCCTTGCCTTTATGGCATTGTGGTTGGGGAATGTCGACGACTGCTCTCCCGAAGAAGAGCAGAGAGTCGAGACTCTATATTAGATCAAATGCTCAGGAGACAGCATTGTGACTGTGTTTAACCTTCTTCAGCTAAGATCCATCGTTCTCCAGAAAGAATTCTCAATGCCTTTTCTTTTGCACGATCGATGTAAAAGTCGTCTTCGTACACAGCGTCTTCTTCAGACCCTTTTTTCGGGGTGCTGATCTTCCCATCTTCCCTGACAAGAATTCTTCCCCAAGGTCCGGAGAAAGAAATTCCCTCTATTAGACACCGTGTACCTTCCCGTATTTCCGTAGTTCGCTCGTAACTGTACTTGTTGGCGGACTCGACAGGTTGCTGGTTTGTTTTCATGGTAATGCTCCTTGTGCTTTGCATAGTGGTTGAGAAATACTTCTTCTCTTTTACTATATGTGACTATAAACAACTGCATTCAGATCTTCTTACCAGTCATGTGCACAGCTTGTGACCGTGCTCTACCCTGGAAGAGTTCTACCTTATTGCGGTGGTATTCTACAGTCTTCTCGATGTTACTTGCTACGAAGTAATGCATCACAACGGGATGACCATCAGACAGTTCGCGCAGCCGCCCCATTGTTTGCACGTTGGACTGTTGACTGGCTACCATGTTGGTCATGACCACATTGGTGAGGTCGGGAATGTCAATGGCCGTACCCAAGCTACCCAGAGTCGATACACAAATGTCACAGGTGTAGATGTTCTCGTCAGGATCCCCACTGACCTTGCGTTTGATCCGGTAGTCAGGGAATACCTTTTTCAGGTAAGCCAAGATCAAGTCTACCATCTCAGTGGTATAAGCGTACACCACCGCTACTTTCTTCTTCCTCTCCACCCGGTCATAACCAAACTTGACAATCTCTGCAATCATCTCCAGGTAATTCTTACAGATTTTCCCTCTGGCCATGATAGATTCTTCAAACGCATTGTTACTGAACGTGGTTGCACCACGCTCCATCGTGCGAATGAATTCTGGATTCTCAAAGTCATAGTAGACGGCTATGACATCAATATACTTCTTCAGTGCAAGCTCTTTTGCCCTGCTCTCAGGCGGAAACATGACACGGTACATCTTCGAGATGAACGGATCCGCATTGAACAGTGTGGCAGACAAACTGATAGAAGACTTCACATGGGTGTACAAATCCATCTTGAAACACAAATGGAAATGCATGTGGACTTCATCAATGACGCGTTCACTGGACTTCAAGTGCCGGTGCAAGTCATGCGGCACACACGCCCAACCCATCTCCAGCGTGTCTTTGCCAAAGAACTCATACTCTTTGATCCAGTTCTGAACTGTGGTATTAGAGATGATGGCGCACTTGAATTCAAACGAATCATCAGCTCCTTTGACCAATAATGCTTTCAGCTCCTCACTGCCTCGCACAGTCAGAATGTCTTCTCGCTTTAAGTTGGTCGTCTTCAGCAGATCATCCACCCACTTCTGAATGAACATGGGTTTGACAATGACCAAGAAACGTTTCTTCTTGTTGACCAGTGCTTGCATAGAGGTAGCGCCCTTGCCCTGACCCGTCTGCATGCTCAGCAGCTTAGACACAGGCTTCTCGGCAGTGCAATAATCAGAAAAAGGGATCTGATGGTCTCGCATGACCCAGCCTTTCTTCATCTCTATCTCAATGTCTTTGCCTTCAAACTCACTTTCTTTTTCCATCTGAATGAAGTTAGGGTGGATGTTGACACGTTTTGTCGTCTCCAGGAATTCATTCAAGCAGTTGATGTGAAACCGAAACTCAGTATTGTCCTTGTTACTGGCAGCATATACCTTGGTCTTGACTCTTACCATCCGACCACGTTCAGGCTTGAAGCCCCATTGCACCATTTGGTTAGAGTAAATGAAACAAGCGTTCCTTGCTACGTGGTTGAGTCTGTCCACACGAAAATAGTGCGAACAAACAGTGATGCGCATGTATGCAGCCATCGTGTACTTTCGATATCAAAAGGTCTTGATGAACTACCCTTGACCTCACTGGTCCAGAGTAGCATAAAGAACACAAGTGCGTATTTCTTCAATAGATGGGTCACTTCAATCATATTTCCCCAGCCATAAGTACCTATACCGTCGTACCCATTCCTAGGGCCGACGGTATAGGTACTAGCTCTGAAGCTTACTTTTGATCTGCGCACTTCTATCCGTTTTGTTCGGGTTGTGTTCGATAGCAGTAGAACCACTTCCATACACCACCGTGCACTTGGCAAAAATCAAATTGACCAATTCTTCCAACTTGTTCCTCTCTGTAGCATTGTCTAGTTTAGCACGCATGATACCAATCATGTCTTCACGCTCACCGTCTTGTACAGAAGCAATGGCTTTCTCTAGCCGGTCAATCTCCTCCAGTGTGGTAATAGGTCCCTTGACTTGGGTGATGAGTTTGGTCAAGTCAGCAGCTGACAACGGCATGGTAATTAATCCCTCTATAAAAAGAAAACAAGAAAGGGCAGTGAGTTCCAGCAAGACTTTCTGCTAAAACCCACCACCCCCATCCATTCAAATATGACTCAATGGATGTGTTACTTTCTATGCGATGGATGCGGTGTGGTGCTGTACTTGTAGGCAGACACTTTCCCAGGCATCAGCAACCAATCAAACGGATGGTCTGGTCGGTTGGTAAGTAGCGCCTGCTCAGAGTTGGTGAGCACTTGCTTGTGTCCTTGGAATGCCATCAGCGCCGACATGCTGCGACCGTTGTACATCTGCCGCAACGTTCCCTTGCTCATGTTCTCATCCCAAGCTTTCGGGATTCTGAAGTTCTTGGTCTCAGCATCACTGACCATGTTTGCCAACAACACCACTTCCAGGATAGCCAAGTTCACATTCAGCTTCTTGTTGACAAGGTGGTGGAAGTCAGCCAGCATCACGTCGATGCTTTCCTGCGCATACTTCTCATCACGGTCTTCTTTTTCCAAGAAGTTCTCGATGTCTTGCTGGTGGTCAGACATGTTGAAGTGACGAATAGGCAGGCTCATCATGGGCTGGGTGTAGTCCCAGTCTTTCATGTCCACCAAGAACTGCCCCTGGTTGCTGATGGTCCATCCATTCTTTCGGATGTAGTCCAGCAATTCATGCGTCATGTTGGCTTGGCGCTTGTTCAGTGTCAGATGCAGGTTGACCGCTTCTTCTACTCCTTTCCTGTCCAAGCACACGATCAACAAGTTCTCAAACACGCCGATGCGCACAGGGTCCAGCTTTCTGACATCATCAACCTTCATCAAGTCAGTCAGACTCGGTGCTTGCTCTGGCTTGATGACCAGCTGCAAAGAAGTAAACCGCTTATTGCTCTGGTTCAAGAAGTAAATACTACCTCCCTCTTCAGCCCACAGGTATTTGGCTTCCTTGCCATCCAAGCTGATGCCTTCCACCACAGACGATCCGTCGTAATGTTTGGTAGACAGCACATTCTGAGACACTTTCTGCATCTCTGAGACACAGCAATGATGACCAATGTTGGTTCCTGGCAAGATCGTGTCTGCCAAAGCACCAAAGCAAACCCCACAAATCCCATAAGGATCAGGGTGCCTACAGCCACCCACCACACTGCGCATCATGATGTTGGTGCCAATCAGCTCTTTGCTGTCAGCAGTCACCACCTTCAACCCATCCGACAAGTCATCCCAGTAATACTTCCCAAGGATGGTGTTCAGGCTGGTCACAAACCACTTGATGTATTTCCTAGACCCACAGTCACCCAAGTGCAAGTTGCGAACGTTCATGCAGATGAGCTGCTGTCGCCGTGAGAAGTACTCACTCTTTTGAAGTGGACTCTCAGAGAACTTCAATGCCTTGGCAGCACTGCGAGACTCCATGGCCATGTCAGCAGCCGTTCGAATCCCTTTGGTGAAGTTGGTCAGGATGGGTCTTGGGAACACAGCCGAGTTGATGTCGGTCAAGTACCCCCGAATCACACAGCACTGCAAGAGCTGTTCCACACGCACCACACCCGCATTGGTAGCCTGCACCAGTGGATTAGCTGCTAGTGCAGGGTCAGACCTGATCGCCTCTTTAGCGACCTTGTAGACACCGTCAATGCCCTCCTGGGTAGGGAACATCTCCGAAATAGCTTTGACAATCCCCTCATGCTTGGTGATCTGAATGAAATCCAAAATGTCAAACGACGTGACAAATTCCTCCAGTTCCTCAGAGAAGTCGCAGTACATGTTGTTGGCAATGATGTATCCCAATCGTGCCAAATCCACCAACAGCGATTGCGTGTTCTTCACCTCGAACTTGTACGTGTCATACACATCGAACAAGACATTTCGAATCAAATTCAGATGTGTCTTTGATCCAATCATCCCATTCTTGATCACACTGCGCAGAAAGTGTGATTTCAACAACGGTGTCTTCGGATACTTCCTGTGGAACTCCCAAGCATAGTGAGAGAAGATCACATCCTTCTCATTACTTTCCATTACGCCATCTTCAAACTCAATGAGGAAGTCTGCGTTCAGACGACCCCAAATGGTCTTGATGGGCAGCTTGACAAACTTTCTAGCTTGAACAGTAATCAAGATATCTCCTTGTCTTTACTTGGCAACGTAAGGGCTGAACTCAAACTTCCATCCGGCACACTCAGCCATGTGGTTGATGAATTGCATCGGGCGACTACTGCCCAGTGGGTGCTCCACCCGGTCGATGTTGTAGTCGATGTTGCTTGGCTTGTCAGCAGTCAGGATACTCAGACACACCAACGCATGTGACGCTGGCGAGTTGTTTCTGTCAATCACTTCAGCTGCAAACTCCCCTTCATCACAGTTGGCTGCCAGGATACGAATACCTGCTTCGTCAGTACCCCGGATAGGATTCTTTCGAGCAGCATCTGCATACTTGCCTTCCTTGGTGATCTGTGCAGGAACGCCGTGTACCTGTGAACGCGGACTGGCCACAGAGTTACCGTCCCGACCGTCCTTCTCCAGCACCAGGATGTGAAGCTTTCCGAGACGCACTGCTTGTCGCGTAGTGCGATGCTTCCCTGAATTCCCCACATATTGCACAGGTGCGTAGTTGGGCTTATAGATACTTTCCTCCAAATCGCTCACGACATCCATCAATCCCTTCTGAGCATCTGTAGGCATCCAAAGCGTGATGCCGTGCGACAGAATGGTCGTCATGTACTTGATTCGATCAGCACCCACTTCCCCAGATTCAATCAATTCACTGACCTCTGGAGTTGCGATCTTGTACATGCCATACAGGTGCCCAAACAAGGACTCGATACTTTCCTTTGGCAAGCCCAGCAAATGCTGGCGCACATCCTTTTCCCGCATGTTCTTGTGAATGCCTGCCATTTGACAGAGTTGTTGATGAACAGTATCTGCCATGTCGGTGAGGTACGGCTCGTAAGCACGACCGAGATTCATCCGTGCCAATGTTCCGTTCGGGTCGACAATGATTTCGGCAACGTGACCGTACTCGTCTTTGGGCATTTCTTCATGCTTCTTGATTTCACAGATAACGCCTTTGCCTCCGTGCAGATCAGTTAGCTTCGATCCAAGGTTTGCTTGAATCTCATACTCGATGACAAACTCAATCTGAAACAAATCAATCAGCTGCTGCCGGTGGATCAGCTTGACTTTCTGTGCAGGCCGAACATCCCCACTACTTCGATTACCGCGTGACTCCCCCACCACAGAAATCGCAGTGACCACTAGAGAAGAGAACTCAGGAGTCAGTCGCAGTGCAGCACCAAAGCGCTTGTTCAGATCCTTGTGGATACCCAGCACCCGCTCCAAGAACTTCTTTCGTGCGGTGTAATACTTCAGTGCCTGCTTGTCAATGACAGGGGACTTTGAAGTTGCATTGATGTCATGGTGAACGATGATGTCAATCACACGGCCACCAGGACCGTCTGCATAGACCTTCTTGTCAAACATGTAGTCTACAGTCTGACAGTCCTTGTATGACATCATGACAGGGGCCAGAATGGCAGGCTCATAAGGACGCAAAGCCATCAACAGACCATCGCTGCGAATCGTGTCTCCAATGTCCGGGAATGGTTTGTAGATGTCATCGTTGCCATACAGGTTCAATGCGAAGTGGTCCTTTCCATAACCAACAGTTCGGGTCTGGTAGGTGTTGTAGCGGAACTTCTTGATGGCTTGGTCACTCACCACGATCGCATCTTCAGCACCACCGGGCGCTGTGATGAATGCTGTGATGCACTCAGTCCCCAATCGGTAATCCCCCTGATCACTCACATTGGGAGAGTCCAGAAACACTGTGTCCTTGGGGATGAAAGCTCCCTTACGGATCATCGTGTGTCCAGCACCCGGTTTGTATTGGAATCCAAAGTACGTGTGCTTGGAGCAGTAACTTCGCAGAGAGATCATGCCAATCTCCCGCGTATCCCTGTCCTCATAGATCAACACCGTCTCAGGGTTCAGTCGAATGGAATCATATCCAATCCCAGATTCATCGTAACGACTCAGTACCTCCAGAATCAGAATGTTGCCAGGTGCACGTTCTCCCAGTGTGTACTTCCTGAACTCAGACTCCACCCCCGTTTGAATGATCTTGTTGGAAGCCCCTTTGATGACCAGTGCTTGCCCCAATTGAGAAGCCGTCATCTGTGCCCGAGACGAGCTGTCGTGCGCTACAGAGAAGCTCAGTCCGTTGACAGACAGGATCCGAGGATCCAGCTGTGACTGGTCCGCTGGCGCTAATTCAATGCTTTCTTTCGTGTATGCTTTCACCATGATTCTTATTTCCTTGGTATTGTTCACTCATCAGGTTAGACACGTACTCCGACAACCGTTGGGTAGTGGGAGTACGAAGGCAAGCAGACACCAAACTGTGTTTTCACTATTGGTATCTCAAATCAATAATGTGTGGTTATGTTTTTTTCGAATGAGGAATCGCAGCATGGATGTCGATAAATTAATGATCAGTCCTGGCGCTGACTGGCTGTACAGTGAAGAATTCAAAGTCGTGATTGAGAGTCATCTGGGGTTCATCAGACAGTCTTCCAGTACAAAGGTCATGACCATCACGCCAGAGAACGTGAGAATCTTCAAAAATGATTTCTATGGATTACTCACCTCAATCAAGATCAAACCTAGAGACTTTTGGATCATCTTGAGAATCAACAACATGCACAATCCACAAGAATTCGATGAAACCAAGAATGTGGTATTTGTTCCAGACAATCGCACATTACAGCACATCAAGATGGCGCACAAAAGCATCAGTGCCATCACGACATAAAAAAGAAATCAAGAAGAGGCTACCAACTACAGCTAGGTAAACACCTTTGCTGTAGTTGGTAGTTTCTTATGACGTCAAGTCTTTCAGTAGCCTGTGCCCTGCATCATTCCACCACCCAGATGACTTTGGCGGACAGGAGTCATCCGCTGCCAGTCACTTGCACTGACGACTGCAGGATTCGTCAGGACTGGCTGCTGTTGCTGCTGGAATGGCTGCTGCGCTTGTTGGATGTAGGTGTACGTTCCATCCGCCATGCGCACCATGGGTCGTCCATTGGCATCCATAACTGTACCGGGCGCCACCATTTGGGCTGGCTGAGGCTGCTGGATTGGTTGTGAGAACGCTCCAGCATTGTCCAGCATCCGTGCAGTGGTCGGATTGAGTCGCTGTGGTTGCTGCGGCTGCATTTGCTGACTCTGCACAGGAATCAGCTGACCATTGATCAGGTAACACGGACGTTGGTACTGATCCATGTAGATCTGCTGTTGCGCCATGCTAGGGCGCCAAGCCACTGCAGTACGCGCTCCTTGATCCAGCACAGGCGCTGGCTGGACTGAAGGATGATACATCGCTGCAGCCACGGGTGCGGGCACACTTGGAGGAGGGGGGACGTGCTGCGGAAGCTCCGGGTAAATGACCGGCATGGTGGGTGCAGGCACGTGCGGCTTGGGAATGGGTGCAGGAGCAACAGCCTTTGTACCTCCTCCATCTTGCATGGGAATGGCACGAATCTCTGCCAACATGGAGTGTGCGTTTTCAAGCTCCTCCATCCAATTAAGATCCGCCTTGACCACATCCATGTTTCCAATGAAACGCTCGAATGCATCTGCTGTGTCATTGATCTCTTGCGTGATCTTTGCCACAGCCCGCAGCATACAGTCGAAGCTAGGACCCACATCCGACACACTGCCCATGTTGTACTTGCCAGGTACATCAATGTCAGTGATGACATACTGGTACAGCTTCATCAGCGCATCTTTGTCCTTGTTGCGCAGCGTCACAGTGCCCAGCTTCTTTCCACCCTCACTGACCATCTTCTTCAGTGCTTCGTACATCGGCCATGACACAATGGCACCACGTGCGTAGGTTCGATCACCAATGCGGGCTTGCTTCTTGATGAACAGATGCACGCTGACCAGAGAATCATCCTTGCCAGCTTGTGTGCAGATCTGTAGCCACTTGGAAGCAGTGTCAGCATCCACGTCCTTCAGCAGCAGCAGCAAATCAGATTGCTCTGAATTGGTCTTGCTGTGTTCGCCCACATTGACAGCCAGGTTGATGAGCTCACCCATGAGCGTCGTCAGACGCAAGTGCATGGCTTGCGCCATGACGGTACGCAGCCGCTCCATCACTGCAGTCTCACCGCCCGCAGCAGCTTCCAGGAGAGGATGCACAATGGCCAGCTCAGGCCCACGACGCAGATTGTCCTGCGTAGGCAGCGCCATCCGTTTGCCCTTGGTCATGGCATGGTGTTTGCGCTCCCCAAATTGGAAGCTAATCAGGCAGTCATCTTCGGTAACCAAGTTACCCATGGGCAGCACGCGCTTGTAGAAGTCAATCAGTTTTGACATATTCGTTTCTCCTTGATCAGTAAAGGTTACCCAGACCGGACACGCTGCTCAACACAGTGTCCACACTCTGGTACAGGTATTCAACTCCCGACGGATTGCGGGAGATGACAGGTGCGACTAACGAGTCGCAGAAAGACGGGAACGAATAAGGGATGAACATCCCCACACCGTCCAGACGAAGGTGAATGGTCGTGATGCCGAACAAGTCACAGTTCACCATGGCTTCGAAGAACATGAAACCACCCACCAGCGTCGGCATCAACTCTTTCTCAATGACAAACTTGAATCCCTGGAACATGTTGGTCATGTCCTGGTGACCTGTCATGGAGGCGAAGTCAGAGAGCAACACATCGGTACCCGTCATCATGTTGAATTGCATGCGAGAGAACCCAAACCGATTCAGGTAAGCGGGCACACTCTGGCCGATGATGGTGGCCACTTGAGTCGCCATGTCACTGCCAGCCCAGTGCTCGCCTTCAAACCCCAGTACCGAAGTGCTTTCCACGTGCATGACGTTGACCGCGTTGGGGTCCAGAACACAGAGCTCACCGAACGTGAAACTGTTCGGAGTGAGAACAATCCTGTTCTTGGTCGCCAGCAACGACAAGAAACTGTCACGGGTCACAGTCGGGTTCTTGACAGAATGGTAGGCATTGTCCAGCACAGACTCTTGTGCGCCCTGGTATTCCATCGAGTGCTTGCTGCCGAGGTAGTTGCCCACCAAGTCTCCCAGATAGCCAGATGCTGTGCTGTGCTTGAAGGTACTCTTCACGGGCACCATACCGACGTTCTTGGTGGTGTTCGACTCGAAGCTCAATCCTGCCTGGTAGTGGGTAGCGTCATTCATGGCTTGCAACGCATCTTGCGGACGCTGCAGGTAGACCCGGTCCTGGCTGGGTGTGTTGTCAAACTGACTGTTGGAAATGACGAGTGATCCCTCCTTCATCATTCCAGCGGTAGGCACGCTGGCGTTCGGATTCATGGCCTGAATCTGATTGATGTAGAAACGCAGATTCGGGCTGATGTGCATGCCGTACGACACATCGAAGTATTCCGTAAATCCGCTGATGATCTCGATGAAGCGCATGCCCATGGTGTCTTGCACTTCCACATGCAGCACCCAGCGCATGCGTTCTTGCCGCCAGCCGTAAGGAATTACTGCCAGCCCTTCATGCGTAGCAGCAGGGCGAATCATCTTGCCTGCAGCGCCAGCAATCGTGGCTGATGTCACGCCCAGATTCTCTTGCACGCTGCTCGTGATCTCATTCATCACCTCGTAGTCCAAGCTCGACTGGAACGGACGCAGAAACACCTCATTCATGGGTGCGGTCTTTTGCATCAGCAACTTGACAACACGCAGGTTGTTGGTGGCGTACATGGAAGGGGAGGTGGTGTAGCTGATTTGTTGGCTCATGGTACTTTTCTCTTCAGTGGTTGGATGGATTGGTTTACAGGGGCGCCAGCTGAATGATCAGATTAGCAATGATTACTTTGATGTCGTTTGGGCAACTCAGTCGAGTCATGCCTTCGTACCCAGTGACCAGTTTGATTTTCTCTGGACTCATGCGAAGCGTCCAGTCATTGGCACTGAGTTCCTCATTGAACTTGTCAATGGCTTTGATGATGGGATTGATCTGCTTACTCTTGATGCTCGATCCTTGTGGAATAACAGAAATGGGGAATAACTTCTCGATCTCTGCAACGGTTTCAATAGGTAGGCGTACACGTGAAGAGTTCCCCCCTACAAATGTCACTTGATCATCCAGCATGGCCACACCACCAACGATGCCTGCCAGCGAATGGTAGTTGTTCTGCCACAGCCATGTCTGAGCCACTGCAATGGCATTGAGCAACTCTTTCTTCTTGAGCAACACAACGCCCCGAGGAGAGATGACACGCTTCAATACAAACTGAACCAGTGTGACTTGGATAGTGGAGATGCGCGCATTCACCAATCCCAAAGCTTGTTGGTAGAACTCATCCAGCAGCCGCATGTCCATCTTCGAGTCTAGCTTAGAGGCCACCCGGAGAATGTCAGACATGTAGACATTGAACATGGTCTTGTCGCCAATACTGATCGACTGTGAGATCTTGTAGGCTTCCATGTTGCTGGCCTTGTTCTCATCAGACCCAGACGAATCAGACGTTGTCTTAGGTTTGACCATGTCCGCATACTTCGTGGGAGCACTACCGTTTTGGTGCTGCTTCACGTAGTAGTACATGGCCGTGATGACGTTGGATTCTGCACCAACAGGATTCACAGGCGCCATGGCAAACTTACTCACGACCAAGGAAGCCAAAAGCTTCGCAGGATAGTCCTCAGTACCCGTGCCATTGATCATCACATTCAGAGAGTTGTCACCCCCCTTGCCAATGGATGCATTGATGTATCGTTCCAGCTTTGCGATCGAGTCCAAGTTGGGCACATAACTGTCCTTGAGCAGCATGTAAGCAAAGTATTCCTTGTAGTCGCCAATCTGGCTGGCAGTATGGTGCATGAATTCTGTCCAGATGGGTACCATCACCTTGAACAGTACAAGTGAAGCAACCAGCTTGATGTAATCCTCACGAAGATAAGTCTGGTCACGGCTGCCAGGCTTCTCGTCTGAAGAGTCATACTCCGCAGTGCACTTCTCAGGGATGTGTACGTACGGGTCTAAACTGATCTTCCTTCGCAGTGCTTCGAAATCATGGAGCCCGATCAACTCCGCAACTGGAGTGATCAGACCCTGGATGAGGTAGTTGATGTCAAACGTGTCTTCAATGACGGCCTTGATTTCAAACATCTTGTTGAAGATGTCGCCTTGCTTTTGGATAGGAAGTTCTTTCCAGAACTCATTGATGTACCCAAAGATGTCAGTGTCGCTCTGCAGCTTCTTCTCTTGGGAGCGATCCGTGATCCGAAACAACAGATACCGAACATCCGCGCTCACAGGGTGTGAACAACGAATGTACATGGCGCCTTCATCATGGAGTAAATCCATATGCATTTATGTGCTCCTACAGTAAGAGATTGAGCTTTCTGGGCTCTATTCAATAATGTGTAATTGTGATTTTTTGCAATCTTATTAAGCGGCCCTCTACCCTACTGCGAGCAGCCGCGCAGTAGGGTAGAGGGCACACTAGAAGACTATTTGAACAGTCTAAGCTTCTTCAATTAGAACGGAATGTCATCGGACATACTGTCATCAGCTGCTGGCTTTTGGGAGTACCCTCCACCACCTTGGTTGCCCTTGTTATAGCCACCGCCACCGCCGCCATATTGCTTGTTACCACCGTAGCCACCGCCACCTTTGCCCTTGTTGAAGTCAGGAGCAGGCGGAGGAACGAATTCATCGACCATGATGATTGAGGCCATTTGCTCCCAAGACATCACAAAACTCTCAGCTGTTAATTGGGAGATCTCAGACTTGCTGAAAGAGCTGCCATTGCCGTGGAACATCGGATGGTAACGCGTGTCCCGAGGAGCAAAGTTGAACTTGATCACCGGACGGTTGGCGGCGTTCTTTGCCAGAACAGAGATGAAGATCATGCCTTCATCATCACGACCCACCCACACGTCCGAGATGTGGGAGAGTTCTTGCGCACGCTGACCATTGACACGGTCGTAGTTGTGACATTCGATCTTCCACTTCTCAGCCTTGGTGGCTGCGATGGCACGCTTGAGTAAGATGATCAGCATGTTGAACACTTGCGGGTTCAGTGCAGCTTGAATGCGACCATAGTCGATGCTTTGGTCAGCCGGGTCACCGGTACGCACGACCAGGCGCGGGCTACCGTTGTAGAAGTCCAACAGTAGCGTGGAGAACTTACCCTTGGCGGTGGGGCAAGGCGCACTGAGTTGCATGTGCGTGCTAGAGAACACAGACTTCTTCTTAGGGGTAACGTTGTCAGACATTTGAAAAGGACTCCTGGATGGAAAAGGAAAGGTACAATGAGTCAGGCTGCAGATGTTCCTGACTACATGCAATGGTTGCTTTGGGTTTATTTTCCCAACGAATCAAGTCATCTCGCTCAAGATGGACCTGTAGAATGGATTGCTAATCATAGACAATCCCAAATGAATGCGGTCTTTGGTGGTGGCGAAACTCCAGTTGTATTTCTCAGCAATGCCCAAGATTTCTTGCCTCAGCTTTTTGTCGTGTGGGTGGAAGATGGTGGAGTCCCCAAAGACTTGCAGGAATAGCTCGTTGAACGGAATACGCATGCTCTCTTTGTGATCGGAGAACTTGGTATACCAAAGCGCTTTGGACTTCAGCACGCCTGTGTGGGACTCTAGCAAGTCCAGGCTCTTGAAATCCCTGCTACTGAGCAAGTCATACGCATAATGCGTCAGAACCAATCCACGAATCCTTTTGTCTGGATGAATCAGTCCAGAGAAATGTTTCATGGTCTCGGTGACCGGTCTACCTTCATAGAACTTGGTCAGCACTTTACCAATCAGCTTGGTCGTGCGCATCTGCAATTCAGTGTTGTCTGTCCTGAACCGAGCGTGCTTGTACTTGTGTTTGATGTCGTACACACTGGTATAGAAGACTATCTTGAGGCCAGCATCCCAAACCCTGAAGACATCCCGAAGAATGTCGACTTCTTCTTCCAGTACAGCAGTCCATTCTTCCACCTTGATCTGGTCTAACGTATTCCTTTCTACAGAACCATACAGATTCCTGAACAGTGTCAGCACATTGATCCAGACCTCATCGTAGTTCTTCAAATCAATCCCACCAGGAATGACCCGGTCGGGATCAAACACAGGCTTAGGACCCACTGCAATAGACTCCAGCGCAAGCGCAGTGCCAATCGACAATGAGTAAGAGCTCATCGCTCTGTTTGACAAAGCGCTCACTATCATTTCAAATGACCTCCTCAAGTCTCAGCATGGCAGATTCGTACACATCTTTCTCAGCACCAGCGCCCAGCAGCCGTTCACTGACCAGTTGCATGATCGTGTTCCTGTTGATGATGATGGGTGTGTACGTACTCTTCTCAGTGATGATGGGGCTTGCTTTGACACTGAGTTCTTTGAACAAAAACCCCCAGTGGATGAAGCTGTTGATTTCCCGAAGTGCCTGTTCAGCACGACTGAGCGCATTCGTTTTCTCAGTCAGAATTCTGACATAGCTGTCCGCAGGAAGCTTCTTGATTTTGTTAGCCAAGTACAACAAGTTCTGTTCTAGATCCTCACCAAAACAGGTCAGTGTCACATACTTCTTGGCATTCTTATTTTCAATGAAGTTGCATTGGTAGCTATCGTCCCGGCGCACAATGGCTTTCAAGTAACCCTTGGCTACTTCATCACCATGACACAATCTGTCAAATGAACCTTGTGCATAAATCCTCTCGAAGTTAGAGTACATGTGTACATGACCAATGAAGATCAGCTGTTTTACAATGCGCATGTAGTCCTGCTCATTGTGCTTGAACCGGGTATTACTGACTTCAGGTACTTGGTACTGGAACATGCCATGCATGAAGGCGTGGTCGACTTGCGTCAACCCTCTCGCCTCCATCAGCCCCATTACTTCAGCAAATGTGTCTGCACTGTCATGGTGCCACTCGTCAGGCACATAGAGCACGTCAATGTTCAAAGCCTCGATGTGTTCGATGCTCAGATCAGCCACGTACTTCATGTCCAAACCAGGGTAGTCCAAAGACCGCACTGTTTCAAACACCATGCTTTGTTTGCGGTCATGGCTAGGGGTTCCCTCTAGGACCCGCACCACCACACCCAACTCCAAACACAGCTTCAGTGTACGCCAAACCCAGCGAATCACCAGATCCACATCCGCATCATGCGCCTGCATGGCATCATCAAACACGTCGCCTGCAAACACCAAGAGATCCACATCCATCAGTGCTTGCTTATTGGTGAGCACTTCATCCAAGTGTTCGATGATTTCATTCGTCTTTGTCCTTGGGTGGTGCAAGTGAATGTCACTCACCACCACCATGACATACTCACCAGTCGAATTCAGACTCTTCTTGTACATGCACAGCATCCTTGCTTTGCTGACCAGACCCAATGAGTGGCTTCTTGTAGTGTGCAAACACCTTGTTCCAAGCTTTGCATGCCTCTTCCGTGGTCGAACCCTGTGTCATGAGTCCGACTTTCTTGTTCAAGTCTTCTTGGATCATACGCTCACCCAGCGTATGGTGAATGGTCATGCGCTCTTGTGCCAAGCGAATCGTGTAAGCAGTCAAAGACTCCCGGTCCACAATCGGCTTGAACACACTTGCATCACAGATCCCAGGTACCACCACCACGACAGTGCCCTTCTGATCCACCACGTTCACCTCGCCCCAATTGGTGCCAGCAATGGTGAACCAGTTGGAGAGCTTGGTGCGGGTATCCTGCACACTGAGCTTTTCCTCACCACAAAAGAAAGGCAAAAAGTTCTCGACAAACAAATACTCCGGAATGGTTCGGGTCAGCACACCCCCCATCTTTGCAAAGTCCCGACGACTCTCGTTGATCTTCTTTTGCAACTCGGCTCGGTTGTTCAGTGTGATTGCGTCCATTTCAGCCATGGCTTATTCTTCCCAAATTGAAATATGCAGGACATAAGAGGCTCCCCCAATAGAAGCCATCCACTTGTGTCGGCACAGATGATGAATGGCTTTGATCAATTCTCACAGTCACCCGTTGTTCTGGCGGATCACCTCATCAATCTTACCCTCAGAAGTCACTACAATGTCACCAGCCACCCTGTATTTGCCAGCATCATTCACCCCTACCACAATCTTCAAAGAAGCTGTCGTAGCGCTTATGTCACTCGCGCTCACCACACTCACCTCCACGTTCACTTTGTCAAAATGCTTGCCCAAGTAAAGGTGTAAAGCCTCCTCAATCTTAGGAGCCGCCATACTGGCCTTATTACCTACTAGCTGTAAGATCCTAGGCAAACTCACAATTTGCTCAGCATACAAGTCAGATTGTTTGTAGTCACTGTAATAGAAGTAACTCAGTAACCTATCCAACTTGTTAGGAACATCCTTCACCCATCCCATCGAATCCATCGTAGGGACCACAATCATCACAGTCATTTACCATACTCCAGAAAAGAAAATACATAAAGCCAGTAGAGCCCCATGCAAAAGGGCTCTACTGTGCTTTACTGGTACTTCAATTACAACATGCCACCAGCAGGATCAGTAGGATCTTCATCCAGTCGAGCCATGATGGTATCCAGACAATGCCAGGACGCCAGAATGTCACGCTGCTCACGAATACCCAACTCACGGTCATCCTCAGGAATCATTTCACTGATCTGAGTCAACACATGCCCACCATCCTCGTCTTCAATCAAGACTTCATTCACCACACGGCGGTAGTCATAGTGTTCCATACCAATCTTCTCCGGTTCATTGTCAATGTAAGTGCTACTCCAACCGTCGCAGCGTTGTTCGTTGCGTAGCTTGCGCAGCACAGGGTTTGACATCATCCAACGTTGCATGGCCATACTGGCATTCTGGAAGTCATCACAGAAGTACAGGCCAATCACTTGGCCTGTGTCAATGTGCGTCTGTGCAAAGCTGTTCGCTGCAATCTGACGTGCATACTCCAGCGCAGCATCAGAAGTGTTGATCTGAAACTGTGTTTGTGCTTGTTCGTAAAACGCTGCTTTCCGAGCGTCTAGCATGGGTCCCATCTGCTGAAACTGACTCTGCAAATAGGCAATGCTACTGTCGCTTTTTGGTGGGTATAGGAGCGCATCAAAAGCACTCCTGGCGTTTGCTTGAAACATCCTTTTCTTCCTTTTCTTCTTTACTTACTTTTCAAGTCAGACTCATCAAGAAATCAATGTTCTCCTGTGTCACGGGTTGAGTGCGAACAGTACCGTACCACGTCAGCACGGTACTTACCAAGGGCCTAGGTAGGCTGGCAGCATCGCTGAGTTGCCTAGGGTCATTATCAGAGAAGAAGTTCATGTGGGGTGCCAGGGGCTTCATGGCGTCTGCCATGTAGTTATCCGTGGCAATGAACAAATTCATGGCGTCACCGTCAAAATCAGCATTGAACGTCTTGACGTCCAGAATAGACATTGTGATCGTGTGATCGTCTGGGTCATCCTTGATGACTGTGATTCGGACCAGTTGACAAGATGCTTTTGTTAAGTTGGGGTTTCTCTTATTGTCCGATTGTGGTGGTGAATCACAACCCGGTGTGCTTAGACACCCGCCAACACTTTCATGCTGGAACAGACCATCTCATACTCCTTCCTCAGACCTGAGGTTAGGAGCCCTTCTGTTTCGCCTGATTAACCAATCAAGCTACGCTACTGGCTTCCATGCAGAACTTCTCTGCACGTGCTGTCGCTGGCCGTTGAACTCGCACCATGGATCTTATTCAGACCTGTAGGTGATCAGCTGCGTGGTTACCCAATCCATCATCTTTGTTACCGTACCTGAGTAGTTACTTCAGCCACCAATGTCTTTCGAATCACTGGTTTGGTAGATGAGGCCCTATAGGGCTTTCCCGTCAATTAAGAAGGTTTTGCACTGGCTATCTCTAACCAGGGGAACTAATCATTAATTCCAGTATCCCCAAAGACACTTGTCGCGTGACTCAGCAAGCAACTCATCAAACACTTCGCGAATCAACTTGTGCCAGCTCACAAGTAGTGGATTGTCAGGAGAAGGTTTATACACCACCGCCTGCGTGATCTGTTCAATGTCGTTGATGGTGTAGCCACGCCGCATCAACTTGTTGGCAATGTGCAGCTTCAAACACGTTACTGCTGCTGCCCAGGGCAGGTGTAACTCGTCGTACTGGTGGCGCTTCGTGTTGGAGGTGATCACAGCACGGATAGAGAACCCATTTCTAGATCCAAACACATGCTTGCGGAAAGCTCCTCCCTTACTGGCCAGGAATTCTCCGTAGAAGTCTTCATAGAAACGAAAGCATTGGAAGAGTACCTTGGCTGTTCGGTTCTCTTTTTGCCTGAGGCTCAAGCCAGACAGCGGGGTATCGATGGATCGCATCGCTTTGATGGCATCAATCATGCCGGCGATATTCCTGTCCACATAGACTGCACTTTTGCTTTGCTCCACAATCAGCAGTGCTTTGTTGGGCAGCGGAATGTAGTCAGAGAACAGGTACTGTTTGTTTTTCTGGATGAGTTCACGAACTGAGTTACTATCGTTGTTCTTATCCTTGAAGATTTTACAATTAAAGAGAATGTCCATGTACTTGTCAAAGTTATTGACAAAGTTGTTGTAACCTCTTTGGATGCCTGCATCTGCTAGCAACCCCAAGTCACGTACACGGGTTCCTTTCATGTCGTTGTAGCTGGGATTGCAAATCCATTCCAGGTAGTTGAACTTACTCTTGGTGAAGTAAGCGGAGATCATCCCAAGTAAGTCAGGATTGATGAGCTTGGCAACTCCTTCTGGTCGCCTGAACCAAACCAGTGGCTTGAGCTCTTCGATGATGCCATCGACTACTGGGGTCCTGCAATTTGGACAGATGACACCGATATTGTATTCTCTTGTAGTTTGTCCGCATTCACACGAAGGCTCGATGTTCATGACATCACCTTCATGCAAGCTGAATGTCATTCTATCGACGCTTCTCTTCTCTTCTTCAGTAACCCCCGGAAGATCGTTGAGGGTGATGGGGTCCTTTGCCATTGAGTGAAATAACAGATCATGACCAATGTTTTCTTTGTAGGTACCCATTGGGAGTGCTTCCTTTTTCTTCAGTGGTTGGAGAGACTAGGATAGAGGCGTCATAGTAGCAAGTAGATGGAAGACAAACTCCATCTACTTGCTAGAAGACGAACCCCAATGAACACGGCAGGTACATCCTATTCCTGGTATTCACTAAGATGATATACGGTTGTGATTTTTTGCAATCATAAAGTCCCAGGATCCGGACAAAAAAGAAGCCGTGTCGTTCTAAGCCAGGCATGACCCCAGCTTAGAACGACACGAGCAACTAGACTTACTTGTTACTGAACAGAGTCAGCGATCAGTACTGAGCACCACCGAACTGGTTGCGGTAAGGAGCATTGCCCTGACCAGCACCACCGATGTTGAACGGGTTGGAGCCCGCTTGGTTCTGCGAGTACAGCAGCGACTGCAGACCGTCGAACTGGACACGACCACCGACATTGTCAGCGAACGGGTTCTGCGACTGCAGGCTGATGGCCACGCCCATCGATTGCACAGCGCCCAGAAGTGCACGCAGGAAGTCAGGCATCAGGTTGACCATGCGGTCCACGCCAGTGAAGGTCACCGGGAAGTGGAACTTGTCTTGGATCAGTCGACGCTGTTCTTCCAGACGCACGTGCACTGGCTTGGACGTCGAGTAGGTGCGCGCATTGCTCCAGCGTGCCAGAGCGCTCGGGTCCTGGATGCCAGCCACGTTGGCCATGGCCAGATAGTCGAAGTCATGGACACTGCGCTTTTGGCCTTCGGTATCGATGTAGAAACCAGCCAGCATGCAATCCTGCAGGGTGCCAGTGCTGTCTGCCGTCATCTGCACCGGGTTGGCAGTGCTGTTGTACATGCGCGAGAAGTTGCCGCCCGTCAGGATGTCAGCGCCAGCCAGAATCTCCTGGATTGCGTTGGCGTCACCGCGAGCTGCTTCTGCCCAGACTGCATTGCCCCAACCTTCAGCCGTGTGGCGACCGATGACCATGGAGATTGCGATCTCCTGACGGATGAGGCTGCTCATGAACATGTCAGCATCTGCCACGGACCATCCAGCGCCAGTGTCGATCGGAGCACCGTAGCCGCCTTGCTCGTAGCCAGGCACATTGGGCAGGTTGCCTTCGATGTTCAGCGCACCGATGTTGCGCATGTCGATGCGGCGAGCACCCATCTGCGGACGCGGAAGCAGCGCCACACGCCACAGTGACGAACTCTGCAGCGCCAGAACACCAACGATGTTCATGAGCATTGCCGGGATGTCAGTGGCGTAGTAGTTGTCCATGCTGGTCATGATGAAGCGACCAGTGAACTTGCGGGTGTCTTGCGGCACCATACCGAACCCCATCTGACCGAACTGCTGCTGGGGGGTAGCGGGACTGTAGATCAGGTCCATGTAGCCAGTGGCACGGGCCAGACGGAACGAATCGCCTTCATTCATGCCGGTCTTGTTGGTGCCTTGCTGGCGCTTCACGATCGACGTGTCGACGATGATGTCCGAGCGGAACGGGTGACCATCAGCACCGGTCAGCGAGTCTTGGCCGAAGGTCAGCGACATGTTGATCGCTTCTTCCGAGACCAGCTGGCTCAGGTTGATCGGCACGTAGTCCGAGCGACCTTGGATGATCGGCGAGTGCATGGCTTGCAGCATGCTGGTCAGCAGCGTGTAGCAGGCGGCCTCGTCCTTGAAGTTGAAGTCGCGCGGGGCCACCATCGGGTTGATGCCGACCGTGGTGATGCCGTCGTCCAGAATCGACAGCTTCGACTCGACAAACCGGTCCACTTTCATCTGGAAGGTGGCGTCGATTGCATCCGCCGGACCACGGGGGACTTCGATCGGGCGGTTGTTGAACTGGATCATCAGCGGCGTCTTGGGTTCTGCAGAACCTTCGATCAGCAGGACACCACTGGTGCGGATCTTGCTGTTCAGCGAGGCCGGGCTGATGTCAGTGCCCATGAAGACCAGCGCCGAGTAGGCGACACCGTGCTGCATGTGGTCAAACACCCAGCAGTCGATCTTGATGTCACCAGCGTTGGCGTTGGCTTTGATGATGGCCTGTGCTGCGTCGAACGCCTCCTGGGTCTGTGCCGACAGGCGGCTGCGGCTCAGAACGTTGGTGGAGCCGTGCGACAGGAAAGACAGATTCTTTGCGAAAGACATGGTAAGGTTCCTTGTGGGACTGTGCCCGTGGTTGGAAAAGAGAGTTCAGGTGAAACAAGAACAACCAGTGTTTCCACTGATTGGGGAGACGATTACGTTGGTAGTCTCTAAAGAATGATATCGGATCATAAATTTTTGCAATCCGATTTTTATACCCATTGAACAAAAGTGGATATCATAACTCTTGTGCACCCAGGCCAACATGTGCCATGGGTGGACGATCATTCCTTGCAGAATTTCTCATCACAGTATATGTGGTAAATCAATTGAGTGCTGTTACTGGCACAAAAAACATCCAACTGACTTTTTCACCCATAGGGCCACCCACCATGTCTTTCGCTTTGTTCAGGTCTATTCCTGACATCACAGCCAATGTGCTCATTCCACCACAGTGGAACTACGTCAAAGAGAACTTCAACTTAAACATTGACAAGGCGATCAGCTACTACCAGTTTGCACAACTTCCGCTGAAGGCAGGGCACATCTTGGCTCGTCTGATGACCACCATCAATATCCCTAAAGGAATGCCCCTAGAGCGCTACTATGACAACGTAGAAGCCATCGCTATTGAGCAGGCTTCTATTCTAGGGTATGCAACCCCGTTTCAGTTTGGTAGACTTTTCAGTGGCATGTTCTACGACGTAGAATCCCCTGAATACATCATTGCAGTAGATGACTTCTTCAACATTGAAGAGACTACTAGGAACTGGAGGCAAGCTAGACCGCTTTATCCCATCCTACATCCAAAGTCTGATTTGAACATTCAGTTCTGCAATGCCAAGCATTATTCGAATGAAACAGGGTTGTCTGTACTGGTGTTGAATGTACCGATGCTCATGGTGCAATACAGGGCTTATTTAAAAGAAGTCTATGCCAAGAACTACATGGGTATGCGTGGAAACATGTACAACTTCCTAGGGGGGTTTGTCATTCCGAACATGATGAGACAGCACATGGATTTGTGTTTGTTCAATCGACTCATTCTAAGACACGATGCGCCAGAGGTAGAACCAGAGAACAAACCCCTACTGAAGCATGCGTTCAACTTGCCCAATATGAATGAATTTGTAGACACCAACATTGATGTCATTCTCAAGAACTTGAAACAGGTCCCTGGACGCTTTGAATTCTTATTGAATGCCATTCCTAGCTTCAGCAGTGAAAGCGTCTATAAAAGCCTATTGGTGCCCGATGTGATGCCTACGAAACAGATTGAGTGGCTCATGTCTTGCTCCAGACTCAAGTACCTAGACTTTCTAATGAGATTATCTGGAACACACGTAGAAGCAAAGAACCAAGTCACGATCAACCAGTGCGCTAGAACACTCAGACTCTACGACACATTGCTAGAGATCAGAGACCATCTGCCCGGCACGCTCTACGGTGAAATGCATGCCTATATTCAGAACCTTGATAGTCACACTACAATTAGCCTAGAGGTATAAAAAGCCTTTCTCACCCACACTACTTTAGCGCATTCAACGCTAAAGTAGTGTGGGTGAGTCTGGCAGTCTTGCGTCTTATTTACGAATAGTAGTCGGACACGAGTCGTTTGATCTTATCGTCGTTGGTATAGAATCCCAGTGTTTCAAGCACCAAGTAAAAACTCTTGCACAGCTCACTGACTAACTTGCGAAAGTCAATGACTTGCTTTACCTCTTCAGGGATGCCCACAGCTTGAAGAATGGGTGCTGGCAGATGGAACGTCGAGATAAACATCTTCTCATTCTTGACCATGTACCGTGACAGTCTTTCAGCAAGCTCCCTGTCTTTAAAAGACTCAATCCAAGCGCGAGTCTTTCTAGTGTTGTCAGTTGTGAGCGAGATTTTCACAGTCCCATAAGGGGGAGGCGCGACTTCTCCGTAGGATTGTGACCAGACTTCCATCCAGAAGTTGTGGTTCTGGTAAGGACTTTCCTCTTCTTCTTTGGTGTAACTTTCTTTTTCTTTAATAGAACCAAAGCGAATGTACTTAGATTCTCCTCTGAGCAAACTATCCATGATCTCACGCTCAATCTCAGCGACAATCTTGAGATACTTCATGATAGAAATCTTCTTACCTGCCTTGACAGTATCCATGATGTCAACCATCATGTCTTTAGATCTAGAGATGATTTCCTTATTGATGTTGGAGTTCTTTAAATGCACCCCTTTGATTTCAAGATCGGATGGATCCAATATATTCCCTTCTTGACAACCAATGCCAGCATAGTAATGTTTACCCAGCTGCGTAGGAACAAACACATCAAAACGAAATTCACTTTTCATGGCAATTCTAAACATGTACTCTTTGTCTACGCCCATGTTGGCGGACATGGTAGCCAGGATGTGTACAATGGCTGAAGATGCAATGAACGTCATAGTGGCTTGCATAGCGATGGCACGCTCTGAGAAATTCAACTCCCCTTCATACCAAATCACCCAGTCTTGTACTGTGAAGATGGTAGAGTCAGTATCACTCAGGACAGCAGCTCTTCGAATACTTTCAGGGAAATACCCTACGCTGGCTGGGATGTTGTCACTGACCATGATGACTTTGATAAAGTCAGCATATTCCTGAACTGTTTGTTGTGCATTTAAGATGGTCAGCGCCAGTGTGTCAATGTCTTCCGGCTTTCTGACTTTGGAATAATCCTTACCAATGCCTCTAGCTTCTTCTTCACAGATCTGGTGCGCAAGGTTTACATAGGCATCAGGAGCATTTTCAATCACCTTTTGTGCACTTGGACATACTCCTTTAATTTTATTGCTCAAACGCGTGATAAAGGCACGCATAAAGGATTCATTGAGTAGCAAGACTTGGTACAGATCTCCCGTATAAACAAATGCCGCTCTTTGGAAACCATTGAGTTTTTCGATGGTGGAACGGATCTTCTGTATCCACAAGTCATTTCTGAAATACAAATCAGTAGAGTATTTCACACAAGCCAGCGCCTGTTCGATACTGGGGATTACCAAATTGTACTTTTGAATAACGCCAATCAGTGCATCGTAGTCTGTGTGTCCAACAATTGAAATGATGTTGTTGTTTACAGTGCGCCAATCTCGATAGTGTCTATTCCCACTGAGCAGTTTTTCATTGTCGGCGTTTCCATAACCACTGGTGCTCCTGCATACACTGGTGAGCGTGGAGTGTGCTGTCTTATTGAACAGTGGTGTACTGGGGGTGACATGGGCCCCACTCACCGCATTGTTTTTGAGCTTACGATTGGTTTGTTCAGATTTCTTGAACGTGTACAATTGCGCATCTTTATTAGCCTTTGCAACAAACATCGCTTTCTTAGCTTTATTTCGAAGCGCGATATTGCCATCAATGTACTTTGCCAACAGTGATTTCTTTTTCTTGGTATTGATGTACGTTGTGAACGTGGGCGCTATGATGTCACCAGCAGCAATAGACTCATCGATGTACTGCTTGAGTGTACCTTCTTTCAGTTCACGATCACCAAACTCATTTCTCTCCAAGTACTCTACCTTGGGATCTTTGAACTCAAACACACCGCCTGGACGAAGTGCTTTTGAGATAAATCCCCTGACCTCTTCTTCGCTGGCACCCGTCATCAACTCCAAATACAACCTACAATCGTGCACGTAGTCGCCCAATGGATTCAACTTACGAACATATTCGTCTACTGGCTTAACAAATGGATCTTGCATGAATAATTCCTTGTTATAGTGAAGCGTATTCTTTCTCGTTAGATATTGGTACATGGTGCTTTTATACAGAAAATCAAACAGCATAAGTGGGGTCGTAGCGCACCGGCAACCGCCAATACGCTACGACCCCACCGGGTGTATAACCAGACAACAATGACAGAGAAAAGTCGATATACCGTAAGTGGTCGGATCCACCACCAAGAAGACTACACTCTTCCGAAGGCAATTGACTTCTATTTGCTTTGCCAACGATCCAAGCTCAAACAAGGGTCTACATTGAGAGGGGTGCCGACGCCTTGGAACCAGTGAATCAAACAACAAGACAGTGTAGAAAATCGATTACCGTCTTCAGAACATCTCAGTGTTCAAAATGGATCCGACCACACGACAAGTCGCAAGCAGATAAACCCACCTGCGACAAAAAAAGAAGAGCGTTCGCCTTCCTTGAATGAGAGACCAACTGAAAAGAGTAGCAGATGAACAAGCAGAATTCCACCACTGTTGCGGCCTGAAAGACTCGGGAAATCCCACCAAGGGATGAGTCTAGGCTGCTGACATGTGAAAGGTGGACTGCGTTCATGTCCTCAAACCAATTGAAATCTCACTCAAGGAAGGGTACTTACTTTTTTCCAACCACAGGAGCAGCAAATGCCACTTGCCAAGAAATAGCTTCAATGACCAGTGTGTTTGCATACTATATGTATATTTTAAGTGCTTGTCATGATGGAAAGATCGAAGTTATTGAAACCACTCCGAATCAAGAGGTCTCGAATACTGTTCATGTCAGAAGAAGAAACGCCGTGAATAATCAAGCGCACGGTCTGCGAGTTGACCAGTGTAGGTTGTGTAGCAATCCATTCGTGCGCAATGATCCGGTAGTCACCACTACTGGTCTTGATGCGAATGTAGGTGAGGTCCCTGGCATCTCTGGAGATGCCGGTGCCTAGTGTTGGGAATACGGTTGCATGGGTCGCTGCAAGGTCGCCTTGAAACTTGACAGCATCGTTGTACATGAGAATGCTGGTGACAGTTGCATTCTCATAACCAATGCCTAAAATAGCCACTGCTTTTAAAGTGATATTGTAGGTCTGGTTCAGTTCAATATTGAACAGTCTCATGGTGGATATTGTCCTGTACGTAGCGGATGTGGGGTAGAACTGGTGAGATGGATATGCCCGTAGATGACACAGTCGTAAACATACGGGCAATACTTCTCACCGTTCGCTGGGTTGATGGTCATAGGAATGTTTTCCTTTTGAAACAGTGACAGCAATCTCAGCGCTAGCAAGTTGTACTGGATGATGCGGTTGGAGAAATTGCTTGTCCATTCACCAGAATCACTGAGCATGCTCTCGGAGCTCAATCTGGGTATCTCGAACTGAACACCAAAGAAACTATTTACTTCCACTTTGTTCGAGACGGATTCATAATCAGACAAAGCTTTCTGTACTGCTTTTCTAATTAGCTCTTCTACGTCTTTAAAGTCCGGTACTTTAAGACAGGTCAACATCTCGTCCAACATCTCTTCTGTGCGCAGCACAATGATCTTACTCATCTCTTAATCATTCCTTTTGAATACCAGACAACCATTAGAAATCCCAATGAGGGTCAATTGAAGTTTGTAGTTCAGGTAATGTCCGCTGGCTTCTAGTTTATCCATGCAGATCAAGGCACATGTCGTTAAGTAGTTTACTAAAAGTTCAAACTCATAGCCAAACATTTCAATGGTATTCAGTCGGACATAGAGTTCAGTATAGGCTGATAGTTTTTCTTGAGACGTTCTTTTGCGGAGAACGGTACTCAAGAAACTGAATAATTTAAGATCATCAAGCAGACCAGTCTCCCAATTCAAGTCTGCTTCTAAGACTTCCACAGAAGCCTCAGGGATCTTTACAATCACAAGCTTCCAAGGAAACTCATAGGTATCGCTCGAAGTTGAACACGACGGATTCATTTTTGCTTATTCCACGGTAAAAGATACCTACGTTATTGTCTTCCACCCTCCATTCAGGCGTCAGTACCGCATACAGCGCTTGCCGCATGCTTTCTATTACATAGACGAAATGTTTCAGAATAAGATCTGCGACAAACCCATTGTCACCAGGACCAGAGTAGATGATGTTGTAATCAATCAGGTAGTCCACAATGTCCTCATTACAGATCCCACTGTTGCCAAATAATAAGTCTAAAATAACGCTGAGTACAGCGTCTACGTCCATGGTAGGCAAATTCAAGTCTTGCGTGAGTTCTTCGAGGTGAGGCATAGCGTCATGAATAGGGACCATGAAACCAGCTTTCCCTACTATTTTAGGATAATGCATAGTAAACCACTTGGTTGTAGCTTTGAAACAATGTGTGTTTCAAGCTGTTTGGTAGAATTTCTGTTGCGGGAACACCTCTTTGCCTCAGAGTCTGGTAGAGTAAGTCCAGACTCTGGTAAAGGAAGCTTGCAAATTCAGGAGACCAGATTTGATTTGTCAGCGCAGATTCAATTTCGTAGGACCTAGTCCTGGAGATGAACTGGCGTGTATCGTATTCAAATTTGTCAAAGAGTGCATCACTTATCTCCTCCAAGCTCATGTGGCCTCTTGTGTACGCTGCGTAGTACAGCACACCTTCATAAATGAGTTTGTACACCCCATCAGGTTCACAATGTGCAACGACACTGTATTCTCTTTCAAATACTTCACTGAGGTGGTCAAAATCATCCATGCCAATGATGACCAATTGTTTATTCATCTTAGTTCCTTGAATCTTTCGTAATTCATCTGGATGTGTGCTGTGTGTGTATTATTGAATTTTACTTTGCCCCACTCCAAACCAATGCTTCTAGAGTAGAGGCACTGGTTTGGGAAAGCGAGTTGTATGCTGTACTTGATCTCCTCTGTGACCATGGTTGCAAGATGAGAGTAGACAAAGCCACTCCCATAGTTTTCTTCTAGAAGCCGCAAGCAAAGCTTTTCACTCTCGATATCCAAGCTGTTCGGACACAAGAAGCAGCGCACAAGCAACTCCAAAACTCTTTGTGTATTGGGAGAAGGTAGATTTGCTTGCGCTTTAGCTTTGTTTCTCTCTAGAAGATTCTTTGCATTCTCGAAACTAATCAAGACAATCATGATTCCATTTTGAAAATGTAGGAGCCTGTGAGTTGATCCATCCCAACCAGCGTTGCAGAGGTCACGTCCGTAAACCCCACAATGTTAGAATGCATTTTGTTGAGGATGAGGGTGGTGAGGAGATCATCCAGTTTGGCAGTTTCTCGTTGATCCACCATCGCGTTCGAACATAGAACACCCAGAATGTCCCTCCTCATCTGTGCAGAACGATTGTCAAAGATGGAGCGGAGGTAGTCTTCAAAACAATCATGAAGCTCCTCCATGGTCTCACCATCCTCGCTCAAGTCGCTGGTGTCGATCTCATCGTGCAATGCGTACAGTAAAGCACACATTTCATCATGGAAGCTGATGATGAATACCCGTTCCAGTTTCATTTCATCCTCTTATTTCATTCATGTATTTCCACGGCATTCCGGGTGCAGGTTGGTTTAGTTCTTTGCGTTCTTGTTCCACCATCCACAGGTAAGCTCTTTGGTCCACAGACATCTCTACCGTGAGCCGACTTGCAGTGATGCTGACGAAAAACAGATGCCACTCAAACCTGGCCATGAATTTCTTCAAGTCCTCCTGCAGTTGCTCTGTGATGCTCTCAATGAACAACACCAAAGGATCCAGATTGGAGTGGTAATCTCCCGTCAGGTACTCTGGTTTGAAATGGTCAAAGATGTAATCTACAGGCTCTTTGTTACTTCTTGGATAGTTGACTTTCTTGCTGATCAAATCTTCTACGATGGATTCGATGATCTTGATACCGCGGTAAGGGAGCATCGGAACACTGGAGAGGAACTTACTCTTACGGTCCACAAAGAACTTAGGTACTGCCACTTCAAGAAGTGGTTGCCCAGGGATGCGATCGTGAATCCAAGACTGCCTGCCCTTATCGCGATAAACTTTTACCGAGAACACATCCCCTCCACCCAATTCATTCAACTCGGAGACACGGACTTCTTGAATAATTCCTGTGGTTTGATCTAACTTCCTCATAAAGTATTCACCATCTTCTTTCATTACTGGCTCTAAGCTAGCAGCTGAGAAAATTCCCTTTGGTGGCTCCTTCAGGTACTCTCCTACAAACTGCTCGATGGAGCATGCCATGGCTTCAATGTCCATGTGGTACACCTTGCAGATGTCGAGTTGAATCTTAGATTTATCACTCACGTGAAAGTCCTTTGGTAGTAGACCTAATGAAGATTTACAGTAGGGAGTAATCAAACTTCATAAACTCCCTACTGTTCCAAATCATTAAGCGTACTAGTTATTTTTTACTAGTCTCATCTCCACAACGACATTGCTCTTGAGCTTGATCCCCTTGATCTGGAGGATTGGAGCGTGCGTACAGACTGCGAAATTAGGCTGGTGCGTCCCGATGTACTGCGCGAAGAAATCAGGGCCTTCAGAGCCCATGCTGAACCAGAGACGGTCACTGTAGTACCAGTCTTGCTTGGAGTCAATCTTCGTCAACTCTTTGAACTCCATGATTTCCTTAGAGTTCAAAATGACAGGATCAATGTGTGACCAGAACGCGTACAAGTCGTAAAACGAACCCAACTCAGTCTTGGTGACATCTGCCATGAACACCAGTTCTTGCTTAAAGGCACGTGCACTGGTATCGCCACTTTTTTGTAGCTCGCTGAGTAGACTTGATTTCTCACTCAAGTCTATTTTGAGGAGTTGCAGCGTTTCCAGCAAACAAAGGTTACCGAACACAGCACCGAACGGTGTTCCACCAAGCGGAGGAGCATCGTTGAACATGTCCATGGTGGTCAAGCCCGTAGAAGTAGAACCAACGTAGTTTAACATTTCAAGCTTCCTTCAGGTCAGTTAAAGGGATGGTGGGGAAATGATTTGACTCTAGCGTCATTCCCTAAAGAATGATTCGCTATGCCTATTCGTTTTTATAATGTGTGTTTGTGAAATTTTGGAGAACGTATTTATCATGGATGCCATACAGAAAGCCATCAGTGATGTCAAGTTCAAAATCCCAAGGGCTGTACTGGAGAAGACCTTCATCAATCGGATCTCTAACTTTGGAGCAATCAACCAGTTCAACTTGGACTCGCAGATTCTAGACTTGGTGGTGAAGCCCAGAGTCTTGACGGATTGCAACATCCTTGGAGGGACTCAGGTCCTCATCTCGATTGGAGATCTTCCCTACGATCGTCCCGATAACTCTACCACTGTGGTCCGCATTCCAAAGAGCAGGACCGGCGGCAAGAGCATCATCACTGCATTGCATGTCTCGTTCCTAAGTCCTACACAAGTGGGTGCATGGGGTAGCATGATGGGGGTTGGCACTGGTGTGGGTGGTGGGAACTACGCAGACAACTCTGCGCTAATGACCTCTGCTTCAGCCGTCATGGCAGCAGTGGATAAGATTCCTGTCACATCTTCAGCACGGGTCTCCTTGATTGCAGAGAACACCATTGCTGTCAAAGACGTGATGAACCTACCTTTAAATTCTTATCTGCGCTGCGTCGTCGGCAATGATGAAAATCTCAACAACATTCAAATCAAATCTCATCTGGCTTTCTCTAAGTTAGTTGAGCTTGCTGTCAAGTCCTATGTCTACAACACGCTCATCATTGAGATTGACATGGCGGAGCTTCAAGGCGGCTACAACCTAGGCGTCTTCAAGTCCATCATTGAGGGCTACTCAGAGGCCGAGCAAAACTACCAAGATTACTTGAAAGACCAATGGCAAGCCATTGCGTTCATGAACGACAATGAAACTTATCGCCGGTATGTCAAGATGATGATCTCAAACCGTTAAGAGTCCCCCCCCTTCTTTTTTTTTTCTTTGTCTCACCCAACTCAGGAGTATTTATGTCGACAGAACAAGAGCAAAAACAAACACCCATCATCGATCTCAGCGAAGGTAAAATGCTGGTGGTGGATGGGTCCCTCAGTTTGAAGTGCACCCAGGCTCTCATGGAGGTCTACAAGAAAGAGACTTCTGATGAGGTTGGGTTTGCACTGGAGTCCCAGGCAGAAGACTTGGTCAACCAAGTCGGCATGTGGCAGGCGCTGGCAGTATCCAACAACCAACCCAAGGATGCCGACATCGGTATCTTCTATGCCACCAAAGGCAGTGAAACAGGTGTCAGTGATGTGGTCCGAATGCTAGACGCTACACAGGACATGAGTCCTGAACAGAAAGCAATTTCTGCCTTGATGATCGACCGGTCTGAAGGCACCAATTACTGGGCCAGTGCACTGGAGAAATTTGCGCTGTCCAAAGATATTCAAGTCATCGGGTCTGTTAAAGACTACTGCGTCGCACTGTAAGGAGCCTGTACCATGCACACGGGCATCCGAGACATTTTTAATGAGGAGTGTGCACACGTTGTTTTTGACAAAGCACTCCTGAAGAAAATCTGTGAGATTGAAGCTGCGTTTGTCAACAAGAAACAAGAACACATCGAGTTCTTTGGTGGCAATACCACAGGCGTTCAGGTGGTTCGTTTCACAGACCAAGACCGAGACCGGCTGTTCATCGATCTTTTAGAGGTCGATGAGAAAACACTAGAAGACAGAATCCATGATCTTCCAGACATCAATCCAGAGTACAAGGTGTCTAGCAACATCTTCAACATCGCCTGTGTATGGGCCATGTATGGGTTTGAGAACTCTAAACATTTAGACAAAGATCAAAAAGAAGAAGGCAAGATCCGAGTCGCACTGTATCTGAATTATAAAGTACTGACCTCAATCCTGTTTCGGTTTTTCAAATACCCAGCGAATCCAGAGACTGCACAAGCTACCTATGCACAGCTCTCTTATAGATTCCTACTCAAAGCCAAAGGCTCCTGGTCAGCTACCCTGAGAAGCCGATCAGAAGACATTGTCAAGGCCGAATCAATCTGGTACCATGTCATCAAGAAACTGGATGATGACTATGAAGTAGTCAAGATGCTCAACGACATTCAGGGTCGCATCAAAGACATCATTAAAAACATCTATTCTGTGTTCATCAAAGTACATGAGCAGGGCAATAAGATTTCAATGAGTTCTTCTCAAGTAGAAACAGACGGTGAACTCATCCTGAAAGACCACACCCGTGGCAAAGGACTTTACCTCAGGTACATCAAAACCATCATCCCTGACAAGAACTCTTTTTTCAAACTAGAGTTGTTCGAGGTGATCTGCTCCGTAGTACCCACCTCTCCAGAACACATGCTCAAGAACTCTTTGGCTTGGATGAGTGGGAACTATGCCCACGTCAAAGACAGTTGGCTAGAAGAGACGGTAGAAGACATCATGGAGCATGCATTGCAATACCTGGCTGAGAACAGAACGCTGCTCAAACACAAAGAAGACATCGGCTCTATCCTTCTGAAGCTCAGAGGGACTTACACCAGCTCACGGGCCAGTGATGAGAAGCTGATGGTCATCAAGGAGCATGTAGAGAAGATTGTCAAGCTGGCCACCAACAGCAAGAACGATTCTGTCGTCGCTGCTGTGAGGACTGCATTTTGCTTGTATATCTTGCTCAGAACGTTCACCATGACTTACTACCAAAACAAATAAGGAATTACCTTCATCATGGCTGACCTGACAGACCTCATTGAACTAGGATTGAGTTCCTTGTTCGAATGGATTGAAAAATCCAAAACGACCCGCACCATTGTTCGCCAGCTTGATGCTGACAAAACAAGGTATGAAGTCACAACAAATGCGGGCTATGGATTCTTCATCTACTGTGAAGAGCACCGCTTTGCTTATTGGAACGGTAGATCAATGCGCTCTACTTCCCCAAAGAGCATCTTCCGTGTCTACTGTCATTGCGATGAAAATACACCTGACGTCATTAGAAATAGATTGTCCAAGGTATTGGATTTACCATGTCTTGTATCTAACTTTACATCGGTAGATTTCAAGAAAAAAGCAGCCATCAAGGCTTACTTGGATTTGATCCTGTCCGAAATGAAGAACGAACTCTGAACATCATGTAGCTCCTCTGTACTCACGTTTAAGCATTAGACGCTTAAACGTGAGTACAGAGGCTCTTATGCATTCTTTTATTTTCAACCAAACTAGTCAAGAGAAGCAACTATGTCACTGATTCTATTTCAAGAAGATTGGCAACGCTACCCAAATGCCATCATTGACACTGAGACAAAGAACAGAAGCTGGATAGAGAAAGCCTACATGTTGAAAGACATGGGGGTTAAGAACCACGCGTTTCCATTGGCACTTCACAATCCAGCGCTTCTAGGCGTGGATCCCCACAGCGATTCGTTGTCACTCAAGATGATGGCCATGATTGCCGTGGAGTGCAGACAGAACTTCTGGTACACGGTCAGAAACGTCTGGAGGGCTCCAGCCAAGGCAGGTAACAATACCTCCCCCATTGAGGCCAACCGTGCCAACTTGTCGATGTGGTGGTGCTTCTTCAACCACATTACGTACATACTGACGCAACCTCGTCAGACAGGCAAGTCCTTCTGCACTGACATCCTGATGAATTCTCTCATGAACTTTACTTGTGAAAATACACAGATCAACTTGCTGACCAAAGATGAAACCCTTCGAAATGAAAACGTCAAACGCATCAAAGAGATCTATGAGGAACTCCCAGAGTACCTGAACTTCAAGACAAGGAACGATGCCAACAACACAGAAACTGTCACAGTCAACCGGTTCAACAATACCTACCTCACACACGTCGCACAGGCGTCCTCCAAGCGTGCCAGAAACACCATGCGGGGTCAGACCTCTCCAATTGTGCACATCGACGAAGCACCCTTCCAAGTCAACATTGATCTATCGTTGGGTGCAGCACTCCCAGCCATGGGCGCAGTCTGTGAGAAAGCAGAACTCAACGGAGAGCCATACGGCGTCATCTTCACAACAACCTCGGGAAAGAAAGATGAACCCAGTGGCAAGTACATGTACAACTACATCACGGATTCGGCCGTGTGGTCAGAGCGGTTCTACGATGCAAAGAATCGGCAAGAGCTTGAAGAGATGGTCAGAAAGAATTCTAGAAAAGGTGCATTGAAAATCTATGGCTGCTTCAATCATAGGCAGCTGGGTAAGAGTGACGAATGGGTGAAAGCACAGATTGAGCGTTCTGGACAAACACCAGACGAAGCCAATCGCGATTACTTCTGTATTTGGACAGCCGGTACAGAGTCTTCACCGCTGAGCTTAGACATTCTAGAAAAGCTCGTCAAGTATAAAACTCCAGAATGCTTCCAACAGATCCATCCAATTGGAAGTTACATTCTGCGTTGGTACTTGATTGAAAGTGTGATCAAGAAGTACATGAGCGAAACACCCATTGTGGTGGGTATTGACACTAGTGATGCCTCTGGTGGGGATGATATCTCTATTGTTGGCACAGACGCTACCAATGGCGCAGTGGTGTTCACAGGCACCTACAATGAAACCAACCTCATCACATTCTCGCAGTGGTTGGTGCACTTGCTGGAGAAGTATCCCAACATCACCATGAACATTGAGCGTAGAAGCTCAGGCATCACAATCCTAGACTATCTGTTATTGTTCTTACCCCAAAAGGGAATTGATCCTTTTGCACGACTGTTCAACTGGGTCATCAATGACCCCATGGAACACAAAGCGCTCTATGATGAAGTCAGACTGCCTATGCGCAGGCGCAGCGAAGACCTGTACGTCAGAGCAAAGAAGTATTTCGGATTTGCTACTTCGGGTGGCGGTCAGACGAACCGTGCGGATTTGTATTCAAAGACGCTAGTGAATGCATGCAGGCGTTGTGCGCACTTGGTGAGAGACCAATACCTGATTGATCAGATCACTGGACTGGTTATTAAGAATGGTCGTGTTGACCATGAGGACGGTAAACATGATGACTTGGTGATTGGATTCTTGCTTTGTCACTGGCTGCTCACCATGGGGAAGAATTTAAACTACTACGGTATTTCACCTGCTGAAGTGTTGGTAGAGCACCGCACGCAAGCTGCAATCAGTGCTGAGAAAGCTTACTCACATTACGAACAGCAAATGATCAGAGAGCGTATGCAGCGTGTCTATGAAGACATGAGTGCAGAGTCTGATGAAACAATTCTTTACAAGCTAGAGTCTGAGTTGAGGTTTTTGGATTCTAGAAGAGTCATGGAAGACGGGGAAGACTTCTCTGTTGACTCTGCTTTGGAAGAACTAAAAAAGAAAAAGAAAACAGCAAAGTCCCAATACGGGTACTACAACTTTAATTAAAAACTAAGCATAGTGAGGAGTAGACGGCGCGTTTCTGCGCCGTCTACTCCTCCAATCACTGTGACAAAATCTTAACTATCAAATCCAAACACAAAACGGATTTCACCATGCGTTTCTTTGAGCCGCTTAACCTCATCAAAGAAGTATTTGACTCCTTCTTTTAGATTTTCAACCCATTCAATATGAACATCTGTGTAGTCTGGAAACATCTCTTTTTCTACAGCACTATCGTTGATCACTCTGATGCCAGGCCCACTGCGACTATAACAATAGTCATCAGGGGGTGTTTTTCCATCCCATGCAATGTAAGCTTTTCTGGAAATAATCCCACACCGCCCGACAGTAATTTCAGGGCCGTTATACCAGTCCAGCATTTCTTTATCACTTAACCAAGAAAATGAATGATCCCCAAAATCACACATCTCTTCCATTTCCATGATTCTTTTTTCTTTAGGGAGTCCTTTTGGCTCTGAGATTGGAACTACTGCATCACCAGTGGGTATTCCTGCGAAACCATATCCGTTTCGAACATCTGCCAAAATGGCAAATAACTGGTAGTGTCGGTTAAATTCAAATTCAGTTTCAACAGTTTCCCACTTGTTATCGATCTTTGCTTGGAAAACGCCATGAATGTCGGTACCCATTTAACTACTCCTTTGTGCTTTTGCACGTGGTTGATAAAGCCATACTTCAGATTAGTGATATGTGACTATGATTTTTTGCAATCTGGTTTGAGATAAAGGACATAAAGGACACAGAGCTTCCAGCAACGGAAAGCTCTGTGTCCTTCTGCCGTCTAAAGTTTAAACAATCACATTTCCTGACACGTCCACGTAGTAGACTGGCATGCCTGCAATCGAGAGCTGCAAGTCTTGTGTCGGTGTTCTCTTGATGAACTGTACAAACACAGTCGATGAGTTCGCTACATTCGCACTGATGGTCAAGTTGTCTGACCATTGTGCAATTGAGTATTCAGTTCTAACACTTCCCACCATCACTACAAAATGTGTAGGTGTCAGCGGACCAGTTTCTGTCGTTGGGTTGTACAAAGGCTGTGTCTTCAGATAAACCTTGTTCAACCAATCGTTCAAATTAGTTTGCTTGTTTGCTAAATTCAAGCGATACGTGTTTGAGCCGATGAAGTATGCAGCAGCGTAAGTGTCTTGACCATAACGTGGAGACTGGTCAGGACTGAACCCAATCAGCCAATTGGTCAGTCTTTCAGTACCCTGCCTTGCAATGACCACGTCCACAGTTTGTGTGTGGATATAGCTCTTGTAGATGCCGTTGACATCCTTCAAGTTCACCGACACACTCAAGTGTTGCAGCACACCGTAAGCGATCGGGTCATACGGCGTGACTGCAGTATTGATGACCACATTCGTTGTCACATCGTAGAAGATATCTCGACTCAGGTTATACATGTACCACTTCAGACGGTAGCCTGAGACAGAATCAACCCAAACTGGGTACGGGAACAACTTGACTCCGTACGTACCGTCTGCACTGAGCGTCACAGCCTCATAAGCTGCTGAGATGTGTGTATCTGCGCCAGCAATGGCTGAGTAGTTGTACTCATTTGGAGCCAAAGAATACTTCAGCACCAATTTGATTCTTTGACCAATCACCGTAGCCACATATTGATCCAAGCCAAACAACGTGAACTTGGTGCCGTCGACTGGATACTCTTTGACTTCACCATTGGAGTAAGTCACGACTCCAATCAAGTTCAAGCTGTTCAGAGGAACATTGATCGGATACTGAATCAGCCTAGCGTTGGTGGATGCGATGAAAGGTGACCTCAGCGAGATACCGATGATGTACTTCATGTCCGCATCCGCTGAGCGAATGTAGGCAGTGTTCTCGACCAGCAATTGCCTCTTAGAGACGACAAAACCAGCCGCATCATAGAAGATTGCTGTAACAAGTTCTCCGTCGTCTAGGGGGGCTGTGGTATAGGCTGGTGCGACTGTCTTGATGGTCTTGTTGTCCAGCAGTTGAGTCGCTGCAAGCTCCAGCGCAATGTTTTCACTGACCAACTGACCACTCGTGTCATACACACGAGAGATCACATTGCCTGTATCTGAAGAAACATCAGAGCCCCTGAAGATCTTACAATAGTTACACATGCTGCCAGCCACCTTCAGCCTAGCATCCACACTCATGCGGTAAGGGCTTACAGACTGGTCCACATACACCCGGTACGTGTCCGACTGCTGGCCAGGACCCACCCCAATCAAGACGTCATCTGGAGTGAAGTATGCATTGGGGGAGTTTACCTCCTCTGCCAAGAACACAGGCACCATGGTACTGGGGTTGATGTCCTTGACAATGAACTTGGCAATGTGAACGCCAGTGATCTCAATGACAAGATCCCCGATCTTTGGAACGTATTTGTTTTCTGCAACGTGACCTAAGTAAATTTCACTCATATTCCAGATTTGCCACTTAGCATCTGGATTGTAAATCGGAGAGATGTTGTCAATGCCGACAACGCCCCCTACGTTCAAAGGAGTTGGCATGGTGTTTGGTCCTAAAGAAGAAAACAGTTATTCTAATCAAACAATTTTAGCATAGTTGGACAGTTCTGTCAAACCCTTGGCATAAATCAGGATGACTCTGTTCATGAAAGCATACTGTTGAATCGTGAGATTGACTTCTGTAGAAAAACAATGTGGGTGAATGATCACGTATTGCTGGTCAGGCAGATTGTCTGCAATGATGGGGTCAAATGACAGGAGGTAAGTGTATTCTTTCAAGCAATCACTGACTTGTGCGTTCGAATATTGCTTGTTTAAGAAGTCAGGCACTAGGACACCCAACTTCAAATCCATCATGACCTTGCAAATGAAAGGGGAATAGACTTTGTAGTAATTGACAATCGGCGATAAACCCGTTGGATTGACTGTGCCTAGCTTAGCAGTCATGTAGTTGCCGATGACCGTATCAATGTCCCTAGAACGTTCTCTGATGGCGTACGAATCTTCTCCAGTGATGTCTTTCAAAGGAACAATCACGTCCTTGATCAGGTATGGTTTACCGTTGAGTGCGTTCAGTGTAGAGAAGGTACCGGCATCCTCATTGAAAACCAAATCTTCTTTGACTCTGATGCCACCATTGACTTGAATCTTGATGACTTTGTCATCACGGATGTCATATTGGTGGTCCACAGAAAGTACACCCCCCATGACAAACCCAAACTCATTGGCATCTGTCAGTTCTAGGGTGCTCTTACAGAGTCCTTTGAACCGAACAACCACGGTTTGCTTGCCCGTACTTCGAATGTATTCCTTGTTGGTGATGATGACTGCTGGGTACTTGACAAAGTAGTCCAAGTTCTGAATCAGGAGTCTACCATTCAGGAAAATATCCAACTCCCCCATGGGGACTTCGAGCACACGCATGGTGTTGACGCCATTGATCAAGCGCCTGCTATACAGGTTGAACTCCATGAGGCCATCTACCAAGTCAAACTCTTGGGTATAGAGCAGTGCTGCCTTGTTGGTGCGCACTAAAGTCTGACTCATCGAGTTGACAGCCCAGGTGGCTACACCGTCTACAATGGAGTACTTGCTAAAATCATTGGTAACGTCTGTCCAAGTCTGAGCCTGGGCATTTGAAGTCTTCGGACAGGTATAAAAACGGTAATCATAACGATCGTCAATGATGATAGTTCTCACATTGAGGTAGTCATCTAGAATTTCTTTGCATTCGCCACGAATAAACTCCACGTACTTGGCACCAGGGTTCACACAGTTGTAATAGCTGCCAGCCACATGGTAGCTCCATCCCAAAAGCAGCCCATTCACATCGTATTCAAACCCAGTACAGTCTGTTTGATAGGCAAATGGCTGTTTGGTGACGACCTGGCCACTGAAAACATACGTCTTCAGAACAGGTTCAGCCACTAGTTTTGCAATAGCATTGTATCCATAAGCACCAGTCACTAAACTCTTGCTGACATTGAAGTAATTCGACCCCATGAGTCCCACATAAGGACTGGCTTCAAGTGTAGAAGCTTTCCACATGGGTACGGTAGAGTCAACGCCCAGCATGGCTGACTGGATATTGGTGTCTGCAAGCTTATAGAGTTCTTTGATTCTCAGATTCTCGTCAATAAGAGCACGAGAAAATCCAGAGTTTCTGAACTTCAACTGAATCACTGCGTTCTGTACCGTCAGTACCGCAGGGTTTGCTTCAATGATGGCTCTGACTTGACTCACTGGGGTCGAGTAGTCACGATGTGTGACATTCCTGAGTGTCAGTGGATTGTTCTTGTGGTAATAAACGCCTTCGTTCGTATTCTTATCGATAATGAAGCAGTCAATGTCGTCTTGAAAATCAATTGTGCCGACATCAGCACCTGGATAATGCAGAAGGTACTTCCCAACGGAATGCACCGATGAGTTGAATGTATTCAAATCCGACACAGTGTAGCGCACGGTCTTGTACACTGAGGTATCACGCACCATCTCTACAACATCACCTGGCTTGCAAGTCACCAAAGATAGCGTATTGATTTTATAGCCATTCCTGTAGACTGTTACATCCCCAAGCAAAGCGACTTTCTGGTTATAATCCACCTGCATTGACAGTATGTCTGCAGTCGCTGCAGTCACCATGCCGCGAATATAGATTTCTTGCGCAGCAGCGTTGCTTCGCACACTGTTAAAGTATGCGTTTCTATATACCCGCATATACACAGGCACTCTGCCAAACTCAATTGTAGAAGCCGTCGTGTTATACTTCCCAATCTGACGCAATTCCTTGATTGCAACAATGATGTTTCTCTCTTCTGTCACCATGTAGTACGCTTGTGACAAAGGAAAGCAAACCCCAGTGCTGGTGTAGAGCTGACACACGACACTCACACGCATGCAAGCGTCACTGAGCTTAGTCCAAGTATACATGCGTGGAAACAAATCCACAATGGCAGGATGCACTTGCCCAATTTGAAACAAATGGAACCGGACACCGGGCTCAGGTACCACAAATGAAGTCATCAAAGCCTTCCAGCTTCTAGACACTCCGGAGTACCCGGTGAGCCTAGCCAACTGGAAGATGATCTGGTTGTCTTGATCAGGCACACACCACACATTCTTCAGTGCATGGTCAACCAAATAGTCTTGACTCATAGCGGCTTACCTCACGTGTTGGGAAGGGTCAAACTCTTGCAGCACACGCTTGGCATCCAGAAGAGACTCCACGCTGCGTGCAAAGGACAGACCAGTACCCCCCTTGGCATACCGATCTACCAGCTTGGCAATGATAGATTTCTTGAATGTGGCTTCTGTGATTGATGCATAACAAATCATCAGCCATGTAGGGATGTGTTCTAGTCCCACGGAGAGGATTTCCCGTGCATTGGTACCATACCAGTTACCACCCACAATCGCCAGCAGCACGCCATGGTTAAAGTCCTGCAAGCGAACAGATCCAGTGGCTTGTTTGATGACTTCACAGAAGTGCGTCAAACCTGTGATGACAGGAAGTGCTTCCAGAATGTCCACCACCTTGTTAGCAGGCGCACGTGTCATCTGTGCGATCTTACCAGCAATCTTCAACTGATGGTCCTTGTCAAACTCCACCTCATCAGTGAACAAGCAGTAGTAGAAATAGATCGATACCATCATAATGATCAGCTGCTCACCAGGATCAAGTGCATACTTCCTGGAGATAGCTTCACTCATCAAGGACCCATAGACTTGGGCCGGCATTGTGCTCAAGTCCTTGAACAGATCAGCGCGCTCTGTGATCCATAAATGGTTGAGCACAGACCTCAATACAGCCCAGTTGTACTCTGGGTAGTTTCTCACTACAAAAACGTTTTGAGGAAGAACCACTTTGCCATAGTTGCGCACATCAATGTAAGTCGTGACAACACCGTGCGCCCCAGCTTCATCATGTTTCATGAAGACAGGATGGCCAAAGTAAGGAATAGAGTCTGCAGTATGACTGCCGCCTTCAACAGAAGACACACCGACCGCATAACCGTAGTTCTTGATATCGAAGACATGTTGGTGCAAAGCACCTGTGATCTTGGCAGCCTTGAGCTTGTCCTCAACTGAGCGCAAGCCAGACTGGTAAGGAGAACCTGCCAGCGTATCGTAAGCGGTATAGAAAATAGTCACGACAAAAATCCCCTCAAAAGGAAAGAAACAAAAAAATAAAGAGAAGCTTAGAGGGTGGATGAGCATCGTGCTCATCCACCCTACAGAAGTGCTGTTGTTTAGTTCAGAATTTCCCCAAGCTGCCGGTTCACACTGTACGTAAGTTCAAGCTTGCAAAAATTCCGGACTTTTCGATTTGGAAAAATAGGACGACCTTTCGCCATTCCACTTTTCTTTGAACGACTTGAGAATTCCAGGAGCCAATCATGGAGCTCCATCAGCTTACCGTGACACGGGTCCGCGATTGAGAAATTAGCTATCATTTCGCTTACAGCGACTGCAGCCATTTTACCACTTACCGTAAATCCGTATGCCATCATGCGGAATTTCACTTGCTTAGCGCGACGAATCATTTCGATGTTTCCTATTGACTTGGTTGAGGATTTGATTTGAATTGGACTCAAAGAGATAAGCACAATCCAAATCAGTGATATACGACCATATTAAATTGCATTCTTATTCTGTACTTTTACCTCCTTCACAATCGTATGCATAACACCTGCTGGCCTTAAAAAAGCCAGCAGGTGTGACGAGTATACTGGGTGTGTAAAAAAAGATTGTGCAATCAGGTACTTTGTATATTCTGAGCATAGTAATCTTTTTTTTACTTATTGTGTTTGGCTTGTGACTTCAGCAACGCTGAGCAGTCAATGAAACTGTACTTTTCTCCAAGTTCACGTGTAAGTAATATTTGATTTTTCATTTCTCTTTTTCTTGAGGACTTTAACATGGCATCGACCACGATTTTAAATGCCGCGCCAATGACCATCATGCGCGGTGTTCAGGACCTGTCTGCCCGTACGCTGAATGCGGACACGGACCAGATCCCGACCCACCTTCCGAAGGTGTACATCTACGCGGAAAAGGGACCTACCTCCCCCCAGCTCGTGGCAGGTTCGTCGCGCACCAACATCTACGGCAGCAACACGTTTGATCTGCGCAAGCCCTATGCAAACCACCAGACCGTTCTCTCGAACGTGCTGGCTGGTGCTGGAAATGCTCAAATGATTGAGCGGATCCTACCCGGTGACGTGGGTCCTCGCTCCAATCTGTTGTTGTCGTTGGATGTGCTGCCGACTGAGATTGTTCAGTATGAACGCAATGCCAATGGTTCGATCCAGAAGGATCCTGTCACCGGTCTTCCAGTGCCTGTGGTGCCTGCAGCCACCATGCCCGGTTACAGTGTGAAGTGGGTCATCACGAACATCACGGACATTGCCGATGAAGAAAACTTCGGTAACGCGCAAGTGGGTCCTGGCGACCGTACGACTACGGGTGTCGATCCGACGCAATCAACTCGCTACCCGATCCTTGAGCTGCAAGCTTCTAGCTACGGTCAAGCGTTCGACAACAGCGGTATTCGCCTGTCTGCTCCTACGGAAACTTCAGCTGTCCCGCTGAACGTGCATGCCATGGCTGGCACCACGACGTACCCGTTCCGTCTGAGCGTGATTCGCCGTGCTACTGCCAGCGACACGCCGCGTCCGGTGGAAACCCAATTCGCAGAACAGTACATCGACTTCACGTTCAAGCCGGGCACCATCAACCCGATCACGGATGCTCGTTTCACGCTGTCGGACATCTTCCTCAAGAGCTATCAAAACATCGAAAACAATGGTTATCCGATTGACTTCGGTGACTTTGGCGCCATCAAGGTTTATGAGGACAACATCGGCGAACTGCTGCAAAGCTTCTACCTGTCAGAGTCCCTGGCTGGAGGAATGAACACTGACTTCTTGGGCGGTGCTGACGAGCAATGGCTGTTCAACTTTGTTAGTGGTATCTCGTCCAAGGGCGAGCCGTACTACACCTATGAGATCGACACTTCGTCGGAAGATTCAGTTCGTCTGACCGAGTCCACCAACCTGTTCGCCAAGGGTGGTTTTGATGGCACGATGACCGATGCTGACTTCGCTTCTGCTGTGGCGCAATCGGTGGCCGAATACGCCAACCCGAACAGTCCGCTGCTGAACTCGGCTGTCAACGTTGAATCGATCATCTACGACACCGGCTTCCCGCTGGCCACCAAGCGTGAACTGTGCAAGTTCATCTCGGAGCGCAAGGACACCTTTGTGGTGCTGTCGACCTATGACGTCAACGGTGGCGACATGTCTGCTGCTGATGAGCACTCTGTGGCCATCGCACTGAAGACGTACCTGCAGATGTTCCCGGAATCGGACTACTTCGGCACATCGACGATGCGTGGTCTCATCATGGGTCGTTATGGTTCGATGACCAGCTCACAGTACCAGAAGAAGCTTCCCCTGACAATCGAGCTGGCCTACAAGGCTGCCAAGATGATGGGTTCAAGCGACGGCAAGTGGCGTGAAGGTGCGGTGTTTGACCGTGCTCCGAACAATGAAATCTCGTTGTTCGAAAAGGTCAACGTCACTTACACTCCGGCTGCTGTGCGCAACAAGGACTGGACGCTGGGCCTGAACTGGGTGCAAGCCTTCAGTCGCTCGGAGCTGTTCTTCCCGGCTCTGAAGACCGTCTATGACGAGGACACTTCGGTTCTGAACAGCTTCTTTGTGGCTATGTGCTGTGTCGAGCTGCAAAAGGTGGGTGAGCGTGTCTGGCGTGAATACACGGGTTCAGTTCGTCTGACGAATGCTCAGCTCGTGGACCGGGTGAATAGCTCTGTGCAATCCAAGACCATTGGTCGCTTCTGCGACATGTTCAAGGTGGTGCCTGCTGCTTACTTCACGGCTGCTGACACGCTGCGTGGCTACTCGTGGACGCTGCCGATCAAGCTGTACGCCAACAACATGGAAACGGTCATGACGCTGGATATCCAGACGTATCGCATGGCTGACTTCAATCGCACGTAAGACAAAGAAGGGGTTAGAGGAGATAGTCTATTTCTCTAACCCTTTACTCTTGAATCAGTTTTTCTTCTTTTCGTTTTAAGGATTTTTAAAATGCCTCGTCTTACTGATGCGTTACTGACTGGCCAGGCGCAAAGCCGTGGTCGTCAAGTGCCGTTGATTGACATCCAGTATGGTGGTCAGAACGGTTATGCGCCGAACATGGGTGAGTGGGCCAGTACCACCCACTACGTCCGTCGCAACTTGGTGTGTCTGCTGCTGGAAGCCCCCAAGGGTTTCAAGGACATGCCGGATCCCACCTTCTGGGTGTCGGCTCTGAAGTCCATGGTGGAAGTGCACGCCAAGTCGTGGGATGGTTTCACGTCCGGCCTGACGGTGGATGTCGGTGCTGAAACGGCTGTGGGTGGTGGTGGTGAGAAGTTCCATGACTTCACCAACGTGACCCGTGCACAGACTGTTCCTGTGGCAACCTTCACGGATTTGTATGGTCGCCCGATTCAGCAATTCCTGCATGACTGGATCACGTACCTGATCGCTGATCCGGACACCAAGGTGCCAATGCTTTCGACGGTCTCTGGTAAGGCTCCTACGGACCTGCTGGCGGACATGTACTCGGCAACGATGCTGTTCTATGAGCCGGACCCCACCCACACCAAGGTGGCCAAGGCTTGGCTGACCACCAACATGTACCCGAAGACGACCGGTGACATTCTGGGTAAGCGCGACCTGACGGCCGCTGGTGAAGCGCTGGAGCTGTCGGTGGAGTGGACTGGTCTGACCCAAACGGGCATGGGTGTGGTCAACTTCGCTCAGCAACTGGTGGACAACATCATCCTGACGAATGCCAATCCGAACCTGCGTCAAGCGTTCATGCAAGCCATTGACTCGGATGTGGACGGTAACTTCGCTGCTGCTTACCACGGTGGCGTGACCACCATTGGTGCTGAAGCTGTCCAGCCGAGCTGACCTTTGACTTAACGTCATAACTCTCCATCTACTCCTCAAGGGTTTAAAAGCCCTGAAGGAGTAGATGGAGTCTTTATGAAGTAAAAAAGAAAGCGGTTACTTTCTTTTGACCATCTGGCCCAGTCGTTCACATAAGTGACCGTAGCTGAGAATGCTGAGTGCAATCCAGTTGACGATGACTATTGTGATTTTTTGAGATCGGGAAAGTTGGCACATTTGTTTTGTTCATGTTTGGGTGCAGCTTGCGAATTCCTTTTAAAGTTACTCGCAAGCTGCACTCATCAAAACAACGTTCAGCTGTTGTCCTTGAGGAAGGTTTCTTCTGCCAGCTTGGCCAGGAACTGGTGCGTCGGTGTCATCACACTGGTCGCACCTTTCATGCCAGTGTTCACCATCTTGATGGTGGTGTATCCGTTCTTCACGATGTCCTTGCCACCGTCCTTGATGGCGGGGAACGTGCGCTGACGCTCGAAGGTGGCCTCCACATGACCGCCGATCAGGGATGCTTTCATGAAGGCGTCCTTGGTGCCCGGTTCACTGGCCAGGTACTCGAATGCCAACATACCTACGGCACGGGTGCTGGCAGACGCAAAGTCGTTGCCGTAGTTGATCGCGGCCTTGTAGGACTCTGGTGTCACATCGTCCGGCATGTTCTTGGTGAACACTTCCTTGTGGATGTTGAACTGGTTGCCGTCCTGGATGACGTCCGGCTTGATCTTCTCTGCCAGAGAGACGATGCTCTCCAGGCGCAACAGGTGCTTGGCCTTGGTGGCGGAAGCTTGTTCGACAGCGCTCTTTTGAGCGATTTCAGCTGCAGCAGGGTTGTTGTTGCTCGTGGTCATTTGTTCACTCCTAGTGGTTGTGGTTCGTGGATTTGGTCAGTACCGACGACCGTTGAACCCGCGGTCTTGGCTGTAGCTGTTGTAACCATTCGGCTGGTACTGCCTGGGTGCTTGCTGCACCTCTTCGATCACTTCGCACTTCTTGAGGAGATGCTTTGTGATCACACGCACCTTGACATTGACGGCATCAGGCATGATGCTGCCAACGAGCAGGTACTTCTTTCCAGCAAACTCGTACGCCACCTTGGTGATGACATCTGGGACTGCTAGACTGGTGTCGAGTTCACCCACACTGACAAGGGCTTCAAACCCTTGTCGGGACTGGTTGATGATGGTTTGGCTTTCGTAATTCTTGCCATTGAAAACGAGGATCAATTCGAGTACTCCTGTAGGTGATACACATTGATGATCTATGACTATAAAAATTTGGAATGAGATTACCGCAAACGCGCCAGTACAGATTCCAAACCTTTGAGACTATGTTGCTGGTCTTTGATTTGACTTGTGGTTTCCAGGATGAGTTTGTTGATGACAGATTTGATGGTCTGTGCAATGTCTACGTAAAGATCCTGTTGCCTGCCGTACTGAATGTAAAAACGCAGAGGGTTTGTACCTTGTACGTCAATCTGAAGAGGTGCACTCAAGTTCATTTCTTTGATGAACTCTAGAAAGATCAAACTTCTAGTGTCGTCATCTTTTCGATTCCCTACAATTTGTAGATCAACCACACCAGATATTTTAACAGCATCTACGCGGTCTGGTGTGAACAACAGCGCGGCAGCACTGGTGACAATGGTTTCTAAATCACAATACGAACTCATGGAAATCTACCCTAAACAAAAAAAAAGAATGAAAGACTAGACCATGAGCAAAAAAGAAGGGACTCTGCCGAATCCCCTCTCTTTCATTCCCCTACTAGCTCAAGCATTCAGGGAGGCAATGGCTGTGCGCGCTGTCTCCCAGCGAAACTGTTCCAGCTCTTCCGGGTTAGAGAAGCTGAAGTGGTGTTGCTCGCCTTGCTTGGTGAATACGGTCGCTACGTTAGGAGCGTAACGAATCTGTTCGATCTCGACGAAGTGGACGGACTTGGATTGCACCAGCCCAGTGCCCCACTTCATCTTGGATGGATGCAATTCCACCTCGACGTTTCCTGCTGTGACTGTTTTCATTTCTGTTCCTCCGAGAACCTGCGACAGAAAGCGATGACCTTTTCCGATTTGGTGGTCATCGGACGAAGCCTACACATCTCGTCAATTTGTGTTTTCTGAATATGTGCAAGCCAAAACTTTTTCAGATCTTCCTCTTCAGTGAAAGGCATGTGCGGAATCGCACTGACCTTGAAGGCCATTGTAATACTTCTTCTACCAAGAATATCACTACTCCTGGTGACTCTGATCCCAAGCATCTCCTTGGAGAACTCGGCGATCATATCCAGTTTCAACTGGACGTCGTGGTCTTCATCTGTCTGGCGGATGATGGCATTTGCGAACCTGCCATCATCCGCAATCGAGACGATGAGGTCTGCCTCACCTCTCTTGAAGACTCTGGCAGAAATCCAGCGCAAGCACTGGATTTCATTGTAGTTCTTGATTTCTTTCTTTTCACTCATTTCAAACCCTCCCAATCAGTGACGAGATGTCTTCGAGTTCGTCTGAGGTCTCGCCAATGTGCCGTTGAAGGTTGGTGATCTTTGCCGTTCGCGCCATGATGGAGTTACGTATTGCGGCGTTGATGAGTGCGTCAACATCCTTCACTTCCGAAGAGCTCTTCCAGTCGGTAACACCCACTACGATTTTCTCATTCTCATGGATGATGAAGGCGTTTGCCACGAGGTTCATCATCTCGACCCAAATAATCTTGATCGGTTTGAATGCTACACTGTGTTCAACTACTACCTCGAACATGTATTTAAACACAGACCCTTCGGGGTTTTCGACTTCTTTGACTTCAGCACTAAAGCCTTTCATGAGGCGCTCGGTCCCTTGGACCAGGAGTTCTTGTTGCTTGTTCATTTTGGTTCCTTCTTACTGGTTGCGCAAACAAAGAGTACTGAGAATTCAATACTCCATTCGTTATTGTGATATGTGACTATAAAAAAATGCAAGTAGATTTATAAGTAAGGGTGAGAAGACTGGATCCACCCACCCTTACCTTGTCTGAATTACTTCAAGATGCCGCTAGGTTCAAAGCGTTGATCAACTTACCCATTGCGATGCTGGCACTGCGATTGGTCGAGTAGAACACTAAAATGAATGTAGGCTGACAGCCGTCAGTCACTATGCGCACATTGATGCTTCTGCCCAGGAGCCAGAAGTCAGTGACATCTTTGGCCTTGAAGTAGTGCGCCTTGCGGTCTTCCATCAGACCGTTCGGATAGCCTTCCAGTTTCACAAACCCAATGCAGTGGTTCTCGCCCGGTTTACCTTTAACCAATGAAATAGGCGCCTCTTCTTTGACAGCCGGTTCTTCCTTTGCTGGGCGTTCGGGGGTATCTTCTCGGAACCGGATGTACATTCCGCTAGGGTACCCTCTGAGTGTGAGGTCGCCAATATAACGACTATCATTTAGCTTCATCCGAAGTTGTTCAGCAGGTCGCCCGGTGTCAGCGTTGTACTGGATCGAGTATTCAATTGCCGAGTAGTTGTTCGCATCCTTGATCCGAGCAATGTGAATCAGCGACGAGCCACTTAGAGTCTGGGTCAGTATCTCGTTGATTTCTTTGAACACTGGTCCATTGAGTTTGTCATTGTTCAGGAGGTCAGCGATGCTGGCACCAGTGAGAATCGGTTCGATTTCTTTAGACATGGTTCTTCTTTCTTATTTACTATTTAACTGTGCTTGCTTTGTAACAGGATATTGTTAGACATCCTAATCAATGATCTGTGACTATAATTTTTTGCAATTAGAGCACTGACGGCATAAGACCCTGTTGCAATGGCCTCTTAAAGCCACGCAACAGGGTCTTAGACGAGTTTAAACGTCTCAGTAGGGGATAGCTTCCAGCAAGTCGAAGTAAGCCGCTTCAGCAGCGTTACGCGTCTTGTAGTAAAGCGAGATCTTCTTCTCGCCATAGTCGAAGTCAATCTGGGCAGGCACCAGCGGAGTCGCGCCATTGCTCTGAGCAAAGCAGTCGATGAAGACGATGTTGTCGATGAATGAGCGGCGCAGGTTGTACACCTTGCCGACGACATGTCCTGCGCCAACAACGTCGCCTACATTGGCGGTCTTCGGAATGGCTTCTTGACGAAGCTCAATCCACTGGTTGTAGCTAACGTCATGGTCATCTTGCGCCCGGATGTCTTCAGCAGCCTGGGTCAGCTCGCGCTTGCTGACGCCCATGGTGATCCAAACGAAGCCTGGCGTGTAGTACGACACAGCTGTCATACTGTTGGCCAGGAACTGGTCCAGGCGAACCTTTGCGTCTAGGCCAATATCCTTCAGGCGAATGCGGTGCACGATGAAGTCGCCAGACGCCCAAACGCAAAGCTTAGTGGATTGATGGAAGGTGATGGCAATCTGCTTGGCGACAGCCAGATCAGCAGCGGGAGCGATCGAAAGTACGGTGGCTGCGAGATTGCCCGAGGTGGTCGGATACTTGATGTACGTGGTCATGTGAGATTCGAGTCCTTGTTTGGGAGAGAAGGTGAGTAGTGCGAGAAATGCTTTTGGTCTTGAAAACCGCTCACACTATTTGACGATGGTTCAAATCGTCTTTGTACTAACGTACTTCTTGCAGATCCGGTTGAGTGTATTCTTTGCTTTTTGAAGACTACTGAAACTCAACTCAAATTCCTTGCTAAGCTGCTCGCTGAAGATGAGCAGCTGTATTCCAGCAGTTGTGGTATTTTCAATCCTGATGTTTGTTAAGGTGAGAAGTACCTCTTCTGGGAATACCGAGACTTCTCCGGTGTCAGACTGAATCTTGACAAACTTTGGTTTGTCTGAAAGAGTCTCTGTTTTAGGGATAGAGGCAGAGAACGGTTGGATAGAAAAGTCGCGACTGTGCCCAACGACATTGTTAAACGCATCGTCATTTGCCTGCGTTGTACTGTCTTCTAATTGTAGCGTAATCTTAACAGATTCAGATGATCCAGCGGATTCTGACAGATTAAAAATATACTTATCCGCACGAAGCTTTTCTACAACCTCTTCATAAGTCACGCCGTTCTTACCAGGGACACCCATCATTCCCATAGAGCCTGGAATGCAAATAACATCCGTCTGCGATATTTCAAATGTGGTCCTGAGTTCATGGTTGCCAGAATAATTGGTCATGGCAATCTGAACATTCTGATTTTTCTTCAGGGTTTCTTCCCTGAGGAGAGCCACACTGTTATGTGAGCCGGAGTCGTACGCGACCTCGTAGGTTCGGGTCCCTCCATTGAGGTCTGTTCGAACCTTGATAGAGTGTCCAGCAATGAATATCCTTTTAAGTTCGGAGATGAAACTAATCTCGCCATCAGACACTCCTAGGTTTTGAAATGCATTGACGCAAGATGCCAGGGTGCTGATAGAAAATGTCTGAAGCATTGTTGTGTATTTTTGTTCGGAAGACATGAGAGAGAAGATCCCGGTGCTGTGGCTGATGAAGAGAGATGTTAGACCAAATGGTCTTTGAGGAAACGATTGATTCGTTTGTATGTTTTTAATTTAATCTCCGGGTCTTCAATATTAAACTCGATTGCATCTTTATTCTTCCTGTGAATCCAGATGCTATTCTCGCGCATTTCTACTATTTCAATGTCTTGGGCCATTGATTTAGTGAGTACGACTCTTTCCGAGTTCTGCTTAAGGTTTTTAACTATCTCGATGATTGAGGGGACCCTCCTTTTGCGTGCTATTTTTTTAGGAGCTTCTAAATCATCGATTACTTTTTGACTTTCAGCAGGAAGTAACATTAATTCTTTCTTGTTAATGACCAGGGTCTGTGAATCAGGATAGACCACAGCGTGAACATCAGTGTCATCAAGCGCATCAAAGAACGATTTCAAATTTGAGATCTCTTGACCAGTGCCCTTGACTGTGAACGTGAGATTTGATCCAGTGCTGGATTTTTCACAAGTCACTTGAGTAGCTTCTGTGCAAAGCGCAAGCAGTATCTTGGCTGTGGACTTTGTCCAAGCATCACACTGGTCAGTAGACTGTGCGATTGTTTTTAGAATAGACATGGTCATGTTGTAATCTTGAGCTTTAGGGGCAGTGTCTTTCTTTGGATTTGGGATTATCTTTGAAAATGAAAACTGGTTACCGCCGAACACCAATGTCCAAGAAACGTACTCATACCGAGCGTAAATCTCCAATATGTCTTTGTATAGATATCCATTTAGATTCTTAAACTTAAACGTAATTTCTTGGTAGTCATGGTTAACATCTTCCTGAGTGATTTCAACAACTCGTTCTTCAGGAGCCCCAAGGTGCTCTTGGTCTAAATATAAAACAAACTCTGTTATGACGTTAACTAAACTTTTGTCATACGGAATATTACTCACCATGAAGTTGAGTAGGTTGCCGCGCATCAGCGTGATCGAAGTATGCGGTTTGGTCATTTCATGGCTTCCAGTTGTGAGAGTATGGTCATCAGTTGTTCTTTCATCATTTCTGTTTTTCCAGCATAGTGACAGATTCCTTTCCGATCGTTTATGTTCCCCGGTGTAATGACAGCTTCACTGATCAATCCGATTTTAATTCCAAGATTAGTGATATCTTGTAAATTCTGCGCTAGTTCTACTGCGCATCTTTCTTGATCAGAAGACGCATCATCAACAAAGTAGGTTAATGCCATTTTGCATTACGCTAAACAACACAGCGTGTGTTTAAAGCCCGACTTTGTTTACTGAAATAGACAATGCGCAATACCACCTAAGCATTTCTTCATGGCTAATCCCTTTTGACTAATGTGGCTATATGTGTGGATAATAAACAAAAAAGTGTTTCCTCTATCAATCTAATATTGAGAAGTTTTAAATTTATTTAACTATTGACGTCAGAAAAAAAGAAAGTACGTTCTGAACTATAATGGAGTTACCCACTACAAACAGAACGTACTTTCTTTAAACAATAGAGCGCAGCATAGAAAACACTAGCTCAAATACTTACAATAGTTCTTTAGAAGCCATGTTTTAATAAACTCTAGAAGTTGCCCCAATTGTCACAGACACGGTTCCATTTTGGTTGATGGTACATCTCGTAATCGGACCACTGGTAAGAAACTCGATCATGGTGTTCCATGTGTCAGCGTCTGATTGCGTGAAGAAATCGACCCCATTGTCAAAGCCATACCAGACAATTCCAGCATGGTAAGGATCCCCTAACAGAAGTGTGATGACTGAACGCTGCATGTAAGCTAAGCGAGTAGGTGTGGCCAGAGAAGCATAATTCGGATTCTCTGAGGTCATCTCAGTCATGTACAGTGGTTTTGTAGGAAATCCCAATTGCGTCAAGATAGATCGTAAATTACGAGTGAAGCCGTAGGCTGCCAATGGACTAGGCAAAGCATTGCCGATATTGATTGGATAGGTATGGTACCCAATATAATCCACCGCGTTGATCATTGCGTTCGAGTTGGCGCTCAAGCAAGCACGCACATAATCCGCACCCGCAGCACTGCCTCGATTTATCACATTAATGAAAGAAGGGCCTATGATTTTTGCTGAGGAATCTACAGACCGAATAGCTTCGGCAGCCTGAACGACCATCTGAGACAACTCGGCCGGGGTTCCTGTGAAACCGATGAATGTAGTGCGTGCACTGGCATAGTTCACAAAAGGCCCAGTGCCTACAGTTGGATAAGGTTCGTTGTAAATTTCATAGTGAATTCCTTGCCCAGCGTAACGCAGAGCGATTTCTCGGCACGCAATATACCAGCTACCCGTTGTGTTATTTGCCAAATCAACCGGCGGTGTGTTGATGGCGCCTACTGCTGAGTGGAGTCCTGATTGTCCATACAAAGGAATTATCATTCGCTTACCAGCATGTCTAGCTACAAAGTAGTCTAAGACGGACCAGTCCCCTGCAGTGCTCTGACGTTGAGCACTTGTGAGCGGTAACCAATTCGTCTTCTCAATGAAGTGCATCATTGCAGCTAGATTATTGCCGGTGGGACCATCATAGTTCAGAGAACGTACAGCCCCATAGTTCACTCCTAAGGGAACAGTAGCTGTCGTAGCAGGCTGCGGCCAACGATGCCAGTGTGCCCCGAACATGGCACTGGTCAGTGTACGTGGGGCTGTTGAGTTTACCAAAGTGGTAGAGGTTCCTGGAACAACTTCTAACGATGAAGAAACAACCTTCATAATCTTGCCAGCAACATAAGTATTTTCCCAAGAAAAGAATACTACGACGCGTAAGCCATTGGTGGAATACTGGTCGTACCAGTGATTGAGAGCTTGTGCACTTTGTAAGTACTCACTTTGTGCAGCATACATCGCAGATATGCGGACGTCATTGCCCCCACTACCAGCTACCGCAGCAAGCGTTACTGAGAACTGCCCGCCTATAGAAGTCGCATATTCAGCAGGTGCCGCTACTGCAATCGTATTACTGGGGTTGGTTGGATCAGATCCGTCAATCGTGCCAATACGTACATTGAATCGGCGTTCTAGGTTCGTGGTGGCCGTTGGCTTGTCATCAGGAGTTACTCCGCCGTAGGTGCCCGACTCATAGAGCGCAGTGAATCGAGCACGCCAATCGGTGGTAAGACCACTGAGGGGCCCTGGTGGGATATCCACATGCCCCATATATTGCAGCGCACTATCCGTAGCAGCAATGCCCGTGCTAATTCTCGAATATAGATTGTTATTGGTTACCGAATACCCTTGGGCGACTTGCGGGGATTGTGTGGCAAGTAGAGAATGAAACATGATTTATTTATCTTTCTATTAAGCAACGGTGCGAAGAGGTCTATTGATGACGGCGCCAATTGCATTTCTAGTTACAGCAGATTGAGTAACTGTCTTTGTGCCGTTTGGTCCTACATAAGTTACCGTATACGCATCTGTTGATCCTGGGAACAAGTCGCTGGCGAGCGTCATACTGTAAGATCCTGCGCTGCCGTCAGGCCATTGTACCGCATAAGAAATCATGTTGCCATTGGCATCGTAAAGAATGGGGCCGGCCACCATATTGCTCGGATCTCCAGACCATGCAATGAGGTAACTATCTCCACCCACACTAGAAGCCCCGGTAAGACCTGCTGGTCCTTGAGGACCTGTGTCACCCTTGACACCAGTAAGACCTTGAGGGCCGGTTGCACCTACTGCACCATTGGTGCCGTTAGTTCCTGCAGGGCCTGTAAGGCCCTGTGCGCCTTGAGGTCCAGTTAAACCAGTAGGGCCCTGAGGTCCTTGTGCGCCTTGAGGGCCTGTAGGTCCGGGTGTTCCTACAAGAGTCCCAGTGACAGGGTCTACTGATAAATTGAAATTAGTGACTTCCACTAATTGAATTGTGTTTGGCATATGGGAATCCCTTGTGGAAATGGTAGAGAATATTTGATCACAAAATAACAACTTGAATATTAACGTCAGAAAAGAAATAGTTAATTGACTTGTATGGCGCTAAAAACGTGTATACGAGTCAATTAACTGCAGATCGAATATCAATCTTTTACCAATGACCACCACCACCAATTCGAATACCCAACCACATCATCCAAGCTTTCCACTTAGGAACCCCTTCTTCCACACACGCTTTGTAGAAGATGTCGTCTGCCAAGGCTCTGTATGCAACTGGATGCTTGCCATTCTTATCAACAGTATAGAGCCAATCGTGCAACGTGGCAGGAGGTCTTGCCATGTCACCAAAGAAAAGCCAAATGAAAGGCAGCCTAGGAACAGAAGCAAAATCAGTCACGAACCCAACGGGGACTGTGTATTTTTCATAATGCAAATGTGCTTTGAGTTTCCAAGAGCCTCTGTCAGAATTGGAAGTATCGCTGATGTCTTCAACAATGAGGGGTGAGAACTTAGACGACATGATTAGTCACTTCTGCAGATGCTGTTGGTTTCTTAGAGAAGATACCCAACATATTGAATAAACTAACGCCAGTAGAAATAACGCCGTCAATAGCCCCTACGGTTGGGTTAAGAACACTCACGACAGTCATTGCAGCTTTGAGTTTGTCAACGCTACTCATCTTAACGGGCGACTGCGAAGAAATGTTCTCTACGAACTGTACAGCCGTCACTGCGGCTGAAAGCTTGTCAGAAGCCAGATTGAGTTTGTCTAGGAACGACATGAAACTTACTCCTACTTAGTTAAAGGATGGGGTAAAATAAATATTCATAGCATAAATATCAACAGGATTTGACGCCTGTTGATATTTATGTGGTTGTTGGTTTAATCTTTATTAACTGGGAGATTTGATATACTTGCTCGGTTTGACTCTCCATGACCAATCTAAATACTGCGCCATATATGCTGCAATAGCTGTCTTTGCTGCGCCAACGTAGTGCGTGCCATCGCCCATGATGGCACCGTACAGATCTTTACCCGTAGCTGGATCCGTTACAACCGTAGCAATGTCAGCCACCTGTGTTCCGTACGTAGCGATTAACCATGTGTTGTATTGTTTTCTTAGCGCTTCTTTGACTGCATCAGTAGATGCTACACTAAATGGAGTAATGGTTGTGTAGTAGCGATAGGTGAACCCATCTGCAATTGCTTTTGCAGTCATGCTTTGTGTGCTAGCGCACATCTGCGCAAAGGTTCTTCCTTGACCAATGTCATTAATGCCGCCCTGAATGATTACAGCGTTACATCTTGGCTTCAAAGTTGTGATGTCCGTAGACCAACGGGTATCCATATCAGCAAGCGTCTGCCCACCAATCGCCCGATTGAATAAGCTCAGTGAGAGTTCTGAGCCAAGAACTGTCGTAATTTCTCTGTTAGCAACAACGTTGAAATCGTACATTCGATCATTAAAACCACTGGAACCAGCGAAAGTGGAGTCCCCAATGACTGCTACACCATCTAAGTAATTGGAGTTAACCGGCTCAACCATGAACCCTCCAATGTACGGTGCAGAGCCAGTGGCCATAATACCACCCCAATTATTATTGGTACTAATTAGGGGCAGACCACCGCCATTCGTAGTGCCTGGCGCAGTTGCCGGGGTTGTACCAACATCTAGAGTTGTAGTAGAAAAAGCGGTTGCCAAATACCAAACTCTAGTTAACTCACCAGCCTTGCACCAAATAGCACCATGTCCATTAGAGGCCGCAGCAGGGCAAGATTTCTGATTCCACCAAAAGTCAACGGGGGACCAAACATAAAGACTGACCAAATATTTTTTACCAACAACATAGGGTGTTAAACCTGATGCAGTGATGTTTGTTGTGATCCCACCATAGACAGAACTGAAAGATACTTCGCTGAGTGTAATAATCCGTCCATCTACAAACGCTTGTTTTGTAAGGCCCGTTTTGTACTGCCAATAGCAGCAATGTAATAAGCCCATGCCAAGTCTTCTGAATGAACTGCAATGTTCATTGAAACTGGAAGGGTTGTTCTAACTAAAGAGATACCTTGATTTGCTACTTGAGCCTGGTATAACGTAGAAAGATCATTCGTTGGGAGTCCCATGATTTATCCTTGATATTGTGCTTGCGGATACAGATCCCAACACCACACAGGAGCAGCAACTCCAGTAGGTTGGAACCAGCGAACTTTAGCGCCAGCGTTGATACCGTTCGATAAATATCGAACCTCTCCAACTAAGACGCCTTGAATTGAATTGCTTATCGCCTGCGAATCAGTGATGGTGTCTGAGATCAGCCCTGATTGAAAGGTGGCCTTTTCAATAACAGTACCTGAAGTGAATGCAGTTTGCATTCCAGCGAGTGTTGCAAGAGCATTCGTACCGTTAGTCCCTACAGGACCGGTAGCCCCAGTATCGCCCTTAGGACCGGTAGCGCCAGTAGCGCCTACTGCACCAGGGGTGCCATTCGTGCCTGCTGGCCCTGGTGCACCTGTATCGCCTTTGAGTCCTTGAATGCCTTGGGGTCCCGTGGGTCCTACAGGTCCTTGAATGCCTTGGGGTCCTTGAGGACCCGTGCCTCCGACACCAGTCAAGCCTGTGATCTGAGACGCTGGCAAGCGCAGGTCAGAGAGCTTGAGCAAGTAAGGAGGCTTGCCAGTACGGACAGCGTAAATCTTATCCGGTTGGATCAGACTAACTCGGCCCCGGTGGGCTCCGGGGGGGGGGGGGGTTGCCACTGATGAAAAGTCCTTTAAATGAAGTTATGTATTGTGTCAAACAATATAAAAACATAAAACCCTCTCTGTACACCACTCCTGATATTCACGGGAGTGGTGTACAGAGAGGGTAAATTCGAATTAACTTTTCTTCACAACATGATTCATGTATGATCGATTATTTTCCATTTCTTTCCACAAGGGGCGAGTCCTTCTTCATCAATGATGAAGTCTAGCCAAGGCGCATTGTCGTCGGCTTGCCTGACATAACACCAGCCTTTCATGTAACTTTCTGTGCAAATGCCAAGCACACCATCGACTTCGACGATGTCACCCACTTGAGGGCATCGAATAGGTTTACTTAACCCAAACGTTTTCCTGAGTAAAGCGATTGTTTCTTCATCTTGAGTTTGCTTGCACTTTTCATCGAGACCTGAGCTCCTTTCGATAATGGGGACGTCTCTCCATTCTTCAGAATGATCATCAAAATTCTTACGAATGTGCCAGAGCTGTTGTAGAACTATTTTGTTACTCGCATGAACTTGTCTGAGTTGATTTGTCAAAGTCTCTTCATTTGCCATGTACATGATAATTCCTAACGACTTAAAAAGAGACTGATTTCTTCAGGTCTTCACGTGTCTCAGCCGCCAAGAGCTTCATCTGCGCATGCATGAGTTTCTTAGCTTGCCTTCTTTCTGTACACCAAACAACATCGTCTTCACAGGAATACCAGTGCGACTTCATCTGTCGTGCAGCGTTGATACTTGAAACCTCAGAAACGACTGCATACTGAGACTGCATAACTGTGTTCAACAAGCGCACCACACTGACACGTTTACGAAGAATGTACTTGACACCTCCAGGTCGGATTTCATCAAAGTTCACTTGAAGAGTGTGGAGGCGTTTATTATTTTTCATTTTGTTTGGTCTTTCTTATAAGCAGCCAAAGAATCCTTGTAGATCTTATTGAGTAGCTTCTGTGCAATACGTTTAGCAACTCGTTTGTCTGAGAATCCGTGGGGGTGTACTTCCGGCCCAAACTCATTCCACCTGCTACTCATTTTCTTTTTGATGTTGTAGGAGCGCATCCCTTTTTCTATGTAGTAATACCCATCGTCGTTTGACATTACTCGGACACGTACAAAGATGTTGTACGGGAAGTCCGGCACTGCAATACTCAGGTATTGCTTTTGAAACGTATGAATGTTTTTCACTTAGTTACTCCAAAGAAGAAAAAAAGAAACCGGGTGAGGGTTTCTTTCTCGACCATTGATCCCTTAGAATCCCAGGCCGATGATAACACCGATGAGTCCAAAGACTACGACGATGAGTAAGACTTCCCAACGCTTGGGCTGATGATTGAGGAACGAATTCATTTGTGACTCCTTACTTAAGAACTTGCCGAGCTGTGGCTCGATCCGAAAAGTAACCAGCTACTCTATTGGCAAATGTGAGACGTGCAATTGCTTCATCGCGCTCGCGTGAGGTGAACGTAAATTTGGGGCCGCCGAGAATCTCTTCGCTCAACTTCTGAATCGAGCAAGGGTCAGCAAAATCCCACTCTTCAGCAGCATCATACATCTCCTCCGGCAGCTTATCTGCTTCGAGTTCAGGAGAATGGGCGAGCCATTCTTCGACATGACTTTGATGATCGTGGTTTACACAATTGATATGTGCCGGGATACGTGCGTCCATTTTCATTTCCTTCTGCTCTTTTGAGCGCTGATTAAATCAAAGTACCGACGACTACCCACTGCTTGGCTGGCAATGGGTAGAGGGTCGAGACTCTTTTACTCAGCTGGGAAGACGTCCTTCTCTCCGTTCAGGATGCGCAGAGCTAGTGTTTTGGCCTTCTCCAATTGGACTGGGTCCTGGTGATCGGCGTCTGCCACCGATCCTTTTTTGGGGATCCAGTAGCTACCGTCTTCGATCACAGAGATTCTCCCCCAAGGTCCGGAGAAAGAGATTCCTATGAGAGTTCCTCCTTCAAGTTTACCGACTTGGTAGTACGCGTGCTTCTTGGCCGATTGAACCAGTTGTTGATTCGTCTTCATGATAAAGCTCCTTGTGCTTTGCACAGTGGTTGAAAAGAGGTTTAGAAACTTGATGCAGTTTCCTATTCACATTGGTTATATGTGACTGTAGAAATTTGGAATGTGATTTATTAGTTTCTCATACTAGTTTGTTACTTTTATAAATTAATGGAGGTCAAGGTCTAACGCCAGAAAAGAGCTGTACTCCTTTGATGCTTTTATAGCCCAAAGGAGTACAGACTGCTCACTTAATTCCCAAAGCTTCTCTCAATTCCTTCAATACTTCTTGGATAGTACTCTCTGCCAAACAGAGCTCCGCTGTCGTATTGTCAAACTTGAGCTGGTCCTGTACATATGGGAGAACATCATCTTCCAACTGTCCTACCAACTTTTTAGCAAGGTCAGTGGAAATGGCTGTTTTACCTTTAAACATACTGTATCGATCTTGTAGACTTACTTCACGTTCACAACTTCAGTGGTCTCTTGTGTAGAGATTTGCAGAGTGACTCTGCGGTTACGGGTGCGACCTTCAGCAGTTGCATTCGTGTCCGCAGGCTTGTGGTAGCCAGACCCCTTCACATTTCCTACACCGAACCCAAGACTTTTGAGCTCAGCCGCCACCTCATTAGCGCGCCGCAGTGACAATTCCATGTTGTACTTGTCACTGCCTCGGTTGTCCGTGTGTCCCTCTACAGAGCTCACGCTATCCTTGGTCTTGCCAAACTTTGACATAGCGTCCATTAGTGCAACGCGACCAGTTCCAGTGAGTGCATGTTTCCCAGTAGAGAAGAAGACATCAGAAGCCAAATCCACAGACTTGGTAGTCGTCTTTGTTTCCTTGTCTTTTCCAGGAACCACCACTTCTCTGACCGGGCCAGGTACTTCTACTTTCTTTTCTACCGTTTTCACTTCTGTAGGAGGCACTGTTTTTGATTCAGCACATTCCTTATAGGTCAGGTCTTTGAAGTTTGCATTGAGATACTGTTCATACGTCATAGAAGCACCCTCAGGCGCTCTGTACGCATCTTCAGGCTTGATCTTGTATGTGTCAGAAACAAACTTGTCTAATAGACGTTTGACTGTGTTGTACTGGCACAGTGCAGCAAAGCGGTCTATCGTCTTTTGGAGCGCACATTCCTTATTGAAGTCATGCACTGGCTTGCTCCAGGAGATGAAGTTCCAACCTCCTGCGTAAGACTCAGTACCATGTAGAATACAATTGCTCTCAGAAGACAAACCTGCTTGTACGGTGGGAGGGAAAAGAACGCTGATTTGTTTGGAGTTGCTGGTATTGCCGCCAGCATTAAGCGCTACACCTTGGTTACTGGCGTCAGACGTAGAGGTCTGGTCTACAGTGGCGGCTGCTCCACTCGGGGTAGCAGTCTGTGCTTGTACAGAGATTACGAACGTGAATGCAGTGATGAAAGAAAATATTTTGATTTTCATGATTCATAGCTCCTGGTATTTCTTGGGTGTTACTTCAGCGAGGATCAGAACCATCAAACCAGATGGAGGTTGTGTTACTTGTACTCGTGCTAGCTTTGACGCCGTCCACGCTCATGGGTATAGCCGGAGTTGCACTGTTGAAGAGTGCTTGCACAGACGACCAAGACCTGGACGTGTTCTCAGTAACGGTGGCTTTGAGATTGCTGTTGAAGTACTCTGACGAATTGGTAGTTGACCAAACACGGTCTACCGTAGCGAACCCTTTGGCAATGGAAGTGTTCCCAATGTTGATTCCTACGCCTGTGTTGATAGGTGTAAAGATGTTGGCGTACATACCGCTGTTCTTGTCGAACATTCCGCCATCAATGTTGCCACCACCATTGAGAACTTGCCCTGGCCCTGTATAGTTGTTTCCACCTTGTGTGCCGTAAGTACCTTTGACAGTGTTGGAAGCCCAACCAGTGGCTGCTCCTGTGGAGGTATTCCAAGCTTGTGCCATGTAGTTAGAACCTCCACTCATGTCGATGTTGAGCTTACCCGCTAAGGGTGTGTTCGTGAATGTAAAATTGACATCATTCACATTAGCGAATACATTTCCTTTTCCTGAGGAGAAAGACTCTGCAATACCAATCCCAATGTCTTGGCAGAGGTGGAGGCGTCTGATTTGATGTAGACTGTGTTACCTGTAAGACCCAGGTAACCTGACTGTTGCGCCATGACGTTGGTGGAGATAATAACAGCGAGTAAAAGTGTAGAACGGTAATGCATGGATGAAAACTTCCTCTTTGGTTTAGTTAGAAAATGCCAACATTCATGAAAGTCAATTAAATTGTTAGCAAATAGATTGGTTGTTTTTATTACATTTAACTTTAGGCATCAGAAGGAGCAGGGGAATGTTCCCCTGCTCCTATGACATTTCTTTTTTATTTTAGATCACAGTTCTACAGCACGATTCAATTGCCACAAATTAAAACACCTGAGCTAGCTCTAACGCTGTCATGGAATTTCAATACTTACTGGCAGAAGATCAGTAAATTATGGCAGCGGCCAGCATCGCAGCAGTCGGCACCGCGACCCTGCTCGCATCCGCCCCGGTGTCGTTCAGGTGAATGCCGTCACCCGTGTACCCGGCTTTCCAATATCCGCCCGTGCCCGCCGTCTGTTGACCAGAGACGAGGATCAGCGGTGTTTCGTTGCTATTGACTTCAGATTGAATGCATGGGTCCGACAGAAAAACTTTCACTCCTCGGCAGAATGTGGATACCCATGCGGTCAAGTCCGTCGCGCGCAGCCAGTTATTGATTGCCACGCGCGTCGTTTCCCAGGAACGAACCGTCTGGGCTGAAGCAGAAGTCCACGCTCCGGTGGTGCGAGGAAGGATCGTGGCTACGGAAAAATTCCGACATGCCGACATCCGTATAATCCACTTCTTCAGCTCGTCTTGATACCCGGCAAGCGTCGTAATGGTGAGAGCCTCCAAGTCGTTTGTCGCGACGTGCAGAAAAATACCATCGACGTATCGCGCCACGATTCCGCAGTACACGTCATAACGGTTTGTGTTGAAGAGGGCAGATCCGTCGATTCCATTTACAGAATACCCACACCCTCCCGCAGTATCGAGGGCGCGAGCAATATACCCGACGAGGCCAGTAGTTCCATAGCCGTTTGAGATACTATCGCCCATGATCCCAAAAACAGGAGTTGGGTTACGCATGATTCCGGTGATTAGTGATGGACCATAGCACCGAGCGCCCCCAGTGTTTGCACCAAGCGTATCCGAAAGTGTCGTTGTGGCGTCTGCGCCGGTCGTCACTGTGGTGCCGGTGACAAGGTCTGTAGTTTTTCCATTGCTCGGGAACGTATATGTGTACGGCCATTTGTTACCGCTGGCCGCAGCCTTATGAACTCTCAAAAAATATGTTGTTCCCGCAAGTAGAGGATTAGATTGCGGCAACGACTCGATATAGCCGAATTCTCGAAGAACTGTCCCGCTCTTCGTCGAACCAGTAATTGGGTTCTCGGTGTACGACGGAAAACTGACCTGATTGAGTTGGCTCGAAGCTTCCAACGCAGCTCGGATCTTCAAATCTCCGGCAACACCTGGGAAGCCGGACGATACAATGGTACCGTTGACAAATACATACGAGATGTCGCTGCAGTCAGCAAACACGGTAAATCCAATTCGGTCGGTGCTGCTGACTTGAGTCGTGCCGTTTGACTGCGCTCCACCCTGAGGGCGGAAGCCACCGAGGCTTGAGACAATGCGACGGCGAGGTATAGTCCCTGCCACGCTCGATTGAAAAGCAACTTGTTGAGCAGCCGTGCCGGCAGCGAAAGCTGCCTGCATTGTCGACAGGTCACTGGGTCCTGTAGGTCCCACAGGTCCAGCAACACCCTGGATGCCTTGGACGCCCGCAGGACCAGTGAGGCCGATCGGACCTTGGGGACCTGTGGGACCCGTTGCACCACCGGCACCCTGAGCACCTGTGGCTCCCGTAGGGCCTTGTGGTCCAGCAGGTCCTACAGGGCCCTGCACGCCTTGCGGTCCTTGAGGACCGGTACCACTGACCCCAGTCAATCCGGTGATCTGTGACGCAGGCAAGCGCAGATCACTGAGCTTCAGCAAGTAGGGTGGCTTGCCTGTCCTGACGGCATAAATCTTGTCCGGTTGAATGATAGGGAGAGTCGTTGCCATGATAATAATTCCTTGAATAAAGAGAGAAATAAGAATACCCAAAAGATTGTTAAATCTTATTTCCACTTACTGAAGTGCGGCGCATTGTCCTGTGTGATTCTCCAACCCAATGACTGGAACAGCTCCAAACCAAAACCTTTGCTGGACTCAGTCGCCACATTGTTCACCAAAGGCTTCACCGTACTCATGAAGTGTGATTTCTCAAACTCCATGTCCACGTAAGATTCCAGTCCAGGTGCTCGGTACTTGCGTGCCACTGCCAAGCCAGACTCAATCACTGCATCAAACGTCACAATCGTTCTCAGAATGCGCTGCTTGGTACCACCTGTCCAAGAATCCTCAGTGAACGCACGAATAGAAAAACAAGTATTGTCTTTCGGGTTGTTGAACGAGTCCTCCAGAGCAGGACCAAACGGACCAGTCGGCCTCACTTTGGCCATGATCGCAATGATGGGCTTGCCACTCTCATCCTTGATGGAAGTCGCATCCAACCAAATCTCAGACAAGTGTGCTGCCACATTCTGCTCTTCAATGGTCATGACGCGGTTGGCATACTGCTCTTGTGTCATGCCAGGCAAAGGCTTCGGGTGCCCCATCTCGCTTTTCAAGACACCGGCTTTGACACGCCGCATGAACGTAGAAGAAGATTCAAACAAATCCTTGGCACCTTCATACGTGTAGTATTCACCAGACGAGTTGAACACATTCAAAGCACCCACAGGGAACTCACGGTAGCCGTTTTCGTCCTTAGGGAGAATGCCTTGCTTACCACCTTTCAGTGCGGTACAAGAGAATCGAACTTGGTTTTGCATGACTGCGACTCACAAAAAGTAAATGATAATAAATCAAACGGAAATACAGGTCATTTGATTAGTTTTCACGGCATATACCCTCCTAGAGTGTAGAAACTCTAGGAGGGTATATGTTCTTCATATTTACTTTCTGAGCAATGACTCAATACGTTCAGTTCGATCTGACGGGTTGTTCAAAGCCGCTACAATGCCAGTGGACATGTAACTACCACCCATGCGGTTGGTCGTATTGGTAGGAGCAAACGTCACGTCTCTGAGTGAAATATAAGCAGGTGGTCTTGTCTTGACATCACTGGCTGACTTCACAGTCGAGCGATAGTACTTGGTCTTGTCTTTGGCGTCTCTGGCCACAATTGAAGCAATGAGTTCTGTGACTTCATTGTTGCTGCCGATGTTGGCACCAGCATAGTCTTTCGACGTATCAAAGATAAAAGCCAAGTCATCATAACTGAAATACCAAGGCACATTTCCCTTAGAGAAGACTTCGTCATAAATCTTAGAGACGAGGGAGTCTGTCTTCACAATAGACGTTGACTTCATTACCGTCGATCCAGCAGGGAAGATGAACTCGAAGTAATCGTCTTGATTGATCTTGACTCTCACTGTTTCAGTCGGGTCAATGTTCAACATGGCGTTCACCATGCTGATGGCATACTGAGCATCTCCCACAATGATGGCATAGAGTCCTACGATGTAGTTGTCCACACCAATGTTGGCCAAGCCACGCTCAGCAAAGCGACAAGGCAGGTGAATCTTACAGCCTGTCTTGGTTACCACACGACCATCCGGTAGTGTCACCAGCGTCTGAATGACCGCTTGTGGGTCTCTTTTGAGAGATGCAATATTGATCATTGTTTACTTAACCTTTTTTCAAAGTGACTTCACAGTCAATTGGTCTCGAACATAATCAGTGACGTACTCGATCAGTGAGAGCAGGGCTGCTTCTTTCACGTCCAGATCAGGATTCTTCGCACAAGCATCATCGATACCCTTCAGAATCTTACCAGCGTCCGTGTAGTAGAATACGCAGTCACACACCAATGTCGTTGAGAGTTCCCACAGATTGTCAAACGCTTTGTCTGAGATGTTCATGCAAACATCCACAATGCGTTTCTTGAACTCAGTGTACTCTGGCAGATTCTCATCCACTTCAGCACAGTCTTTCACTGTAGCGTAGCACCCCTTGAAGTTCTCAGCCACCAAGCGTCTAGTCCGGTTGATAGCAATCTCTCGGCAGTAGCTGTACTTCTTGTTGGCCAGCGTCGTCTGCAGCATAGCGGTGTACGCGTTCCAGCGACGCTCCAATGCAGGACGATTCTCCTGGATCAAAGGCACGTGCAGAATCGGCGTAGGCATCAGTGTAGACGCCAGCACCATGGCATTGTTGCCACCATTCTCCACCCAAGAACGGTAGACTTCACCGATGACTGTGATCTGTGTGGGGTTGTACGTCTTGATGAGAAGCTGTGTCTTGACAAAAGACTCGTACTCTTCAATGGCAAACACCAGTCGCGCTGCTGCTTCTGACTTCAAAGCAAATAGATTTTGGTTGAAGTTACCGCGAGAGATTTGACTGCCAGCATCCGGCGTATCGTGCAGCTTTTCACACAGCAAGAACACGGCCAAACACACATCCAAACCATCTGCACCCAGCTTCAGAGATTGGAAATCACTTCCATTGGGCTGACCAGTAAAACAAGAAGTCCACACCAGTTGCAGGAAAGCATCCCCCTTGGTAGCATACCAGTTGGTAAGTTCTTTATCCAAACCAAACTGTGAAACCGTCATGAGTTCTTTGAGCTCAGTGGGTGACTTATCACCAAACCCACACTGCACGTACCTGACGGTCGTGACCGGCTTGTTCTTATAAGCTTGCAGCTCTTCACGCAGACCAGCGTCTGTCAAAGGAACAGGCAGATCGTACGTGACAATCTTGGTGTCTTTGTAGGGATCCAGTTGAATAGAAGAGACGTCCTTCTTGATTTCTTCAGCCAGCTCTTCAATCAGAGGGCGCACCACGTTCTTGGCAAACGAGATGTGTTGACGAACATACTTGGCGATGCTCATCTTCAGAGCATCCAGCTTCTCAGTATGTGGAACAACTTCACCGCGGCTACTACCACCAAAGTTGTTGGAAGCTCCCACGATCAAATTCACAGAAGGATCATACTGCTTGGCTGCGCCAGAAACAGACTGCTCTCCCAGCTTCAAGAAGTTGCAAGCAACCAGCTCTCCCACAGGCGTGCCAGCTTGTGCACCCACTTGCAGGCCACGTGCATCAAACTCTTGTGTCAGTAAAATAGCTGCAGTGACAGCGGTGTCATGAATCATGATCAGTACTCTTTTCTTTTGGTTGATTTAAAAGGGATTACTGCTTAGCAGACTGGCTAAGGTAAGTGGAGAAGTTGCGTGCCAGACGCGATGACACAATATTGTCCATGCTCGCACGACTCACCACGGAGCCGTTGAGCATGTCAGAGACTTCATTGCCAGCGACTTCACTGATGATTTCTGTGGCCAGCTCGATGGCATTGGCCAGCGCCATGACTGTGTTTTCACTTTGAGGAGACATGGTAGTCGACTTTCTTGGATTGGAAAAAAGAGAAGATAGTTTGCCTGTAAAGCAGCTCAAAGAATGAACGCCTATATAAAAGACATAAAAGAAGTACTCCATGCTACCAGCCGCTTACACGGTTTGGTAGCATGGAGTACTTTAAGTCAGTTTGTTATTTGTTGTAGATTTCAATCGCTCGCTTGGCAATCACTTCCAATAAGGTATTGGTCGTGCCAATCAGCGCAGGGGAGTTCACAATCCGGTCGTCCACTGAACGAGCTCCGAAGATGGCATCGATGGTAGAGCCTTCTTCTGTGATGTAGTCACCTTCCATTACTTCAGAGAACACCGTCTTCAACTGGTTTGCAAACACACCTTTATCACCCACACCAGCACTCACGTTGGAGGTGATGTAAACCTTGATGCACACGCAGTCCAATCCAAGAGGAGTGCCGTCGATTCTGAATCCACCGTCTACACTCCCGGTGAATGCTTTCCTGTTCAAAGACTTGGCTTTGTCTCTGAATTGCTTGTCACTGGCAGTACAGAGCGTCTGCAATGATTCACTCATGTCTTCTTTGTCACCATGGTAGTAGACTTCAATTCTCTCGATGATCCCCTTCACGCCTGCTTTTGGAGTTTGTGATCCCACCACCTTGAGGGTATCTAACGTGGCTTCGTCAAACACTTTGGCATTGGCTGTGATGCTGTCCTGAACGATGCAAAGAATAGAATCATAGTCTACTCGGTCACCAGGCTTCATGATTCTAGAAACAGTTTGTTCGAAATCCACCACGATCTGTTTGACTTTGGTGGTTTTGGTCTTGAGCTTTTCTGCAATTCTGGGAGAGATGCAAGAAGCGTCTTCTAGCGTCTGGGTAGACTCCCAAAGTGCTGTCTTGACGTTGACTGCATTCTTCCAGATCACTCGCTTGTTGTTGAAAGCATCAGGTTCAAAGAAACCTGTGTTGTAGAGAATAGCATCCCCTACTGCAATCTTGTCTCCTGCTTTTAAAGGGGAGTGGATCTCATGTGGAATGACCAAGCCTGCTGCGTTGCCGTAGCGCCTACCTAATTCATACCCTTTGACTTCCTTGTCATCGTATTCAACAATGATGCCCTTGTCTGTGATGGACTGCACCACACCTGGCTTCTTGGCAGTGATGGCAAACACGTCTTCACTGCGGTCAGCCACGATGTTCTCGTACCCCGTGCGCAGTGTAGGCTGATGGTACCCATCACAAGCAATCGAATGCGATTGCTGAATGGCCACAAAGTTGACTCGTTTTCCCGTGGTGTTCAGCCGTGTTCGCTAGACACGACCCGTGCGTTTAAGCACCGCTCATGGGTTTCCCATGAGACCAGACTATCTCTTCTTCCTTTTGTTCAAGGGAGCTTCCTGTTTCCTCGCCGCTTGGCAAGTACGGGGTGATAAATCCCCTAGTCGTTGAACTCGCACCATAGACTTGTAGTCCTTAGGTGATCAGCTGCTGATTGCCCAATCTCGGTGATTTTCAAACCTTGGCTTTGTCTTTCGACTCGCAGTGGTTCACCAGAGCTCTACAGGACTTCCCAGCAATTAAGGAAGATTCACTGTACCTTCTCAAGTACAGCGGACTAATGTTAATCATCACGATCTGAAAATGGCGCCAGCAGTGCTGAGGTAGATACCAAGGAAGTGGCACCGTCCTTGGCCATGTCAAAGTCAGTAGACGTCCCTAACAATGAATTAAACTTAGGGTTTGCAGACAGGTACACATTGATGGCCACGTCAGATGAGTCTACAGTAGACTCCGACACCGTACCCATGTCGTTTCTATGGTAAGCGCGTGTATGTTTGACCATGCTGACTTTACTGCGGCCACCCACACCTGCATACGTCACTGCTTCGACTTCTTTCAAAGCTTCAATTGGATTAATCTCGTTGGTCTGTGATTTAGAAGGATCTTCTACAATCTTCTTCCAGACTGCGTACGGGTTCATCTCAATCTTCTTATTAGACTTGCCCAATGATCCATTGTGTTGTCTGAGCGACTGGATGATCTCTGAGTACACAGCACCAGAGATTCTCTCATAACCCTTGATTCTCATCTCACGAGGATCCAGTTCATCAGGATGTTTGTCATCCAGCAGCATCTCGCAAGCTTTCAACAACAGGCCTTGGAATGTCTCTGGTAATTTCAATTGCTCCAAGAGTTGCTTGGTGATGGGATCAATGAACATCTGGTTCATCAAGTCCATCTCTCTCAAGTACCGTGCTGAAAGCTTATTCGATTCCAGCAAGTTCAAGTAAATCGCACGTTTGTCAAAACTGTACACTGAGAACAAACGAATGACTCTGTGGTAGTCTAAGAAGCCACCCAACACCATGGCAGCAATTCTGTCGTCTCTAGAGAACACCAAAGTCTCATCGGAGAACACCAGTGCATACTCACTAGGTTCCAGTGACACTCGCTTACCTGCTTCTACCCGTCTAGGGGTTACACGCAAAGACTTCATGAGTTCTGTGAAACCCATGTAGTATGCCAACACCACGCCTACAGGAACATCCTTACCAAACACACCCACTTCAGCAAACTCAACAGGTGAGAAATCAGTAGGAATATTCAGAAACGATTCCAGTGTCCCAGCAGGCGTCATGGCTTCACCTACCAAAGTGTAGAGTGCGCCCATGCTGTCTAGTACCAAGTAAGCACCTTTCAAGTTCATGCCTACCAGCAAGTTGCCTTGCTTGATGGTTTTCTCATAGAGCACAGGGTCTGCCAACTTTTGCATGGTCTCTTGTTCAAAGTAAAGCGTGTACCCCTTTGTAACAATGGACTTGAAACTGGTCGAGATGGCAGTGTAAGCTCTGGGTGCTTTGAGAGAAGGATCAAACACATCTGCAGGTGTGACTTGTGACAAGTCCTTGTCTTCTTGAGACAAAGCTTTGGTCATGATCTTGGCATTGAGCCAAGCACCGTAGTCATGTGTCTTCTTTCTTCCTCTGGTCACAAACGTCTTGCCAAAGTAACTTGTCATGGCTACTCGGTTAGGCGCTAGTTTTCTTAAGGGGAGCATCCCTTACAATGGACCATATCACCACCCTCTCAAAATCTTTGAGTTAGGGTGCCTACCGTTTCGGCTGTTGAGTTTCATCAACAGAATCATTGCTGATTACGCATATCGAGATGCGCCCTACTCTACTCGCTTTAATCGCTTCATTCAAGCAACCACCTGACTTTATACAGATGTGATTATCCAGCACCAAAAAGCACCAGAATAGCTTTCGATGGCCTCTGAGCACACTCCGTATACCACAAGGATACCTTAGGAGCTTCGCTGCGGATCATGTCTTTTAACAACGTTTTAACCAAGCCTGATTGGATCATTACCCGACAGGTATTGCACTACGTTTCCATGTGCAAGTGGTAGCTGTTAAAATTTTAAGACGTTTTCCCGCACTTAGGTAGGTTTTCTTTTACCGTATTTCTACGAGTAAGGGGACCATGCTTGGCTTTTAATCCCCGCGCTGTTTACGCATCCGGTACTTCGTACCAGAAGCTTCGAAGGTACCGTCCTCTTGAATCTTAGGAATCTTGAACTTGATCGTACTGGGAGCACCCTCCACAGGAATCAGCTTCACCGTGTGGTCCTCATAAGAGCCCATGATGTCTTCAGTCAGCTCAATCTGATAGTCTGCAACAGCCACCCCAGCTTTTTGAATCTGAGTGACCATGGATGCAGTATGTCTAGGCAGAATCTCTTTGATGTACTGCTTGTCAAACCCCACCAGTGTACTGGACAACATGGTCTTGTCCACCACTGTTTTCTCATCCAAGAAGCTCTGGGTCTTCTTCAGAATCAATTGCTCAGGACTCACCTGAATCTGCTCACCCAAAGTCCCTTCACCATAAGGGTTCTTGATGTTCTTATAAGCCCCAGCCAAAGCAGTGAAGCGCTTGTACTCACCAGCCGTCAGTAAGCCGTCATCAGCCAATCTTTCACATACATCCAACACCCCCTTCTCCAAAGGGGCGTCCTTGACTGCCATGATGGTTCTAAAGTCCACACCGGAAGACTCCACTTCTAAGTCAGACTTGTGGGCAATCTCGTTGAGCGCAGCAAGTTCCTCATCGAGAATTCGTTCTTCCTCAACCATCCTCGCTTTCTTCTGCTCAGGCGTTTCGTCTTCTTCCTCTTTGTCTAACTCTTCCACTGATTTGAGTTGTACATCAAACGCAGTATTGAGCTGCTTCTTACCCAAGATAGAGTTACTGTCTTCATCAACGGCAGGAAAGTCAAACTCTCCATTGTCCATTGCATCAGTCTCCATGTCAGACTTGTTCTGCAAGACGCCTGCGACTCCTTTGGCGTCCTGAGCGTCAGAGGTGTTCGCAGTCGCAGTGCGCGCTTCCATGACCCGCATCAGAAAACGAAGAAAGCGTTTCTGTACTTGCTCAGCCCCTACAGCACCGGGCAATACCACTTGAGCTGTATTCTCAGGCGTGTTCTCTTTGTTCTCATCTAGCGCATTCAGTCTGAAAGCATCCAGATACCCTAGATTGATCAACGTCCACTTGCCAGTTTCTTGGTGCACCAAGTTGATCAGGTGAAGTTTGTTCCGAGGAATCTTAGAGAACAGACTCGTCTCACGGTCAGGACCTAACCACTTCCAAAGCTCCAATACCATCCAAGAGTTGACATCGTTGAAAATCTTCAGCAAAGGCTGAGATATGTTCTTGCTGGCAGCGTCTAGCTGAGCGATGCTAGGAAGGATCTTAGGAATGCCGCAGAGCAGGTACTGGTTCGATTCTACCAATGAAGCTACATTCGCCATCTCACGTGTGATCGCAGCGAATGTGTTGTGCCACTTGTAATACTCCGTGAAGACAGCCCGCACGTAGCGGTAGTTCTTTGCAATGAGACAGTAGTTGTAGCAGATGAGAGTCTGCTGGTCTTTGGCTGTAGACTCTAGTGCACGCAACTGTCGCAGTCTGCGGTTCTTGTTGAGAAGCTCTCTCAGGAGTGTGCCTTCTGAGATGACTAGTTTTCTAGGAGGGCCTAACTCATCACCAACTTCATTGACGTTGTGCAGGAAGATGGATTTGGTCTGCCCGTTGAAGATGAACTCGTCTGGTTCAGGACCCAGTGCAATTCCGTCGTAAGTGACATGGTGGTAGAGACTTCTGAGGGGCAAGCTCAAGTCTTTCAGGTCGTGCAAGATAGGTGTCATCAACAGTGAGAGCGTGCGGACACCGTACTTTCTAAAGTAGATGGCTTGATTCAGAGTGGTCATTTCATTCTCCTGTCAGGTTGTGTAAAACATAAGTGATCGTATCTGTGGACAAGTCTGATGTGAACTGTCCATTTGATCCTACGTAAAAAGACTTCTTTTTCAGCAGTTCATCGACCTCTTTGATGCTGTCTTCTGAGTACAAAATGATGCCACTGCTCGTGTCCCCGTCAAAATCAGCCTTCAACTTACTTAACCGACACGGGTGCGGCGATTGTGAATCAAAGGTACTGGAGCCCTTCATTGGGAATTGGTACGCTGTATGTGTGTCTCCAATGGGTTTCCAGTCCATCCCCAACTCCTTCCTGATCTCCGCCTTGATGGTACTCTTCAGATACACTTTCGAAGGATACGTACTGCGATCAGATTCAATCGGGTAGCGTGTCACCAGCATGGGGTACCGTGAAGACGTCTGGTACACACTCGCATAAAAGAACTCTGTGAACGTCGTCGGTGTGCAGTGCTCAGCACTCCTACCCTCAGGCAAGTCAGAAATACCATGGATCAACTTGAACGTACCGTCTGGTCCCCGGTAGGTCAATCCTAAGTAATACCCATAAATCACAATGGGCTCATCCCGCACAGAAGGCTCACGGTAAATGTTGATGAGCTTTTCAATGCCTTCGTTGGTCATCCATCTGTCAAAGATGTCATAACTCAAATGCACACGCTCTGACTCCAGTGTCTTTTTGTTCACCAAGAGTGCAGGTGCTGAAGGTGAGGAGAATACTTCAGAGAGGAATCCGTTTCTCAGCAAGGTGCGTGCTACAGGAAGAATGCCTTTGAGGTATTGGAAGATACCGATCGCTGTATCGTTGATGCCAATGTTGCCAGGCGCTCCCACCACAGAGACAGTGGTGTCCATGGCTGTGATCACGTTTCTGGTGGTATTGAAGATCTTTCTAGACGCCCACTTGCCCATGAACAGATTGGATTTACCTTCTACGAGTTTGAGGAACGCATCGTAGATCTGGTTGAAGGTGTTTTGCATGCCCATGCGCTGGCCATTGTAGGCTTCTGGAGCAGCTTTGAGTGCACCTTCATTGATGGTATTGGCTGTGGCCAGGAGTTTATAGTAAAGAGAATTGACTTCATCCGAAGACTCTCTACCATTGTCATCAATTTCTATGTCACGGTAGCCTGCTGGGATGACATAGATCTTGTCCAGTAAAGCTTTGTCTTGATACGTTTTGATGAGTTTGATGTTTTCTTGTCGTTGCTGAGAAGGCGTAGTTTGATATTGGATTTCTTTGAAATGGTCAATGAAGAATTGATAGCCTGTTTGACCTTCTAGTGCATTGGACTTGACGAAGTCTTTGGTTTGCTTATCGAAGACTGCAAACTCTCTACCGGAGAGGATGTCCAGGTAGAGGGATTTGATCTGTCCTAAAGCTTTGAAGATGATTGGATGGATGATGGATACCTTGATGTTGATCCAAGAGTATTTGATGTAGCGCGCATCGGTACCGACGACTCCGTAGATTTCTGTGGAGTAGAGACCGTCTTTGTGGAAGTTTTTGGTCGCACCGTCGTAGATGTCGAGACTGGTGGTGGGTCTGACCATCTTGAGCACGTCTGGTGGGATGACGAGCAGATCAATGTTGAATGGGATGTCGCTGGACTTCATGGCTGTGGAAGGGGGAAAGGGGGGTTGGGCGGAGGATAGTGGTGGTGCTACCCGACCATGAGTTGATCAGCACTCCGAAGATCAGCCTGCTACATTGGCGATCTTTTGGTAGAGTGCTTTAACTGTTTTTACTAGCTGGTAAGGAGCGCGAGCAATGTTTGGATTTGGAAAGAAAGCCAGAGTAGAGAATGAGTCGATTGACAGTGAGTTCAATCTGGATGACGGCTTGGACATGGGGGGGTTTGATTTTGATGCTGACCCCATGAAAGACGACAGAAAGCCAGTGACGAAGGTGCTGGATGGTGCACTGACTGGTTTCAAGGCTGGGGTGTCGGATACCAGCTTTTTAAAGAAGACCGTCAAGGACATCTTGCCTGAAGGGTATGGCAAGACGTTAGATCTGCATGACAAAGTCAATGGCAGCATTCGTGACCTATACGATGAAACCGCCAAGGAAGTCAAACCAGCGATCAAAGAGTTCAAGAAAATCAGTGCAAGACTGATTCCTTCTGACTCTAAATTCATCCCGACTCCTGTGCAAGACTTGCTGCAGAAGTGGAGAGATGAGAAAGAAGAGGAGAAGCGGGACTCTTCTTTGGATGAGAATACACAAAAAGAACAGTTCTTGTCTGTGCAGATGGCAGACATCTTTCAAGCGCAGTCAGAAGACAAGCAAAGCGAGAAGAAAGAGAAAGACGCCAAAGACAACATCCAACAAGGCATAGACTTAGAGCGTCACCGGGACTTGCTGGGCATTGTTTCTAACATGGATCAATCCGTCTCTCGGATTGACCAGTATGGCCGCTCAGTGGGTTTGAACTACCAGAAGAAGACGTTGGAGTTGATGTACCGTCAGCTCTTTGCTTTGCAAGACTTGGTGAAGCTGGGTGAGAAGGGGTTTGGCGTGATGGCCAACGAACTCCCTGCCATCAAGAAGAACACTGCATTGCCTGAGTTTGTCAAGCAAACCAATACCGAGTTCTTGAAAGAATACAACAAGAAGAAACTGGTCGAGACGATTGGTCGTAACTTGTTTGGCACGGGTGCTGAGTATCTGGACAAAGTGCTTGGGAACTTCAATAAGAATCTGAAAGCCAAGTTCAAGGAAGGCATTGGTCAGTTCAAAGACACGCTCACCCAAGCTGGCGAGATGCACGACAGCATGAAAGACATGGGGGACATGCCTGGCATGGACAAAGCCACCATGGGTGGCAGCATGGTTGGTGACGCTGCTGCCAAAGGCATTGGCGGCAAGGCTGCGAAGTGGGTACAGAGCAACGTACTGAACAAGAGCGAGCGCGTCAACAAGCTGGGCTCTAAGTTACTCAACGCCAGTGTGGATGCGCCACGCGCCATCAATGAATTCAGAGAGAAGAATGCAAACAGCTATTCAGATACTCTTTGGGGAAAAGCAAAGTCTGCTGCAGCCAGTCTGATCAGTCCGTTTGAGGAGAGCAAAAGCATTGAAGGGCAAGATGCTACCAAGCTAGGAAGTCCTGGTGTATTCTCCAAGAGAACAGACAGGTCCATCAATGAAGTCATTCCTGGATTCCTGGCTAGAATCTTGAGAGAGGTTCAAGTCTTCAGAACTGGAGATGAAAGCATTGAACTGCAAGCCTTTGACCATGTGAAGAACACTTTCACAGACAAGGGCAAGCTAGAGAAAAGAATTCAAGACTCTGTGATTGATTCTGGCGCTAAAGAGAACATGCACGGGCAGCTTGATGAGATGATCAAGCATACCGAAGGGCAGGATCTCTCTCCAGAAGCCAAGAAAGCACTGAAGAAACGCTTGACCATGACCAGCGCTTCTGGCAAGCGCATGAGTCAGGAGAACTTTGATCAAGAAGACCACTACGAAGGTGAGGGTGCTGCAGAAGCTGCAGCACACATGAAGAAGTACTTTGAAAAGAACAAAGACAACCAGGCGCACCAAACTGCAATCAAGCGCAGGCACGACAACCTAGGTTCTTACGTCACCAACACCATGGGACAAGTAGAGACCAACGCTGAGCTTGGCTACACTGAGGAGTTGCAAAAGGCTGGCTTCTTGGAGAAAGACGGTAGAACAATTTCCAGAGACAAGATTCTGGAACATTACTTAAACCGCGAAGAGAAGAAAAAAGAAAATGGTGAGGGTGGATCTGATCCGTCAAATGAGCCAGGCAATCCCCCTGGTCCTGTGCCGCCTGGTCCAACGCCTCCGATTCCAGGAGCTGTTCCCCCGATCAATCCACATGGTGGTCCTGGTCCAGGAGGCCCCACACCGCCTCCGAACGTTGACTCTGGCTTAGGCGGTGGAGCTCCCAACCCTGTATCGGATACTTCAGCCGCTGGTGGCGCAGATCCGACGGTTGGACCACCAAAGCCAAAGACCAAGCTCCAACGTCTGGCGGGTTCTATTTCAACAGACATCGGTAACTTGCTAGAAGGTGCTTATAACAAAGGCTCGGATGCTGTCAAGGGAACCATCGAAGTTTTGGACAGCAAAGACCCAAAAGAAAAACTCATTGAAAAGCTAGTCCCTAAGAAGTACAGAAGACTCTACAAAGACGGTTTACTTGATCGACACATGGTCGTTCAAGAACTGAAGAACGCGGCTAAGAAAGGTGGCCGTGATCTACAAGTCAAGATTGATGAAATCAAACAGCTCAACAAGGACGGTGCCCTCAACATTGAGAATCTGGCACTGATCGCGCAAGGTAAGTCAGTCAAATCTGATTCAACACAGCCTGCTGAGCAGAATACTGAAACAGCTTCGATTGATGCTGGTGCTGACAAACCCAAAGCCTTCGCTAAAGGTGGCGTGTTTTCCAACTCCGTGCTGAACAAGCCGACTCCGTTTAGCTTTGAGCAAGGCGGCAAACCACACGCTGCAGTCGCTGGTGAAGCTGGCCCTGAAGCGGTCATGCCACTCACTGCACAAGGTGTGCGTGCAGTCGATGAGAAAGGGAACGTACAAGCACACTTGCCACTGACGAGAGATAAGAACGGTATCCTTTCAGTTGAGCATGCCAACTCTATCAAGGATACTGGAAAGAAAGTTCTAGACGCTGTGGGTGGCTTCTTCACCAACACACGCGAAGCACTCCAGGACATCATTGCGGATAAAGCACACGAGCTGAAGAGTAAGCCTGTAGAGGCCAAGTCTTCTGCTAAGCCTTCTGCGCTGCCTGCAACTCCAAAGCCAGCCATGCGCAAGGACATGTCGGACAACGACAAGCTACTGTCCAAGTTGGATGAGTTGATCGATACAGTCAAGAGTGCTTGGTCGGGTTCCTCTGTTGGCTCTACGGTAGGCAGTGTCGCACAGTCCGCAACTGCTTTGGCTGGAAGAGCCAGGAATGCTGCAACTGAGTTCATGGGGAGTCCGAAAGCGCAAGTGATGAAGACCCGTGCAACCGAAGGCTTCTCTGTAGCACAAAAGAAAGTAGAAGAACTCAAAGCATCACCTAAGCTGACTGCGTTACAGACAGCCGCTACCAAGAAGTTAGAGCAAGCTAAGAAAGTAGTCTCACAAACGAAGCTCCCCAGCATGGAGGAGATGGGTGCGCATGTAAGCAGTGCAAAGAAGAGCGCCACTGGCTTTGCAGAGCAGTTGAAGACGCACGCTATTCTAGGCGCTGGGAAGCTTCAACAGCATTTGGAGAATATCCAGAAGACTCCTTCTGACCCTACTACACCAGTCAGTGTATTGGACCAGCTTAAAGCACATGCAAGTTCTGGCGTTCAAGCAGTACAACAAAAGATCCAACAGAGTCAAGGCAATCTGGATCCAAAGACCAAAGAAAAGATCAGCGGTCTGCTGTCTGGAGCTGCTTCCAAAGCCAGCGCCGTAAAGAAGCAGCTGCATGCAGCTACGACTAAAGTCAAAGAACAAACACAAGGGTTCTTAGAGCAGCAGCCTGCACTGGCTAAGCACATTGAAGCTGGTCGTGAGACGGTGGGTAAGTTGCTAGGCACTGCACAAGCAACGACTCCGCTAGAGCCGGTAGTTACTCCCCAAGCAGCTGCCAGTAATGCCACTAGCATGGGTAAGAAAGATACGCTTAAAGCGCGTTTAAATGCTGCACATGCAGATTTATCTGGCCATCTGGAAAGTGTGTTAACACCAGCACCCACATTGTCTACAAAGATGGACGATGTGAAACAAAGCAGTGGCGGCGTATTCCAGATGCTGCGCAACAAGCTGGACAAGAAGTCGACCCAAAATGTTCAAGTAACGCAAACCAATGAGAAGCCCACGCCTGAAGAAGCGAAAGAGCATTCAAAGGTCCTGCAATACGCACAGACTCTGATTACCAAGAAACAAACCACGACTGAAGAAGTCAAGACCATCCTCAACTCACTGGTAGAGAAGAAAGCACTGACGCTGGAGAACTTTAAGAAAGTGCTGAAGGGCGAAGAAGTAGTCTCTAACAAGGTTGAAGAAGTTCAGTCCGCTACTCAAGACAAGAAACTCACACTGAAAGAACAACTCAAGGCAGGTGCGCAGTCTCTGCGAGTGTTCGGTGAAGACCAACTCATTAAAACCAAGCAAGCCTATACACAACACCGCCAAGCCTCTTTAGACAAGGCTGAAGAAAATAAGCCGCCTGCACAAAACGACAAGCTGAAGAAAACCATTGCTGCTGCACAGGCGTACGCCCCTACACTCAAGGGTAATGTTCAAGACAAGTTGGAGTCCGGCAAGAAGAACGTTCTGGGTTTCATGAACGTAGTCGCTGAGCAAGCCAAGAAACTGGCTGAACAAGTCCATGAGAAGGGATCTAAAGCTGTCGAGACTGGGAAAGCATTTGTCAATGAGAAACTGGAGAGTCGCAAGAGCAAAGAGTCTGGAAGTGCTTTCAAAGAACGCGATGAAATCACTGGTGATCTTGAAACCGTACTGAGGAAGAACTTACACGGGATTCAGATCACGCTGGACAAGTCAGAAGACCACTTGTCTAAGATCTTGGAAGCCATCCGCGAAGGTGGCGGTGGTGGCAATGGAAAAGCCAAGGGTTCTTGGTGGTCATTTGGTAAGAAGGGTAATGAGGAAAAGGCGAACCATGGAAGTGGTGTGTCTGGTCTGGTAGGTAGAGCTGCATCGAGCGCTACTTCTCTGGCAGGCAAAGGCCTAGGCTTGGCAGCACGCACCTTCGGCAAGACTGCCATGATGAATGTCAGTGCGATCAAGTGGGCGGGTAAGAAACTGATGCCTGGAGGCCCTAAAGAGCCTAAAGACATTTATGTTGAAGGTGAGTCTAGACCGCGCCTGTACGCTGCAAGACTTAAAGAGGGTATGTACATTAAGAAGATCAGCAAGAAACCCCTGACCGATATCAAGGACTTGAACGAACCAATCATTGACCAAGAAGGCAATGAGCTACTGACAGAAGAAGACTTGAAGAAGGTCTACGTCAAGAGCATCGGTGGGAAAGCCAAGAAGTTATTAGGCGGCATTGGGAAAGTCGGTGGAGCCGTTGGTCGTGGTCTGGGCTCTTATGCTGGTCTGGCCAAGAAAATCATTGGCTTTGAAGTCGACATGGTGCGTGGCGGTCTGGGACTGGCTAAGAAAGCAGTGACTGGCGCTTACGGCCTCATGAATGGTCCTGCAGATGTCTACACACTAGGAATTGAAGAACCCGTCATGGTCGCTACTGTGATGAAGCATGGCGGTTACGCTTCCAAGCTCACAGGCAAAGTCATCAAGAAGCCAACAGACATCGACGGTCCAGTCGTAGACAAAGAGGGCAACACGGTCCTGACCACGGATCAATTGAGAAAAGGTATTTTCAACGCAAAGGGAAAGAAGTTCAAAACACCTTTGGGTAAGCTACTTGGTGTGGCTGGTAAAGTCGCAGGCACTGTTTGGGGCGTACAGAAAGCAGCTTGGGGACTGACCAAGCAAATTGGTAAGAAGATGCTAGGTGGTCTGAAAGGACTGACTGGTGGGCTCTTTGATGGCTTGTCTGTAGAGATCAATGGTGCCAAAAGCGTCTCTGTACTCACTGAGATCAAAGAGATGCTCAAAACGTACTTTAGTGGAAAAGGAAAAAATGAGGATAAAAACAACAAGCCAGACATTACCAAGGATGAAAAAGGTTTCAAGATAGGTTCTTGGCAAGACTTGAAGCTCAAAGCTGAGGAGCGGATGAAGGAGAAGAAAGAAAAACTAAAGAATGGATTGGCTAATTTGAAGGACGGTGCCGGTAAAGTCAAGAACAAGTTGCTGAATCCATTTGAGCTGTTCAAGGACTTGAAGGGCTTGGTCACTGGGACCTTGGGGAAGATCACTGGGCTTATTTCTGGCGTCAAGGGTCTGTTCTCGATGGGTAAAGGCGCCATTGGCATGCTGGGTAAACTGGGCAAGGTCGGAGGTTTGGCTGCAAGGCTGTTGCCAATGGCTGGTGGTTTGGCCGGTAGTGCAGTCGGCGCTTTGGGTACACTGGGCTCTGGCGCTGCTGCTGCGGCTACTGGCATTGCTGGGGCTGCCGGTACAGTGGTCAGTGCAGGCGCTGGCATGATGGGTGCAGCCGCTGGTGGTGCAGGTGCTTTGGGAGCTGGGTTGCTGAGCTTCTTAGCGTCGCCTGTGGTACTTGGTGTGGCTGCCGCTGCAGTTGTCGGCTATGGCGGCTATAAACTTTATAAACACTTCAAGAACAAACTCACCCCTTTGGACAGTGTTCGTTTTGTGCAATATGGTTTCAAGAAAGATGACAAAGACAGCTTCAAGAAGGTGTTGGAGCTAGAAGAATACTGCATGGATTTTGTTGCTTACAGCAAAGGACAAGCCAGCATCAGCGAAAAGAAAATGACCATGAAGAAACTCATGGGTCCATTTGGATTTGACTGTGAGAATAAAGAAGACTTCAAACTCTTCTTTGAATGGTACCAAAGAAGATTCAAGCCTGTGTTCTTGACGCACTGCTCTGTCATTGCACAAGTCATGGACCAGTCTAAACCAGACCTGAGCGTCATCTCGGATTTGAAGAAAGAAAAAGCAGCAGAATACTTGGAGAAGGCATCGTTCTCTGGCGGCCCTTACGATTTGAATAAGTTGCCGTTGAAGGAAGATACTTACCAAGCCAGTACCGCCAAAGACGTCGCTGACAACATTGCGGCTGTCAAGGAAGAATTAGGTCTGGATAAACTGGATAAGAAAGAAACTGGCTCTAAACTAGGCAGCATCGCTGGAGCTGCTGGTGTAGCCAGTGTGGCAGGCAAGTCCAACAAGAATGAGGAAGTAAAGCCGGGTGAGAAACCTGAGAAATCTAAAGAAAATAAATCTGTTTTAGAATCTGTCTCCAGTGGCTTGAAAGCGATGCTGACGGGTACAGTAGGTAAAGTAGGTGCAGTAGCTACTGCTGGGATGGTGGGCGGCCCCATGGCTGCTTTGCTGGCGACTGCGGGCATTGCCGGCTACACTCTGATCAAGTCGTTCGGTAAAACTAAACTCATGCCAGTCGACAATGTGCGCCTGGTGCAATATGGATTTAAGAAAGACGATCAAGAGAACTTTGATAAGGTTGCCAAATTAGAAGCATACTGTAAATCGTTCCTCACCTACAGTGAAGGAAAGATGACCATCGATGAAACCAAGATGCAAATGAAGGAGCTGCTGGGTCCGTTTGGATTAGACCCCAGCAACAAAGAGGAGTTAGAGCAGTTCTTCGAATGGTACCAGAAGCGCTTCAAGGTGGTTTACTTGACCCACTGCGCCGTCATGGCGCAACTCAAGAAGACTGCCAAGCCAGATACCAAAGACATCAATGCGTTAAAGTTGGATGAGCAGGGCGACTACTTGACTGGCGTTGCTTTGGAGGATGGTCCTTACAACATCACAACACTGCCGCTCACAGACAAGAAATACAAAGCGTCTACTGCAAAAGACGTGAAAGAAGTCATTGCTGAAATGAAGAAGATGCTGGGCAAGTTTGCAAAGTCTAGCAAGCCCAGTCTCTTGAAAAATGCTGCAAAACCTGCGGCCATTCAAACTGAAATGGAAACAGAAGAAGTCGATCCTTCTACAGAGAAACAGGCAAGCGATGCGCCAGTCAATCTGGGCGGGTTTACACTGAAGGGCAAACAAACCCCTACAGCAGCGACTGTTTCCAGCATCAGCAAGATCAACAAGAATCTAGAGACTAAAGATGATGAAGAGTACGGTGACGATGTTCAGATGCAAGAGCTGGTGGATTTATCCACACTCAAGCAGGACGGCAAACTCAGCGCACTCGAAGCCATCAAGTTCAAAACGTACGGTTTGAAAGAACTGGACAAATCCAGGATGAAAGCCATTGAAGTCGTGGAAGCGGTTGTGGCAAAGACGATGGTTTATAAGAGTGGTACGACAGACTGGGCTGGAAGTCCATTGGCGACACTGGATGAAGTCAAGGGTCACTTCGGAATCACAGACAAGATTGGGGTTGATGCCAACAACTGGATCACCTGGTTCATGAAACGGTTCTTACCCGTTTACTTGAAGTACGTGAGTCTGTGGTGTGCTTACTCGGGTCAGAAGACCTACACTGGGAACTTGGGGATGATCAAGGTTTCTCAGCAACAAGACATGGCCAAGCAAATTGCTGCGATGTCCGTTTGGAGCGAGAACAAGACGCCATTCCCGAACTATATTCTCAACACTGATTCTGACAGCGTCAAAGAGAATTTAGAGTTCTTAGAGAAAACTGTCAAGCAAGAAAAAGCACTGGAAGAGAAGGTAACAGTTGCCAAACAGCAGCAGCCGATCAGCCCCAATGACGACAAGGAAAAGCAGGCTAAAGAAGCTGCTACCAAAAACAACGATGAAAACAAAACACTGTTTGGGAAAACGCTTAATCAAGACGCTACACAAACTGGGCAATCTGCCAACAAACCAGAAGAAGAAAAACCAACTGCTTCTACCTCTAGTTCTACGGGCCAGGCTGCTGGAGGAGGAGGTGGAGGGGGTGCTAGCCCTACTGGATTGAAACTTGCGGAAGGCGCTCCACTGGACGGCTCCAACGGTTTTCAATTCATCAACAAACAAGACAATGGTGTCAAGACAGACGGCGTTAACCCCGCATTCTTGAAGCAGTTCCTAGGAATGACAGAGGAGTATAATAAACTCACTGGTAAGAAAATCACAGTGACAGACGGTTTTAGATCGTACGACGATCAGATGGCTAGAAAGAAGAAGTATGGGGCACGGGCTGCTGCTCCAGGAACCTCTATGCACGAGTTTGGTCTGGCCATGGACGCTGACTCCAAGACGTTGGATGAAGTTGACAAGCTAGGCCTGATGCGCAAGTACGGGTTCACCCGTCCAGTGGGCGGTGAACCATGGCACGTAGAAGCCATTGGTACTGCATCCAGTGCTGAGAAAGACAAGTACAAGAAAGACCCTAATGCTGCGCTGGCAGCCATTGAGTCTGGGATGGGACGAGGTGGTGGTGGTCAGGGTACCATTGCTGGAGCCCCTAAGAATTCCAGAAATGATGAATTGGTTAAAAGCATCATGGGCGCTAAGGTAGAACCCACCGTAGCCAAGGCAGATAAAGCATCTGATCCAGGCGCTGGTGCACCCGCTGGTGTACAAGCCAAAACACCTGGCGCTGCTGGGGAAGACAGTAAAAGCAGTCCGACTGGGCTGGGTGCTCAAGGTGGTGTTACTGATGCCGCCAAGAAAGATCCAAAGGCAGTTGCAGCTAATGCTGGTGGCGGTGCGGTAGGAGGTAGTGCAATGGGTGGCGGAGCTACATCTAGCGGAGCAGATGTCAGGCCTGTTGCAGATGAGACTAAACCAAAAGTAACCGCTACGCCAACTGGTGCGCCCAACACAGCATCCAAGGACTTGAATACCAAGATGGCTGACAACAGCTCAAATGGTAAAGCTTTGGGTGGAGTGAAAACAGATCTTCCTAATGACCCCAGCGTCAAGGTTCCTAAGCCCAATGGCAGTGTAGACAGTGTAAAGAAAACTGTGGAGAGTGCAGCGCAGATGGTGGGTGTCAAACCAGATGTGGCTACTTCTACTGTGGCCATTGAGTCTGGATTTGATGTCAATGCAAAAGCAAAGGGCACGACGGCTTCGGGTCTGTTCCAATTCCTGAATGGAACTTGGAGAGAAATGCTGAACAAACATGGCTCTAAGCTCGGTGTGTTGCCTGGGACGTCTCCCTTTGATGCTTCTGCAAACGCCATCATGGGTGCACAATACATCAAGGACAATGAGAAGATTCTCAAGAGCTCTAGTGGTGTGTCAGAAGTGGGTCCTACCGACATCTACGCTGCACACTTCTTGGGTCCTTATGGAGCAGGTAAATTACTCAAGGCCATTAAGAATAATCCTGACCAATCAGCGCAAGCGTTACTGCCTAGTGCTGCGGCCAGCAATGCTTCTATTTTCTATGAGAATGGCAACACCAGTGCACCTAAATCCGTGAAGGGTGTCTACGATGTCTTGGACAAGAAAGTCAAGACCAAGGCTTCTCAATTCGGAATCAAGGTGGATTTGAAGGGATCCGTCACAGGGGATGCCAAGGCAAAAGAAGGTGACAAGCCTGTAGACTACGGCACTGCAACAGGTGGAGGAAGTCCTACGGGACAGCCTGGAACCAAGCCTGCAGATGCTCCTCAGGGTGCTGCTGCTGGAGCTAAGCTAGCTGCTGGAAGCTCTACCGATAAGAACGCTGCTCCTGCTCCCAGCAATGGGGCTACTCCAAGCACTGGGAATAATAACTCCATAATGCCTCCTGCAGGCCCTAAAACAGCCAAGGCAGAGCCTCTAACCAGTCAGCAGCCGCAGAGCTACAACGACTCAAATAAAACGCCTCAGAAAGCCGATACTGGAACTCAAGGGAAACCAAGTCAGAAAACAAATGGCATGTTCAACATGGGTCAAAACCCAATTGACAACGTCTACGGGTTCTCACCAAAGACAGTGGACTACAATGCCAGCAACCAAATGCAGAATGCACAGAGCTTTGATGCGAAACTATTGCAACCTACAGAGAAGCTGCTCACTGATTCTCTGAAAGCACAAAACTCCATGGTGGAGATTCTGAACAATATCTTTGGATTGATGAGTAACAACTCCAAGGAAAAAGAACAATCTGCTGCAGACAGCACAAAGTCAGAACAGAAAAGTGGGGAAGATACACAGAGTAAAACACCTGCTTCCATCACACACAAGCAAACCGATGTTCCAGTGAAGATGAGAAGAAATATGTAACTGTCAAACATGACGTCATAATGGCACGGTACCCCGCAAAGGGTACCGTGCTACTTATGACGTTTACTTATTGCTTGTCAGTTCCTGTTGTGAATAATCCGGTCAGAATGTCTGGCGTCATAGAGCCAAGGTCCATGGCCAGTCTAGACGCACTCCAATAAGTGCTCCAGTTAGCCATCTTGGTGTCCAATTGTCTTTTCAGGATAGGAAGTCTATCGTTGGAGTCTCTCAAGGACATGCCTGAGAGTGCCATCAAGTAATCTGTGAAAGCATTTTCACTGTCGAATAAACCTTGGGTGGGGCTGAGTGAGAGCCCTTGCTGAATAGGCATGGACATAATGGAAGACAAGTCTTTGACACTGAAAGAAATGTCCAGCGCCATGGTTTTGCCTTCTGTGTTGAAACCGAAGTTACCAGTGCCGCGCGTGATCGAGAGTGAATCAATTACGCCGAGTCGGTTGATACAACGTCCTCTGTCATAAATCTCGCACAAGAAAGGACTGGTGTAAGATTGTTTACCCGTCATGAGCGGGAGAGTGCCTGCCAGCAACATGCACAGAGGCACATAGAGATTGAACAGTTGGGAGACTGGATTGCCGTAAGGTGAGACTAGCTGGATGGTGTAGGTGGATCTTGGCAGTGAGGCTTGGTGAGACTCCCAGTGGTCAGGAATGTCTACGAAGCAGTTACCTGCAAATGCTGCAAGACCACCTAAACCTACGGAGTCGGCAGCAGACTGTAGAACACTACCTACACCAGAAAGCACTGAGCTCACAATGCCTAATGGATCTACATTCCCGCCAGCCATGTCGATTTTAATGTCTCTGGCAGCCGCTGAAGAACTGTTGACCTTCTGCGCCATGGCTGAAGGTGATGTAGAATTAGAAAATGATTCTTGAACTGTACCGGTATAATCTACTCTGAAGGATGCCCAGTCTGCACCATCTGATTTATTGGCCATGAAGAACTTGAAGAAGCTATCCTTGACTTCTGGCTCATAAGGAGACTCTAGAACTGTCTTGGCTTGCTCTGGTGACATTCCAGAAACATCTGGCCCTTTTCTAGGGTCTTTTTCAATTTCACCATTGTTGTCACCAGCTGAAAGATCGGGCGCTCCCATCCATCGATCCCAAATGGACTTCAAGGTTCTTGGAATGGTTTCATCGGCATCTTGTTGTTGGATGCCTAGTTTTTCATCATAGACTTTCTTGACTTTACCGTACCAGCCATCAGCGCCTTTTTGACTGAGTTGCTTGACAAGGTAGGCACGGTGTCTAGACTCCAGCATCTTGGATCTATTGGCAATTGCATAGATGTCCAATGTACCATTTGGATTGAAGTCTGGGAACAACTGACTAAAGATGTTTTTGTCAGTATTGTCTACCCGCATCGGACCGCCAATAAAACTCTCATAAACCTCAGGCTGCATCCAGGTGGATAAGCCCATATTCACTGAAAGTTGGTTGACCATCGAGCTCACCGTTTGCCAGTACACTGGCATGGTTGCTTTCAAGTAGTAAAATTTACTGGCAGGGATCTTCAAAAAGAATCTAACTGCAGCGCCTACTTGCATGAACATGATCGGGATAATGGTCAGTGGAAGAATAGCTGCTTCCACAATCGCCATAGCCACGCCTAGGAACTTCTCAAAGAAAGTAGAATCTACCCGTCCTGTTCTGGCCAGTGTTGCTGCACCACTGTTGTAAAAGCCAGTGAAGAATTGGGTCAATGAGTTATAGCTGGGTACACCAAATCTAAGGTGGATGATTTGGTTCTTGTCATCAATGGCTTCCGAGTAATACATGCCCTGACCAATGGGGCCGCCATGGTAGTTCACGGTGGTCTCTACTGCGTCTGGGAGCAATCCCTTGTCTCGAACATCGGCGTACCGTGTGAACTGAGGGGGTGGATTGATGCAATGGTTACCGCCTAAGCTAGAATCCGTGTATTTGAAAGCGGCTGAGGAGAAGTGGCGATTAGCAAGATCAGTTGGCTCTAGCAGAGGTGCGCCAGATCCATTAGTACCAACAATGAACGATTGCCTGATCCAAGAATCGTCCTTTCTAAAGCTTGCACGCTCATAACTGGTGTCTCGGTTCGTATTGAGCAAGTCAGCGGCTAAGCCATTGATCTGCCCTTTGACATAACTGGCCATGGTCAATATACCTTTTGTTTATAAGTAAAAATAAAACAGTCCAAACTCAAGCCATCATCACAGCAGGAATCTCCCCTGCAATGGCGGTCTCTACACTGGTCACTGGCACATTTGCAGCCATCAACATATAAGCTTCGTTTGCTGTGTTGGGGGTGGTGTTGAGATTTTTATAGCTATTGTTCACAGCGGCGACTGCCAAGCCTACTGCAATGTTGTTGGCATTGGCACTGACGTTGGCTTTGATAGAAGCCACAGCTTGCTTGCTGGCAGTCGTAAAAGCTTTTGCATTCAGTACTGACTTTAAGTTTCTCTTTGTTTGTTGCCACTGAGGTGAGATGGCGTTGAACGCAGTCTTCATCTGCGCATAGTTAGACTTCAGTGTCGTCTGTGTATCTTTGATTTGTTTCTTGAGGGAAGTGAATGGTTGTTTAAAGTTGGTGAGAAATTGACCGATGAGGTTTGGCTTCATCAAGTTAACCTTGAAAGCAACTGGGCCTAAGGCTACCTCTGTCAGCAATTTAATATTAGAAGTGGCGATGATGTTGGGTAGAATGTTGCTGGTAATTTTCTCCAGCATTGGGAGTGTTGTACTGGCGGCAGAGGCAATGGCAGTATAGACTCCGGAGATCCCCACCTTAGCGGCTTCTACAATTGTGTTAGACGCCGTCTGCACGTATGCGCTGACGTCCTTGACAATGCCTGCTGCTGTATTTGTGAGTCCAGCAACAATCCCAGTGATACCAGAGACGGTACTCATGGCAGCAGCACTGACTGTGCTGACCACGCCGTTGATGGTGGTTGTAACTTCGTTGACGATTGAGCCGACTTGCGTGACTGCACTCTTGACCGTGTCCGTGAGCATCCCAATGGAGCTCATGATGCCTGGCGCGCTAATCGATAAACTAGAAGTCAGATCAGGAGGCCCTACGAATTCGGAGCTAGGAATGCCATTCACAAACTCATCGATGGCAGAGTTAATGCCGTCCATATTGAACGGGACATCAATGGTTTCCATCAACGACAATGCACTGACATCCGCACTGACTTCTTGCAAGAAACCATTGATAATGTCAATACCAGTTTGCGTGTAGACGTCGACTGCTACCAGCGTTTCATCAATGCCTGTCTGAAACGTCGTTGGTGCTAAGCTAGGCATGTTTATATACTCTCTGAATGAAGTCAAAAAAGAAAACGTCAAAATAAATGGACTCGCTACACGCCTTGGCCCCGTTAAGAGCTTGGCGTGTAGTGAGTCTCATCTCATGTCAGTTCATTCAATGGCGATTGCGGAACATGTTGTTCGGGCTCAGTGACGAGAAGTCGGGCTCGATTGTAGCCTTCTTTTCTTCATCAGTTTCATTCTCACGCATCTTCAGCGTGTCTCGGATTTCCTCCAGGATCATGACGAACCAAGACGATTCCGGCGTGCTGGAGGTGAGAGTCGCGCCACCAGGACCACGGCGATAGTAGTAGTTGGTGAAGGCGGCATTGGTTTCTGCCATCTTCTTGGCCATGTCGGGATATGACAGAACCTTGTACCAAACTGCTTCAGCGATGGCTTGACGGAAGTTCGGGATGAACTCGCGGTCTTTGATCTCGAAGATGGCATTGCGGCATGCTGCGCCACTGGAGCGACGGAAGAAGTCCAGGCGGGCAGGGTCCTTGATGGCACCGTAAATGCCACGGATGGATTCGAACGTGCATGCGAAGTCTGGGTGGTAGAACGGAGTCGCTGAGTCGATGCCCAGGAAATGTCCTAGTTCTTGTTCAATGCCGGTGCTGGTCTTCTCCAATGCATTGATGTGATCGGTCTTGGGAGTGGCCATCACAACTTCTGCCATGGCTGCAGACACGCTCTTGCTGAGCGGCTTTAGAATGGCGGGAGACGGCTTTTGGCGACTTTGGAAGCTGCGGCGGATCGGAGCAGGAGCAGCTTCATGGCGATTGACAACAGCGTCAATCATGTCTTGGGTTTGAACGTCGTCGGAGGTCATGGTCGCGGTCATTGTGGAATCCAGTTTACTTAGGAGATTGAGGGGTTTGAGTTTCAACTAGCTCAGTGAGCTTTGCAATGATTTCTTCTGCTGTGAGCAGTATCAGTGCAGAGAATATAAGGTGTCGATTATTTCTTAAGAAAATATGCAGCACCTCAGCTTGGTTAATTCTTGGCTTGAATAAACCGAACAGGGATTGGATGGGAGAAACGGTGCGCTTCCATGCCAGTGCTTCCATCATGGTGTTGTTGGCCGATGAAAGCGAAATGATTCTGGGCACACTACCAACGCCTTTGTCTGGGCCAGAATACTGCAAGCTTTCTACCAGTCTGGCACAGAGCTTGTCTGACCAGTTTGACTCATCACCCGTATTGGCGTAGAAGAAGTACAGCGTATCAGCAAAGAAGGCTGCAGCAATTGGGTCTCTACAAATCTTTTCTGTGAACTCCTGGTTGAATTCATTTCTGAACTGCATGGACGGGGAAAGCGTGGCGACTTCCTGAACATACTTGAGAAGTTCTCCTATGTGTTCTGGTTGTCTGGCGCACGCTTTGAATGTGCTGTCAATGAAGCAGCGCTGGTGTGCCAGCATCTGCGCACTGGTGCACTTGTCTTTACTCCGAAGTGGTTTTACTCCGAACAGTTTCATCGTCTTCACCTTCTGAGAAATGGAGAGCACCTAGGTCCACATCGGTGTGGTAGGTTGCTTTTCTTCCTGACTTCCACGTGCACTCTACTGAGAAGCGCACGTGTCTGACCTTGAGCATCTTGAGCCCTTTCAAGAATACCTTGATGGTCATGGTGGGTCGCTCAAACTCACGCCTGAGGTTCCCGATACTGAGTGCCTTGATGTACCGGTTCTCTTTGGCTCCGTTCTTGAGCTCGAACACGTAGTCCATCAGCAAGGACTGCAATCGACCCTTCTCGTCGACCTTCTCTTGCTTGAGAATGTTTCTCCAGAGCTTGACGAGTATGCCACCACTGCCTCTGGCTTCAGAGATGGCTTGACTTGGATTGGCCAGTGAACGTTCACTGTCCGGCGTTGTGAATTCCACCTCAGGAGGCGGCTGTTTGTCTTTGGTCATTTTGGTTTACTTTCATTTCATTGATTTGCTTACTGTTTGGTTATCGGTTTTGCTTGTTATGGAATGACGATTTCGTAACGATCATTCACTTTAATAATAAGTGATTGTATATTTTTGCATTGTGTTTAGGAGAAGATGATGTCGGATATGGACGATGTGGACCGTGACTTGGAGTACGTGCGCGGCAAGCGTATTCAGATTGTATCCACCCTCATGGAAAATGGGAAGGTGCCTGAGGACTTCAAGCAACTGGCTTTGTTGAAAGATGTGTTGTCTGACATGGATTCTACTTCCATGGCGAAGAAGCGCATCAAGGTGGATGCTAAACTGGGTAACGTGCAGGCGCAAGCTGCTATGCTGATTGCTGAATTATTCACGAGGCCTGACTTGAAGCAAGTGGGTACAGGTGGTGTGCGTACTGTGGAGCCTGAGCTTCCGAAGGATCTGATAGAGATTACCTTTGCTCCTGGGGAGAAGGACGACTACGCAGTCCAGGAGGACTATGAGACGTTCATGGGTAGGACAAGTAAAAAATAAAGGAAGAGCACAGACCACCCACTACCTTTGGATGACTCCTCGGGTAGTGGGTGGTCTGTAACATTAAGAATCAGCCAATCGGATTTTGAAGGGCTGGTTGGTTAGTCTCTAGTTTTTTCAATGCATCAGCAAGATCTTTGGTCGAGACTCCAAGAATTACTGATGCAAGTGCTATTTTCTTTTCGGTCGAGTAGTGTTTGTGCTTGTGACCACAAGCACACGGAGTTTCCCAACAGTGTTTGCAATCTGACATGGCCATTTTTCAGTTTCCTTCAGTTTCTTCTTGGGTTTGGAAATGAGCCAGGTTGTAAAACCCAGCCTTGGTGAGAATCTCGTTGATCTGCGGGTAATGTAAGCCTGCATAAACCCACTGATCCATCACCTCTTGTTTGACTACCAATCGGTCATACTCTACAACCAGTCCGGTGCTCCACAGGCTAGCGCGTTGTTCAGGACTCAGTCGACACACTGCCATCAGGCGCACCTGTGAGAATACATAGGTCGCACCATAGAACTCAACTTCTTCTCCAGTGATGTAATCCTGAATCATGAGTCCTGGGTGGATAGCAAAGGGGGAAGACTGGTCTCTGGTCAAGACACGCTTGAGAATGCCTACAACCGGATGCGCTCTATGCTGACTAATGCCGATGACTGGGTAGCCGATATGCATCAGGGCCAGAGTACGCTCAAAGTCCAGTCTGGCTTTCTTGGAGTCTGCCTGAGCCTTGGTGTACCCGAGATCGTAGTGGTACTTTTCTTCTCTGGACTGGTTGAAGTCCTTGTCTTTCTTATTGCGGAATTTGGCGACTCTGCTCGCCACCATTCTCCCGAGTATTATGAACCAGAAGATCGAAAGGATCCCTCCGAAGAAGACAATGGCTACCATTTTGTAATACTGTTCGTCTGACATCTCTGTTTCCTTCTTTCGTTTCAGTTGAATAAAAACCCGTAGGCTTTTTTGAAGAACACTTTGACTGGGTGCTTTTCCAGGTCTCGAATAGATTTGTATTTCTGAACGAGTTCTTTGATCTGCTCTTTTTCAACACCGTGCAGCATGATTGCATTCATTTCTGTCATCTTCCAAACAGAAAGCGCTATGCACGGTGCTTGAAACACAGTTGAGTATCTGTGCGCATGCGCTTGGAAATAATGCGCGTCATCTTGTCTCCAAGAAAGTTCGTGCAACACATCACACAACACGTAGACTTCTTCTTGGTCACATGTGAAGACTTTGAAGTTCAGCTTGTCTTTGGATGCGATGACCATGGTGCCTGGCCAGATCTCTTTCAAGATCATTTCGATCTTGATGGCTGCGTTTGCTCTGATTGCTTCACTCAAGCTCATTTTCTTACTCCTGTGATTAATTGCAGTTTTTTAAAAGTAAGTCCACTTTAATTTATTACATACGCACACTAGCTTTGTTTGAACACCATTCACAAAGAAGTACTCATACTCTTTCCAATCAAGCTCTTCTCCATCTTTCGAAAACTCGCCGATTACTTCAAAAGAGCCCGTGAAGCTAAACTTCTCCTGCGGTTTATTTTGGCGAGTGATGTAGAGTGTTTTATTCTTTATTTCAAAAACATCACCGGGTTGCGTACGTTGATCTTCTCCGAATTCTCTCGTCTGACCATCGGTTAAAGCGATGCCGTCATCATTAACCTCTGTGATCACTTTGTTTACTTGAGTCATTTCAGTTTCCTTCTGTTTCATGCAGTTGGTTTGGGATGGAAGCAAGGGTCTAAACCGTTACACGAAAGTAATATAGAACCATAAAAAATTGGAATCAGATTAGCTCCAGTTTCCGATTGGTGTCCGTGTCCACACAAAACACGCTCATGTGAATGTACTCGATTCCGATTGCTGGAGCTAATGCCAGCTTTGTGATTTCAAATAGATCTTGACCAGTCCTCTTGAGTTGTTTGTTTTCTTCTTCTGTGAATTCACGAATATGATTTACACGCGGGGTATACAACTTGACATGTTTAGCAGATCCTCTTTGCAATACACGCGCATGCGCATCTAACCACGGCTTTGGATTATACATGACCATTGCCAAGTAGTTGTCTGCAATGTCGCTCACGCTGAGGTTTTTCAAGTCTGTACAGTTGACCGTGATTGCAAAGATGTTGCCTAGGTATTGGGTCAGGCACAAAATAAGTTCATTGATTTCTTTTTGTGTGAACGCATACGGGTATGTATTTACACTGATCTCAATAGGGACTGCTGTGGGTGTACCCATTTCCTTTTCAGCAAAGGTGCAGCAAAGGTCCAGTACAAACAGGTGTGCTTTTGTGAGTATGGAGTTCTTGAGTATTTCTGTTTTGTATTTGTTACAAACTGCGTCGTAATTCTTCTTGTCCAAGTACCCTAGAGACTCACTGCCAAACTTCTCTACCTTTCTATCGTAATAGGAGAAGTCTTCTGAGAGCGCAAATGCAAACTCTGGACTAATGGTTACCAGAGCACCCATGCGCAGATCCAGTAGACTCTGAATATCGACGTATACCTTTTTAGCATTCATTTCGTTTACTTTTGGATGAGGGTAGATTTCAAGTGCGCACCACGAAGGAATTGGTTGAGCGTCTGTGTAGACTTCACGCCTCCCGCATACGGTGCAATGGTGGAGAGATCGACTTGTCCTGTTCTATCGATGACAACGTTCATGGCGTTGAATCCTTTCTCGTCACCACCACGGTACTTGAGAAGCTCTTCAAGCGTCTTGTCCAAGCCCATGGCTGCCAGTAGCTGTGTTTCTGGGAAAGAGATCTTAGCACCCTTTGACTTGCCTGTAGGCTGACCAGTGAAGTTGTCTACAGAGTTATTGTCTTCAGGAATGGAAATCTTCTTTGAAAGCAATTGCGCTTGACGGCGCAGGGGTAAGTCTACAATCAGATAAGGCACTGGGCTCAGGTAAGAACGGTTTCCATTCTTGGCTGGGATCCAAATACGCTGGAAGAACTTGTGGTTGAGTTTCTTGGCAATTGCAAAGTTTCTCTTCAAGTTGATCTTTGTCTTTGCAAAGTTTGGCTCCACTACAGCCAAGCGTGTAGTGCCTTGCTTGAGTGCGGTCATGTACTCATCAAATTGTTTGTCATCCATCTTAGAGAACAACTCTAAGTAGATTTCCTTATTAGGTCCACCTGGACACATCTCATCAATCATGTCAATAATGAAGCTTTGTGCTTCTTTTCTATTCTTAGGCATGGCGGGTAAAGCTCCTGTGAGTGTTGGACGGCTGCGTCTGAAAAAGACTCAATTGATGACTAGACATCATAAAACAAACCCTTCCTCTTTGCTAGCCGCGATCAAACGGTTATGCAAAGAAGAAGGAGTATGGTGCTTGTCTGTAGTTCAGCCTAGTTGGTACGTGACAATGGTGGAAACCACCACCTTGTCGAAGGTCTGCAACCAGCTGCTGTCAGGACCATCATCAAACAAGCAGTAGCGCTGCGTCGTGGTTTTAATCCCTAACAGACCCAGCTTCAGGCGCCAGTAGCGGTTGATGAGGAAGCGCTGTAGCTTTGGATTGGCACCGTGTGCTTCTACCAGTCTAGAGTCATTGGTCCAGTTACTTGGATTCGGGTGCCCTGCTTTTTCTAGCAGTGTGGTGATTTCTTTCAGGAGATCCAGATCGTCATTTTGACGAGGCGTCGTAAAAACATTGGTCACGAGGTCCATGATGAATGAAAGACTTTCTTTGGTAGAGATGAAAATGAATTAAGCTAGGAACTCAGACTTGATTGTGACTTTGTCGTCTTCAAGCCAATAAGGGTGGTAAGTATCTACCCGCATCTTGAGCATGTCCATGGTGGACAGGAACGGGATTGGATGGCGGTCGTTATTGACTGTCCACCAGCCACGTGTATTCAATAGAATATCCCACTTGTATCCTTTTGTGATCAGATCATCGTAGAGTTGTTTCGGAGTGCAAAGCAAATCATCGATGTGGTGCCAGAGATGTGTCATTTGACAAAGCTCTGAGGTGATGTTCAGTGCGCGCTGGAGCTGGGGTGTGTTGTCAATCTTGCTGCGCACAGAGGTACGCGAAAGCTTCACTCCTGGGAGCAAGTCCATCTCATAGTTTTGCAGCGTGCCATTGATACCAAAGCGCTCATTAGACTTCAGGTAATGGAACTCTGTCAGAGAAGGCAGTACCCCTTCTTGCTGGGAAACGATGTGTTGAAGTGCCATGCCAGTAGGACCATTCTTATTGCGAATGTTGACTAGCGTCACAACAATCAGATCCGTATCACCTTTGAGATTGTCATCTGAGTCCCGTGGGTATTCTGGACCCTTGGTGGTGTCATTGAACAAAGGAGTGGCATTCTGACACTGCCAGCAGTTTGATGTGAGGAACAAGAACTTGCTGGACACACCCTTGATGACATCACCGTTCTTCAAGAATTGCAATCGCTTCTCAGGAGCAGCACGCGTGTCCATTTGAATGGTCTTGCCAATGTGTGCAGTCATCAGCATGGGGTTGCATGCGTTGGCGATGTACTTAGGGACATCAGCCAGAAATCTTGTTTTGATCATGCCGCCTTTCATGAACAAGGTATTGGCACCAGAATCGCCCAGATCGTTCTCGTCTTGCATCTTGGCGGCAGACTCATCTTCAAACTCTGTGAGTGAATCTACTTCATCAAAAGTAGGGTAGATGATCTTCAGTGGTTTGTTGTCTTTGTCCAAGAACGGTGTGTCAAACATCAGTTTGGAAGCATTAGCGACTTTGGCTTTGAGCTGGTCTTTCTTTTTGTCATACCACTCACCAGCAAAGTAATTGGTCTTGTCACAGACACTCCAGACACCTTCACTGATGAGGTCCCGGTCTTTGAAAGCTGGGAAGGACTGTGAGAGTTGTACGAGTCGCGGTGTATTGATTGTGATCTCAGTGTCGTAAGTGCCCATGCGTGCGTGTGGGAACTTAGACGCAGCTGAGAGCATCATGTAATGCATTTCAGTGGATTTGAAGTTGTTGGCAATGCCGACGACTCCTGTGATGGCGCCAAGGCCACCATTGAGAATACTTTCACCGTACTTGCCTGTGAGAAACTTACCCGTTGGGATGTCCAGGAGTGCACCGATGTTGAAAGAGACACGGATACTGGGGACTTCTTCCATGGCCGGCATGAACGAAAAGAGTCCTGCAGGTGCAGCGGATTCTACTTTGAAAGAAGTCTTTTTGGTAGTAGGTTCTGACTTTATCATTTGAGCCTCATGCGACAAGTAGTGGGGATAAAAAAGGTTTACGCAGTCTACCTAAGTAGAGATCAGATGATCTTGCTTAGGTATAGTTTTTTCTTTTGTTTTGGTAGGGATTTATTTATCATGAAGCTTCAAATTGTATCGAATGATCCTTTGTCTGATCTTGGCAGGACGGTTCGGCTGGTGGGGTTGGAATCGTTCAGTTCAATGAACGTGGCTGGAATGTTCAAGGGACTGGTGAGCGAAGTCTACGAGACCTTCAAGTTCACTTCTGGGCTGACAGCAGTTGAGAAGATGGAACCTCTGCCTAAGGACCAGAGTAAGTTCTTGAAGATTCTCAGTGATGTTCCCTATACCAGTTTAGGTGAAGTCAAAGCGTATGCGCCTGAAGGTTTGAAGTGCACGTACTTGGAATTCCTAGAAGTATTGCTGGACGCCAGTGAATACGTGATGAATATTCAGAAGGAGCTGGTAACACCTTACGCTTTGTTCTTGGGCAGATTCATCTCGGACAAGAAGTTCTCTGCAGATGTGTTTGATGACAAGAAGTATCTAGAAGGTTTGGAGAACAAGCGTGAGGAGTTCTATAAGCGTTTTGGTGCTTGCTATGAGAAAGAGAGCTACACTGCTGTCACCAAGGTGAAGAAGGTGGTGGAGAGAAACGCTGATTGGCCGAAGGTGTTCATTCAGTTGAATCTGGTGATCAAGAATCTGGAAGCTGTGGACCGTGCAGTGTTGAAGAACCAGATCAAGCAGTGTACGGACTACATTGAGATTATTTTGAAAGAGTTCAGCAGTGAGACGGATAGAAAAGTCTCTCAGGAAGCTGCCTACAGGCTCTCTAACCACGCATACACGATTGGTCGTGAGTTAGAATTGTTCTCGACTACCTTCTACCGAGCACTCGCTCTGAAGGGCTGTATTGAGAACTCTATGGAAAGTGTGAAAGAAGCTTTGGGTTAATAAACGTCAGAAAAAGACTCCCGACTACTCTACATACCTTTTAGGGGTTGTAGAGTAGTCGGGAGTCTTGACAATTCAATTCACTTAATTCCTACATGTTTATACTCTTTAGAAGACAATCCGCGATCATCTTCATAAATAGCAGTCATCTCAGAGTTCTTGTGCCCTAATAAAGTCTGTATGTCAATGCCTTGTTCCTTGTACATGCGAGCGGATAGGCTCCTAACCTCATGTAAACTAGGCCACTCGTCAGCGGAGTAAGCACCCACTTCGCAAACTTCTCGAATACATTCAGCAAACCGAATAGAAAGTGAGGACTCTTCTAACTGTTCGCCATTTGTTTTCCTAAGTAGTGTAAATCCAACATTGCCAGCGTCTTTACATATTTCTATCACATCACCAAGCGACATGTCAATTGCGGCGAGTCTTAATGTAAGAGGGATAGAGATACGAGCACCATACCCCTTACCCGCTTGCTTTTGCTGTTCGATTAATAAACAACCACCCTTAACATCATCAAACTTCATCTTGACTAAATCACCACGACGTTGACCAGTCAACAAAGCCAATAAAAGCAAAGGTAATAACCATTTCTGACGACTACTCTTTGCAACCTCTCTCATCTGTTTCCATGTTTCAAATGACAGACGCTTTCTTTTGACTCTGTGCGTAGGAAGTTTAACATGTAAAGCTGGATTAGTTACCGCCCAATCATTCACAATGGCTTCATTATAAGCGTCTCTTAGTTCTGCTAAGACTCTTTGTGCAGTAGAAGTTTTATCAGGTAAGAACTCGGCTCTTATTTTAGAACTAATCTCGTGTGCTTTGAGATTAGTGATTGGGAGCATACCCCATAGTCTTCTGATGTGGTTGATGTTTGCTTTTCTATTCCTAAGTGTTTGTATTTTATAACCTTTCTCCAGAATCTGCTTTTCATGAATATTCAGCCATTCTGAGAGAGTTTTAATTGCTGGTGCTGGAGTAATCACAGGTTGTTGTATTTGGGCAACAACCTGCTCTACTGCTTGACTATTGGTAACAATGCCTACAGAACGTAGTGCAACTGCCATCAATTCAAACACTTGCGCTAGTTCTGAAGGAGTCATAGTTCAATACTTACCGGCAGGGGGGTGGGTCAGTATTGGTTCCCGGCGCCGCCTGCCGTTCCCAGCCGACGCCACGAGCCAACGGCGGTCCCGACGCATGCAAATGCGCC